ATTCCGTTTTCTGTAACCTTCATAAATGTATTCGACTTTGAAAACGACCACATATCTACACCATAAACTCTTTTCGTTCCATCACATGTATAACTGCTTTGACCTCGTTGATTTACTTGGAAATCACCATTAATTAATAAACTTTGTTTTTCTATGTTTTCAGCTTTCATTACTTTAAAACTCATAGATGCGCTAGATAGCGTTTAGTGATAGATTATATAATTCCAATTTTTCTAGCTCTAATATAACCGTTATAAGTTATAGAGTCATCATATACATAAGTTGCACATTTCACTGTTGCATTATCACTATTAACAGTAACAATTGCTCTATTAGTTACTCCTCCACCCGAAACACCAATTCCAATTGTTTTGTAATAATGCACCGTACAGTTATCTCCGTAGATATAACTATTAATTGCGTTATTGTTACTTATGTTTTGAGAAATAACAGTATCAACTTCATATACATATCCTTTTTCTAAAGACAATCTACATAATTCTATGACGTTATTTTTATTTCCTTTTGTTGATCCTGTTGTTTTCTGAACTTCTCCAAATTTTTTTAGCATGTCATATTTAACTGCCTTAAAACTCATAATCTATCACGGTGTCTAATGCTATCTAGCTTGACACCACCCTTCATTGAAAGAAGGACTACATTTGTCCTCCTTCCATTCGACATAAGAAGAGGTAACTTTGTACCCCCCCCCGCAAATTTCAGCGGTATAATCAAAAATTCCACTATTTAAAATCATAATAAAGTTCTCCTTTTATTTATTCTGTTTCTGTACTAACAAGACTATTCTCGCTAGTAATATTCGTTAAAACTGGTTTGCCAGCAGCAACCCATTCATCGTATGTACCAAATTCAACAAAACCGTTACCTTCAGAAAGAATGAATAGGGCAGATTTTTTAATTTCATCGAATTCTCCTTTTACAGCATGAACTGTAGGTACATTAACTGTACTGTCACTATCTAAAGAAGGTTCAGTAACAGCATTAATAGGACTTGTTTGAAATTTTTTTTGAATTGTTTTTTTACTCATTTTTGTCATCCTTTATATAATTTTGCTTTTATCTAATAATTTGCTGTTCATATCAACTTCTCCGCTAATTAGTTTCCAACCACTCCAAGTTTGATTAAAAATATTTCTCCACTTTGTGTATGGGAACGGATAAACCATGTCTATATCTACAATTGCGTGACCTTGTGATATGACATATTGTCTTTTTAAAGCTACAACAGTTCCGCTTTTTACAAAAAAGTTTTTTATTGTAGAAACATCAGGTGTTCTAATAGCTTCAATTTTACCGTTTGTTTCCCCGGTATTTTTATTTATATTAAGAGCATCCGTTGTAAGTGGAGCAAACTGATGCAGTCCTAAAACATCTTTAAAATCTTTATTTAAAAAATGGTAATCTTTCATAGCTTATTTGCTATCAGAAAAGAGGTTTACAATGGATACATTATTTGAAATTTCTCATTATGTCGTAAAGCGCCTGCAATCCATATATATAATTCTCCTGTTGCTTTTATGGAAATGTTTTGCACTTTGGAATTATCATCAGATGTTGCATAATAAATTGTTGAACCATGAATTTCGGTTACTGGTAAATATTTATCAGGAATAACTTTTTCTTCAAATTGATCTGTCCAATTTGCTTTAACAATACCAATAATAAAAACAAAGCCATTTTTAATAAAAGCTTCATCAATTCTCATATGCCCAGTTTCTTTCAATAACAGAGCATTATAAATATCCTTGCGTTCCATTGTTACTATTTTTGAATCTACATATTCTTTATTTGCAAAGTAATAGTCTTTCATAAAGACTATTTAGTGTCTTTGATGTGCTAATTTATTTTACCTTTAATGTTGACAATTAAGCTTTGCGCTTCTTGAATCATATTTCCATTTTCATCACTCAAAAATATTTTCAAATGATCTCTTGCAGTTGCAATAGTATATATTACTGCAACATGATTATTATAAAATGGTGCAATTGAAATATTAGTAATATCAGGTTCATTATTCTCTTTGATTTTATCTGGATAATAGAATTCAGCTTCATGTGTTGCTTCTTTTTTAAATATCCATCCCCAACATTCAAACTCTCCATTTGCCCATATTTTATAATTAGTTCCTTCTTCGATAGGAGCATTTTGAAAGTAGAAATCTTTCATAACACATCACTTCCCGTGGACACTAAATAGCGTCCACCTCTTTTCTTTTTGTAGAGGATACTACCTCTAGATAGCATCCTCCTTTCGTTCGATTGAGAGTTTGTCCCCCCCCCGCAAATTTCAGCAGGGAAGGAGATAGTAAATAAATTACTCATATTCTTAACCTCCTATTTTGATTTATTAAAATCTATATATCTTTCGTAATCACCACAATGAGTGATTCCGTTTGATTCTTCTAATATAAAAATACAGCTATTTAAAATAGTATCTAAAGCTAATCCATCAGAGGTATAAACTTGATCAGATGTTGTTTCAACCATTACAGCATTACCTTTGGCATCAAGAATTTGAACTTTGACTTTATTAGTTGCACTATCTCTAGTTGTATTCATCTTTAATTTAGCTTGTGCTTTATCGTCGATGGTGATTTCAGTATGTTTTTGTTCTACTTCTTCCCAGCCTGTTGGGATTGGTAAATCACTTTCCCATTCAACTATTGAACCAACGGGTAGGGTGTCCCCTGAAGTTACACCACTTGTTTCAAGAGTTTTTACACGTTGATCAATTGTTTCAATACGTTTAATATCCGTTTCTTCGATCAAAGACTTTCCATCTTCTTTATCTACTTTTGAATCCATTAATTCATTTGATAAATTTCTTAAATCTGTTTTTGCTTGAGTGATAGTATCGTCAGTTCGTTTTTCAAAATTAGATATGTCTTGCTCGATAGTTTTTTGAGAGCTTTTAATAAATTCAACTGAATCATTATGTAGTTTCGTCATTTCTTCACTTTGTTTAGTAAATTCTTCTAACTTTCCAGCATAATTTCTTTCAAAATAATTATTCATTTCAGTATGAACATATTCAATCCATACCTCTTCATCATCAGGAAGTGTTGTATCAGTATCACCAATTGATTTTCTTATAAGATATTCAACAATTCCAAGGTGAATAATTTCATTTTCATTGCCAGCCAACGAAAATGACAATCTTAATTTCCCATTTCTTTTAAAGAAAATAGGAGATAGATTAACGCAATCGTTTTCATCAATTACTAAAGTTACATCTTCAGATTCTAATAATGATTCTTGTGGTAAACGTGCATAGCCTTGTAATGTCCAATTAGAATACTCATCATCTCTTACAAATTGGATTTTTTGATTCGCACTATATTGAAAAGGAATGTTGTTGGTTTCAATTGATAAATCTAATCCATTTTGTATAATTTTTGAAATTATCATTGTCTACCTCCTTTTTTATAAAATTTTCCATATAAAAAAGCCCTAGAAATCCGAATGTTTCAAGGGCAATATATTTTCTAAAATTACAATTTTATTCAGTTTTATTCTCTTGATTAATTTCTTTTTGTTTCTTTTCTTCAAATTGTTTTTGTTCATCTTTAATAACTTTTTCAGAAACAATTTTTAATTCATAATCAATATTTTCAACAATCAATGAAATAATAGTAGAAGGGACACCTTGTCGTAAGTAGGTATTCACTATATCCGTCAAGTAATTTTTTATTTCATTTGTAATTGTATTAATTCCTTTTTGTTCCATTTAATTCTCCTTGTTAATCATTTGTGATAAAACATTTACTTCAGCTTCCAATGTTTTGATTCTTTCTTCTTGTTGTTTATTTACAAAGATGTGTAATGCGTGTAAGCTATTGTAGTTTATAACATAATAATAATCCGTACCTAAAATTTTCTTTTGCTCTATGTTATCAGTCTTAATTTTATTAACCAAATCATAATTTTCATAATTTAAGTTAAAGGAATCAAACGTTTTTATAACATCTTGTGCAATTAACCCAAGTGACATCCCATTATTTTCAATCAAGGATTCTTTTTTGTAATTATATTTTTTAGGCAATAAGTCCATATAGGCTTCGTAGACCTTATTATCTAATGACGAAATATTAGTTTTTAATCTTTCATCTGAGGTAGTAGAACTTGTAATTTGTTTACCAGCTACATATAGCTCATCACATTTAACAGAATATGCACTAACCGTTTCATCAGCCATTACTGCTCCAATAGTTAAAGTCCAAGGTGTAAGACTTCCAACAACATCATCCGCATCCTTGTTATCGGCTGTCAAAGACCATTCCATGATGGTAAAATCTTTTGCCATTGCAGGATAGCTAACTGAAAGTGTTGCTTGAGGGAATCCACTTACTTTTCCTTTTCTAATATACTTTAAACTATTTTCCGTTATTGTCATTCCACCAATAGTTCCACTTGTAGAAGTGATTTTTCCAGTAAATTCTCCATTTTTTGCTGAAACAGTTCCATCAGTATTTATTTTGAAATTATTATTTGCAGTAACTACACCATTCAAATTGATATGTTTTGCATTTATTTGTACAGTATCAGCGGTTTGATTTATTAATGACGCAATTTTCTCGCCCGTATAATCAGTTTTTTCAACCTTACTTGTTAAGTTAGGCGAATTAATTAAAACATTTCCGTTTTCATCAACATATAATAATTTACTTATATTTCCATTCTCATCTTGCTTACTAATATTAAATAAATTCGTACTATATTTACCATTAACTGGTTTTGCTAAAATACTTAAACCATTGTCATCGAATGAAAGTTTATTATATCCACTTTCGCTATATAATTTTAAATTTTGTCCTAAAAGTAATTGTCCAACGATTGTTTCCGCATTAATACCATATGAAATTTTTGGTTCATTTGTTTCAGGATCAATGTATCTAAATTTACCAACCGCTGTCTTAACTGTTCTCCAGTTATCATCTGTTACTGCAATTGTCGAATTAGTTACTTTTAATTGAGTAGGTTCATAGCCATCAGTAATCTCATCGAAACTTCTAACTAATAATCCATTTTTATCATAAACAACATTTTGCGTATTAGCATCATTAATTAATTTTGCATTAGAATTCAAGCCATTGGTAAACCATGATTTGACTAAATTAGCATTACTATTCGCATCTTCCATTTGAGTCTGCGTATAAGAATAAGAACCAATAACTGATTTTGCACTTTTTAATGTATTTTCTACTTCGCTTAAACAATTATTTTTTTGTCTCATTGAAGTGAACTCAACACCACATTTGTTAAAATCATTATCATCAATTTGAATACTATTAAGTCTTAATTTATATAACACACCATCACATTTTGCTCTAATCCAATTTCCTACTTTAAATTTATCAAGTAATCCTTGAAATTCTTCTTTTAAGAAAATGTTTTTTAAAGAAATAGTCACGGTTATTTGAGGTGTACCAGCTTTTACTGATTCCATTTTGGCAACTTTGATGAATTTGTTTGCTTGTTTAATTAAAGTTGCATTATCATAATTTGTACTAATATAGTTTTGATTTTCATATGTACTTTCTCTTCTATATGAGCAAAAAGTATTCCAATCATTACCTAAATAATTTTTCAAGTTTAAAGTATTTTGAATTGTAATACGTGCTCCTTCAATAAAATCACTTAAGGAGGTTAATTTATCAATCTCATGTTTTCTTAAATCTAATTCATTTTCTAATGCCAGTGAACGATTATAATATGGTAAATAAATTTCATTATAAAAATCAGCACTTGGACTAGCCTGGTCGGCTTCAATGAGCACATCTAATGCACCTTTATAAGCATCATAAAAAGAAGTCAAACGATTTAACGAATAATATTTAATTGCTTCTTTAAATTGAATATCTTGTTCGGTGTATTTAATACTAATTACATCATATACTCCACCAATTGAATCATTTTCTGAAACTAATTTTTTTCTTAATTTTTGATCCAAAAAGTCTGCATAAGCATCGGTAATTTGAATTCTCAATCCTTCGGTAGTAGCATTATCCTCTTCATCTTTATAACTTTGAAGAGTAATTGTACCTTCCCAAATACCATAGTGTGTACCTTTTTCTACATCTAAATCACCAACATAATCCCATGATTTAGTAGTGATACTTATTTTATAATTATTATACAAATAAACTTTACAAAATAATTTTAATGAAGTTTCAACAGTTGCACTTGAAATAACGGTAATATTACCACTTTTAGTAGTATTTGTAATTAATTTTTCTACAGCCATAGGGGATAGATTGCTTTCAGTAAGATTTGCTATATCTTCTTTAGCTGTTTTCACTTCTTTTTTAATTATTGGCATTAATGAACTTTCTAAATATAAATTCATATCAACTACGTCATAATACAATGAAATTAATTGTTGATAACCAGTTAAATCATCATTAATTTTACTAAATGAATTAGCCGTCAAAACCTTTTCATCGTCATCGTTGTATTTATATTGACTATATTTACTATCATTATATTTATCAACTAGTTCATTATAATTTTCTTTAACGCCCTCATCTTCAAAAGCAATACGATAATTATCGTTATATTCTTTAAGTAACACATCGTATTCTTTTATTTTATTAGAAAGAGATAAGGGCATTGAATTTAATGTTTCTTCATTAAAATAATACAAATAATCACTACCGTTAGGGTTCAATGACCTAACAGTATTTGTAAATAGCTGGTCTCCAGCTTTTAATTTTAATGTATTAAATACATTGTCTGTATCTCTTTCAATTGTAATATCTGTAGCTAAATTATACGTATCAATAAATACACCGGTATCTTCGCCATAAGGTTTGACAATATTTGTACTATCACATTTAGGGCAAGATCCTTCATATTCTTCTCTGTACCCACAATCTTCACAATAAGTCAATAAATCATAAACATAAATTTCTCTTTTTGTCGAATCAAATTTAAAAATACATTTAATTTCTTCGGCAATTTCATTAAAAGCATCATAAATATTTTTACTATCAAATGAAAATGAACGTTGAATATTTGCAATTGATTTGTCCACATGAACAATCCTATAATGTGGTGCTTTCTGCATAATTCTATGCAGGATTGAATTTTTAGTATCGTTACCTTTATATAACACAGATGGAATTGTATAATCATCTCTAGCAATATCATCTTTTGTATTGATTTCAATATCATAAAGCATAATTCCACTTAATTCAGCTTCACATAAAGATGTTAATGTCAAAGTTTTCTTAATTACATTACTTGATTCATTTTCTGAACATTTAATTTCATAATATTCATTCTTTTCTTTAATATAAACTACTGCAAAATCTATAATGTCATCCCAACGAGTACACTCATTATTATTTAAGGATTTATATACTGTGCAGCTACCTTCATTAGCTGAATTGTCATTATCATTAAATGTGAATTCCCTTGCGTTTTGTATTTCACAAATTTTATCTAGTTTTTTATTAGATAAAATAAGATGATAGAATTCTGGCATTAACATTATAAGAATCCTACCTTTCTAACTTCATTTAAAACAATCCTTACTTTACAAGGAATAGAAAAAGTGAGTACATTAACATTGTTGTATCCGCTTTTAAGTAATTTTAAATAATTATAATTAAAATCGTTATATACATCATGATGACTATCGGTTTCAATAATACGATGTTCACAATCAATCTTAATTACTTCATTAGCTATACAATTTTTAACTTCTAATACGTCTTTGTCTAGAGAATTTTCAATTGATAAATTACCATCGGATTTTGGAATAATTTCTAATAAAGTAGGATAGACTGGTTTAACTTCATCACTATTATTCAAAATTTCACCACTTAATTTATCATCAGTTAAATCAAAAGCGTATAATAAATCATCTGATAATGCGTATGGGTATCTTGAAGTAAATGTTAATTCAAAACCAACAACCCTTTTATTGTTTTTAACTGGCTGAATACTTGTAAATCCACCTTCAAAAAATGTATCTTCAAAATATTCACCAGATAATATCAATCTTCCATATTCTCTGATATCTAACCAATTATAAATTTCTCTAATTTCATCTCTCGTAAAATAATCATTTGTATTATTACAATTAACCTTACAAAAAGATAACTTACCTTCTAACGTCTTATCATACGTCGCATATGTGAGATCAAAACTATCATTACTGTTATTTTGAACCGTGTTAAATGTGATAGTAGGGTAATCACTTGTCTCGACATTACCAAGTTTATCAAAATAACATAACATACAGCCAAATTCCGTTAATTCTTTACCATTAAAAGTAAAATTATAATTATTCAATATCTATCACATCCTTCCTAACAATAATCATCTTTTTCTTATTTTTTTAATTAGTCGTTTATAATTATTTTTTTGTTCTTTTTTTAAATCTTTCATATCATTAAGAGCAGTCGTATATTGCTCTCTTAATTTGTTAATTTCTTCAATAGAAGAATTAAATTCACGTAATTTATTTTCACAATCAGCAACCATCTTGTCGGTTTCAACTAACAACATTTCTTTGCTTAATCGTGCTAAATCTAATTCATCTTTTGTTTTATTTAACTCTTTTTTTAGTGAGGCAATTTCTTTATCCTTTTCCTCTAATTTCAGTTTTAATAATTCTTCCTTGCTTTTTCTCATATTTTCTCCAAAAATAGAAAGAAATTTTTCCCTAGATTTCCGTTGCTTTCAAATGAGAAAAATTTCTTAAAATCTACATTTTATTTAAAAAAGTAGAAGGAGATTAATCCTTCTACTTAAATCTTAATCTATTAAGACTATTTTTATTATTGATGTTACTATCAAGCATAACTGCAATAGCCTTATTAAAACTATTATCTTTAACAAGAGCCTCTTTGAATTCTTGATAATTCTTAACATTAGGCAATGTTACATTAAATTGTCCAACTTCAACGTTTGAAGAACCTGTATTAGCTAATACACCATTAAGAGTAGGGAGAGTGTCAATTAACTTATCCCATTCAGGAACACGGTTTAAAGGAATAATCTTTTCACCCTGTTTGAATGTGTTAATTGCTAATGAGTCATCTCCATTGCTTTTAATAACTGATTTTAAAGCACCAACTTCACCACCTTGAGCAAATCCAAAGATAGATCGTACTTGTGATAATAGCCAAGTATTTTGTGAGGATGAGCCAGTATAAGCACCACTTCCACCCAAAGCAGAATAGTATTGAGAACGTTTTCCAAAACTAGAATCGACATCAACATATTTCAATCCATCGACGATTGAATTTCGGATATTAAGGCGGTTTTTCGGAAAACTGTCGGATTTATATGTAAAAATACTTCTTCTATCGTTTTGTTGTTGCTGTGCTTGAGCTTGTTGTTGTGCTCTTTGTGCAGCAGCTTGAGCTTCAGCAGCTTTCCTTGCTGCTTCTTCTTGTTGTTTACGTTTAGCTTCTTCAGCAGCTCGACGCTCTGCTTCTTCTTTTGCACGTTGTTCAGCGGCTTTTCTATCAGCTTCAGCTTTAGCTTGACTATATAAAAATTCTACACCAGTTCTAATACCGTCAACTGCTGTTTGTAATGTAGTCATTCTGTTCCCAATTTCAGTAGTAATCATGTTTGTGTTACCACTAAAAATCGTACTAAAAGCATTACTTAACTCATAACAATTGTTTTGTGCAGCAGTGGTAATAGTTTCACTAATTGAAGAACTGTTTGAATTAATATCGGAAATAACTTGTTCAAACATTGCATCAAAGTTATCCATTCTTTGATTAATCCAATCTTCAAATTCAGTAGCCATATTATCAAGCATCGCTTGTTGGTCGCTAATATATTTATCATATTCAGTTTGATCTAGTTCATCTTTTGCATCTTGTAAATCAGATTTAATTGATTGAATATTCTTTAATGATTCTTCGCTATCATCACCAGAGTAAGCATTTAATTGTTTTTGTAAAGTTGAAATATTTTTCGTCTTTTCTTCGATTTGTTTTTCATAATCATACAAATCTTTTTGTTCTGACAATAAATCTTTACGTTTATCAATTAATTCTTTTAAAGCATCTAATTGAGATTGATAACCGTTTTTAATTAAATCTTTAATTGCTTGTTTTTCTTCGTTAGCATTAAGGATAAATTCTCTTTGAGATTTAACTAATTCATTGCGTCTATCTAGATAATCTTTATTGAGGCTGTCATTTCTAAACTCATTGTCTAATTCTTTAATAGCTTTTGCATAGTCATTGGCTTGAATTTTATATGTATTATATGCAACACCATGTAAACCAAGCATTGCATCACCGTATTTAGTATTCTTGCCAGTATCACTATTATAGAGTTCTTCGTTATCAAATAAATCCTCAAAGAATTTAACTTCTTCAGTTATTTTAGAAATCTCATCTTCAAAATAATCAAATTTATCCCATTTAATTTGCCTGATATTATTTTTAAATTCTTCTAAAGTATTATTAGCTTCTTCTAAAGACTGTTGAACTTCATGAATTGAATTAGACATTTCATAAAATTTTTCACTATAAGCAGCTATTTGACCACTGTCTAAAGCTTTATTTAAAGAGTCAATTAAGGCTTTTTCTTGTGATTTCATATTCTCAATATTTTTCTTTTGATAAGAAATCATTGCTTGATAATACGATTCACTTGCCATTCGTCCTTTAGTTTCAGCCAATGTTTTGCTTTTATCTAATTGATCAATAAAAGATTGATAATATTCTATCTGTTTTTCATATTTAGTAGATACATTTTCAAATATCTTTTCATATGTTTCAGAAATAGCTTTTTCAGTTTCAACTAATTGATTTCTCAAATCGGATAGGGTAGATGCCATTTCTTGATAAGCTTCAGAATAAGAATTTACATAACCACTATTAATCGCTTCTTGAATTTTTTTTTCAAGAGCCTCAATCTCGTTAGTTAATTCAACAGATTTTGAAGAATATAAACTAATTTGACTAGTTAAATAATCACTATTGAAACCGCTAGATTTATATTTAGATAACTCGAATCTACTTTCTAAATTAGTAATACTATCATCTAGTTGTTTAATTCTATTTTCAAATTCTTTAGCAATATTATCAAATGCTTTCTTATATGTATCACCAATAGATTCTTTGATTTCAAGAACTTTATCCTGACAATCCATAGCTTTATCATAAAGATCTTTATATTGACTAACAGCATTTTTTAAATTTTCATCAGTAATTGTTTCAATATTCCAATTACCACCACGTACTAATTGTTTATATCTTTCGTCTAATTGTACAGCATTTGCTGCCGATATATAAGAATTATAGCCTGATTGATAAAAACTTAATTGAGAGTTCAATTGAGCTATCTCATTATAAATATCTGAATTTCTATTTGACCAGTTATTATATACATTATCAACCGCTTGCTGTACTCTTTTAACCGCTTTGTCAACAGCATTTAGGGCACGTTCAATCCAATCAAGATTTTCTTCTGTTTTGTCAGCTGTTGAACTAGAACTTGAAGAACTAGAACTCGAAGAACTAGAAGATTTTGTTGAACTAGATTTTGAAGATGGTGATTTTTTCTTTTTACTTGAAGAGGTTCCAGATGATTTCTTTAAAAAACTTCCGCCACCATAAGTTCCTATGGATTTAACTGCGTTTACGGCTGAAGATATTGCGGTTTTTGTTCCTTTTTTATAAGCAGTACCATTTAAAAACGATTGACCATAAGAATCTATAAAACCTTTATCTAATAATTTCTCTGTTTGATCGTTATTAAATATTACATCGCCAGGTCTTACATTGATAAATTCAGCTCCATTATCACCAACAGTTTCCCATTTTCCTGTTGAACCATGAACCCAGAGTTCACGACCGATTTCACCTGATAATGCACGACCACCTCGTTTAGCGCCCCAATTACCAGTAGAGTAGGCTGTTCCCCCGACATGAGCAGTACCATTTAAACCACCAACACCGTTTTTGCCTTTGTTAGATGATTTTTTACTCTTGCTAGAAGTTGATTTACTACTACTTGACTTACTACTCTTACTAGATGATGCTTTACCAGTAGATAGGCTAATTCCAGCGCCAGTAGCCGATTGAATATTTTTTTGTAATGTTGATAATTTAGAAGAAACTTTATCACTTAATTCCGCAGTAATTGTAAATGATTTATTTTTTAATTCTTTGCTTAAATCATGTAAGGATTTAACATCATTAGTTCCTTTAGTTTTAGAAGTAATTAAAATATTTTTATTCTTTACGCCTTTTTCGGCATTTTTTAATTCATTTACCTTATCAATGCCTTTGGTTTTAGAAGTAATTTTAACATCTTTGTTTTTAATACCTTTTTCAGTGTCTTTTAATTCTTTTACCTTCTCAGTACCTTTAGTTTTAGCACTAACAGCAATATCTTTATTACCTAATGGTTTAAACCATTTTTGTAAATCTTTGACTTTATCAGCACCAGATGTATCTACTTTAACTTTAACATCTTTATCTTCTAATTTATTTAAACCATCGCCTAAATGAGCTAAATCTTCAGCACCACTAGCATCTACTTTAGCTTTAATAACGGTAACTTTATCTTTTTCTTTTGATTTTTTGACGTTAACGTTCCCAGAATCGAGTTTTTTCTTTAATTCAGATTCACTTAAAGCATTTCCATTTGAATCAGCAAATCCTAAATCAACCTTTATTGAAGGTTTAATTTTTTCAATCTTCTTTAAAGTTTCCTCAAGTTTCTTTTCGGATTCAGTAGTGTCAATATTTAATGATTTGTTCAAATCAATTTGATCTTTTTGAGAAGTATATTGTTGAACTAGCTTTATAGCGCTTGCCCAATCTTTTTGTAACCCAGAAGTATCAATCGACATATAAGCAGGCGCTGTTAAACTTTGCTTTTGTTTTATTAGATATTCAAGAAGAGTTTTTAAGTTATTATAGTCTTTGATTTCAGGTGCTGTTAAACTATCTTTTCTATTGTCTAGTTCATCAAATTTTGCTTTAACAGTATTGATTTGTTCATCAACGTTATCTTTGTTGACTTTTAAATTAACATCAAATTCAGAACCTAAACTTTGTTGTAACGCTTCTTTTGCTGATTTTGCATCGTCTTTTAATTCTTCAATAGTTTTAGTGGCATTTTCAGAATCAATATGAATTTCAAATCCTTGATCTCTTAATTTCTTTAGAATTTGTTCAACACTTTCAACGTTAATACCTAATTTATCTGCAACGTCTTTATCGCTTGTAAAATTGATTTCCCAATTTCCATCTTTATTTATATGAGCCCATTCTTTATTGGCTTTTTGAACATCTTTTAAGAAGTTTTCTGTTCCTTCAGTACCTTCTTTAAAATAACGTTTAATTTTAGGCAAACCAGTTTCATAAGCTTTAACAACTTCTTCAACACTTGCGGTTGATAAGTCTTTATTGGTCATTAATTGTGCTGATGTTCTAAATTTTTCAGTTCCAACATCACCATTATCATAAAGCTTTTTAATGTCATCTAACTTACTTACAAGAGTGTCATAAACATCTCCATCTTCAGTACCCGACATAGCTGATTCCCATTGACCATAAGCAGAAGTTAATCCATCATATTGAGCGGATAATTCTCTTACTTGTTCGATTTGTTGTGATAGGGTGGTTTGTTGTTCAATTAATGTTCCACGTTTCTTTTCATCAGTGCATTTTTTAATTGATACAGTTACAGAATTGTATTGATCAACTAATTTTTGTAATTCTTCAGCATATTGCAATTTTTGTGTTGCAACATATTCTTTAGTTAATTCTCTTAATTGAGTCTTATTTAAACTAATCCCATTGGCAGTTCTTTCAAAAAGAGTAGAAGGGTTATAGCCTTTTAAACTACCGAACATTGTTTTAAGATTTGTTAAAGAATCACTAGATAAACCAGTAGAAGAATTTGCTTCTTTTAAAGCAGTATTGAAATCCTTCATTACATCTTCAGAACTTTTTACCGCTTGTGTAAGACTATTAATTTTTTCTTCTTGGTTTTTAATCCAGTCATTAGTGTCTTTTGGTTTAACCATTGCGTTGATTTCGTTTCTAAAATCTTCTACACTAATTTTTGCATCATCTAAATATTTTTTTAATTTTGGATATTGTTTTAAATCTAAATCTTTTAGCTGTCCAGCTTTCGCTAGTTTTTTTAATTTTTTTTCAGTTAACTCAATATCTTTTTTATCTAATATTTCAGATATTTTTACAGCTTTATATTCAGAAGGTTTAAAAGTAGAATAAATATAATCATAAGTGTCTTTCATCGATTCATAATCTTTTTTTATAGATTTTTCATCAGAAGTTAATTTACTTTTATCCTTTTTACTTATTTTTTTATAAGCATCCTGCATACTTAACATACCTTCGTTAAGTTCTTTTAAATTAGTGTTTAAGTAATCTTTTGCTTTTTTTACATTATCTACAGTGCTTTGAGAAGCCTTTTCACCTTGTTTTTCTAATTCTTTACTTTCGCTTGTAAAAATAGCTAAAGATTTTTGATAGTCATTTTTATCCCAACTATTATCAGATACAGTTGTGTCCATAGCATTAGCGGTATAAGTATCTGTTAATTTACCTGAAAACCCCTTATACTTTCCATTTACTGAAAACTTATTTTTTAAAGCTTTCGCAGTTTTTAGTGCTGCGTCTGTTGATTCAGTTTCTTTTTCGTTTTTTAAAAGCTCTTTTTGTTGTTTTAATAATTCGTTTGCTTGCTCTAGATTTTCAATTTCAGCTTTATCGGTATAAGTTAATTTACCTTGTGCTTTAATTTCTTTAATTCTGTTATTGTTCTCTTTTAATTGTGTATTAACATCTTCTAATTTGTTAGCAGTTTCTTGATATTTATTTACAGCATCACTAGCATCTTCATCCAAATACTTTTGTCTGTTTACAACATGATCAAACGCAGTAAACATGAGGTTTAAAGCTTGCATTGCAAGATACATTGCACCAGCAGTGACTAATGCTTTACCAATACTTGCCGCAAAACCTTTAATAGCAGTACCAGCACCACTGAATCCACCAATTGAGCTTTTGATATTAGAAGTTAGAGAACTTTGTGTCTTTGCCATATCTTTGGCGGTTGCATTAGCGCCTTTTAAATTATCAATATATTTTTTTAATGCTTCATCATTTTTAGTAAAGACGCTTATATCTTCACCGTTATTATGTTTCTCAAATATGTCACCATATTGTTTTTGGATTTCGTCTATACGTGATGAACCACTTGCTCTTAAAGAACTTTCTTCTTTAATTTTTTTAATTTCGTCAATGATATTAAAACCTTTAGAATTAGCAAATAATCCTGCAGCTAATGAAATACCGCCCGTACTTCCTAATACTTCAGTTAATTTATCAATGATTTCTAATAATTTTGTTAGTGCATCCACACCAGTTTTAATAGCATCGCTATCAATTAAATTTTGCCAGATACCAACTGAAGTTTCTTTTAAAGCATTTAACTTATAAGAAATACCTTGTTGAGCTTTAGCAAATTCTTGTTCAGCCGAACCAGCAGAATCTCCCATCATTTGTATAGCTTTTTGAGCTTGCGAGAAGTTACTGATGATTGCAGCACCAACGTTCGCTTGTCTCTTGCCAAACAAGTTTTCAAGCGTTCCAGCTTTTTGTTTATCTGTTAATTTATCCCAAACCTTTGAAATATCTTCTAATACTTTATAAGTTGATTTATATGTATCAGCATCGTCCATAACACTAACACCAGATAGTTCATAAACGTTACCTTTAACTTCTTCGAGAGTAGCATCATAAGCTTGGGTTTCTTCATCCATTCAATTATGTTCATTATGAATCGTAAATTCATAATATGTTTAATTTATGATAATTTTAATTCCTTTTCTAATATTTCCTTATAATTTCCATTTTTAAATGAATAATATGGTAATCTTAATAATTTTATATTATTATTTTTAGCATATTCATCTTTTATAGTATCTCTAATAATTAGTTCTTCATAATTTTTATTTGCTTGCTCTTCTGATATGCCCCCAAAAGTGCAAGGTTTAAAATGTTGCTCTCCATCTACTTCAACTAATAAGAATAATTTATCTTTTTTAAATAACGCAAAATCAAATCGTAACTTATGCTTATACAAACAATCATTAAATGTATATTCTTTAATGTATTTGATATTTTTATTATTTAAAAGATTTTCAATTTTTTCTTCATTTCGTGAAATTGATTTTCCGCATTTATCACAAGTGTTTTTCCCAGCTAGAAATCCAATCAAGCTTGTTTGAAAATCATTACCACAATTGCACTTAAAACTCATTTTATGTTCCGAATCGATATAATCTTTTGTTAAAATTTTACAAGATAAATCATTTCTTGTAATATAATTTTTAATATTTTTAATAGTAAAATGATTACTAACGCTAAATTTTGGCAATGATAAATTTGATTTGATATTTCTATAAGATGATACATATAAATAATTTTCTTCATCTTTACATATCATCTTGGTATCACAATTTTTATATATTCTATCAACTAATTGATAACCTTTATTTTGAAATTCAAATTCAACATCTTTATATTTAATCTTCTTTCCATATTCAAGTGAACCTAATTTGCTTAATTTTTTAAGGCAATTTTGACAATATATTTTATTATTTTTTATAATTCGATGTATTTGTTTCTCTTGAAAAACATTGCCACACTTTCCACATTTAATTTCTATAGGTGAGCCATTATAAAACTTCGATAATACTTGTGTGTTTGAATTATTCAAATCATAAAAATGTTGTAAATTCTCTATGCAAAAAGGATTATCTTTTGCTATGATTTTTGGTTTATTACCTCTATATAATAAATTATCAAGTTGTTTGTAGAATTTATAGCCATTACTATCAATTAAAACATATTTATTTTTTATAATAGTATATTTTTGATTAAATAATTTTAAATCTAAGTTTTGTAGTTTGTCTACAATCTCTTTTTCTGTTAATTTATTATTTTTCATATTTTCATTTTTATCATAAATTACATCTCACATTGTTAATGTGATGTTCTGACTATTTCTTCATCCTTCCTAAAAATAGGGTAGGAGTATACCTTTTCCATTTAAAGGGTTTTCACCTATGTCATTGGTATTCTAAAATACCTACTTACACCGTACTTCTATTGCTTCAATTATTCGTGATTTCCGCACTTATTCTTATTATTGAAGCCCCTCACGGGGAATAGTCGATGAACGTTTACCCTCGACTTAACTATCATATGCTCTATGAATAACGTTAGGGTACTTCGCTGCAAAAACTTACATTGTATAAACACTTAGGGTTTTGTCCATATGTCATCCTTACAATTTTTTCTACTTTCGTAACCGTCACGCTTATTATTTCTAATTACGTTGTGGTTTGTAAGACTTTAGTTATTTACTTGCAATTAAATATATTTCCACCTCATATCTCTATAAGGCTAGGGCAATGAATACGTTTGCCCTGATACGCATAGAAATTGTCTTTAATGCTGTCACTCTGTTACTTTCATCTATAATAGATTACTAACCATATAAAATATGGCGATTAGGCATTTCTACCTAATTCTCATGTTTCATTATTAAGTTATATCATGAGGTCGGACTGGATCTTTACATTATTCCTAATGATAAATAGCGAAACTCTATATATTACTATATAAAGTATTACAGTCTCTACGGATACCTAAAATTAGGTCTTTCCTCGGTCTTTTCCTCTTCAGGACACTTAACCGATATAGCTATTTTTTGCATCGGCACATTATATGTGACTACCGATAGATGCTGGGTCTTGGACAATTTCGTTCCTATATGTTAAATGAGTATCGCAAATACCCATCAAAGTATTTAAACTTTCTTTGATTCATCATCAAACGAGCAGATCATTTCTCCACCCTCTCTAAAATAGAGTAGGGGTATACCTTTTCAATTTAAGGGGATTTCACCCACACCATCAACTTGTGCCTTACTTCTGTAATATTATCTATTCAGGATTTCCACCTTTATTCTTTTGATAATATCCCTTATTATCGGGGAATGACCGTTGAACGTTTACCCTCGACTTAACTATCATATGATCTATGAATTACGTTAGGGCACTTCGCTGCATGATCTAGCATTGTAGCATCTTCACGTTTTCAAACCTTCATAATATGATTTCTCTATTATTGTGGTGTGAAGCTTTAGCTTTTACCTGCAATTAAATATAAACTATATATGTATTTCTACATATTCTGGCAATAAGTCTACCAGCTACACCTAAAGCGATATTTTCGTCTAAGGTGTTATTTGCGGCTGCCATTGCAGCACTTGAACGTTTTAAAATTTCGGCAATTCCGTTATTATCTATTGGGAAATTATTTCCAATTTGATTGATTTTACTACTAATCTCGTCTCTTACATTATCCGCATCTATTTTGTATGCGTTCATAGTAGAGACTAATGTTTCGGTTGCTTTATCAATATCCATTTCAGGTGAAATGGTACTTAAAATTGATGATTCTTTGGCTAAATTTATAGCGTCTTGCATAGCATCTTTTTGTTACTCTTTTTACGTAAAATAAAAAGGGATAGGTCATTTCTGCCTATCTCTGCAATTTTATTATTAAGTTATTTTTGCAGAACAGATCATACCATCATCTTAAATTAATGAGATGTCAACATACGTCTAATAATTACTTATTAAACTGTGATCGTTACGGGATCTAAAATATTCATTATTTCTTTTTCTAATTTTTGTTTACTTCTTAATTTATAACTAATTTCTAATAAAAAAATACCGTGATTTTCACAGTATTTTTTCTTGGTTTTATCGTTTTGTTTTCGTCTTTCAAAACCTTCTAAACCGCCAAACCTATCAAACGGTTCATAATGTTGTTGACCTTGACATTCTATACATATATTATGTTTTGGTAAATAAAAATCAAATGGTAATGGGAAATGATTGCGACAATCTGTAAACCTATATTCAGAATAAAATTCTATATTATGTTCTTTTAAAATTTCTTCTGTCCATTCTTCATATTTACTACGATTGTTACAACCACAACTTCTTGTTTTGCCACATTTTAAACGTGATGAGGTTGTTTCCATTAAATTACCACAGTCACATTCGCATTGCCAAATAACACGACCTTGTTTATTTGTTCCTATACGTTTTATTGCAGTTAAATGTCCAAATTTTTGTCCTTCTAATTTTAAACCGTGCTGTCTAGTGTAACGTGACGTTTTTTCACCACATCCACATGATTTTGACGCACCACGTAAAATAGAATAAACACTAATTATTTTTACATTACCACAATCACATGTACATTCAACATATGTGTGACTTCTATTATTTACCTTATGTGAATATAAAATTTTATTTATTGTTAATTTGCCAAATTTTTGACCAATTAAATAATCGTAATTCTTTGCTTTTGCCATATACTCCTTATATTGAATTTGAATATTTTAGTCTTACCCTCGGTATTGTCCTCTTCAGGAGTTTCACCGATTTGAGTTGATTTTCACTTTTATATCACTATAAAAGGGGACGAAAGTCATCCAAGTTGCCCCCAAGCAGCGGTTTGGCTAATTACTTCTTGGGTTGTTGCACCTAAATCTTTTGCTATATCATTAGCTTGATAATAAAAATTCTTATAAGCATCTGTTGTTTCATCGGTAACTTTTTTTAATTCAACCATTGCATCATCTAATGCAACAAGCTCACTAAAACCTTGTTTGACTTGACTAACACCAGTCATAATTAACGATGTGACTGAAAATAATTGTGATAAATTACCAAAAGAACTTTTTAATTGATCACCGAATGACTTGCCACTTAATCCTGCGGCATCAATTTGTGCTTTTAACTGCTTAAATTGCATATTAGCGGCATTGTATTCGCTAGGATTTGTTGCGGCTTTCATTTTGGTTCTTACATCGTCCAAAGCAATACCAAATTGTTTTGCTGCTTTAGTATTATTTTGAATGTATTTTTCAACTCTTGATAAACCAGCTATTTTATCTGCGTTGAACTTTTCTTCATTAAATGATGTTTTAATTTCACTTGCAGCAAGTTTAATGTTTGATTTAAATACATTTATTTGATTATTTAATTTATTTAAACCATCTTCGTTGCTAACTTTACCAAGCTGTGAAATTAAATTATTATACTCATCAACACCTTCCTTTGCTGTTGATTTATATCTATTCCAAAATATTTTTAAATCATTTAATGCAATAGTTTGTTTCGATTTTAAAACATCATTATTAATCGAACTAGAACCATTATTTATACCAGTATTATTAACATTAGTGTTAATATTTGTTTTAATTCCACTAACATTTTTTAAACTACTAGTTAATTTATTTATTTCAGTTTGCGCTTGCTTAATAGAAGCTGTATCAATAGTAATACCTAAATTAGCACCTTTAAGTTGATCTTGAATACTTTTAATGGCATTATTACCCAACTTAACATTTGTGATTTCAGGTTCAATATTTTTTAATTGCTCTTTTATACTTTTCTGTGCGTTGCTATCTATTTTAACGCCTAATTGAATATTATAATTTGCCATATTCTTTCTCCATTAAAATAAAAAAAGGAATGATAAACATTCCTAAATTTTAAATTGATCCTTTAAAGCAGCGACTTGACTATTTTGATTATCAATATAATGTTTCTTTGTAGTAGAAGGATCTAAATGGTTGAGTAGGGTAGCAATATCCTCTAAAGGCATACCCATTTTCTTTAATAGATTACTTCCACTCTTTCTCCAGGTATGACAATGACATGGTACACCAATCATATCACCGATTTTTTTAGACCATGAAGATAATGTTCCATTTGAAACGCAATCATTTTCATCTGTATAAGGTGTTCTCCATACCCATCCATAATCATTAATATTGTTTTCCTCACGTTGCTTCTTTAAATCTAATAATAATTTTTTAACTCTTTCTGAAAAATAAAGTGTCACATAACGTTGTTCCTTTTCTAGAACGTCGTTGCATTGACGTTTTTCAAAATCTATTTGTTCCCATCTCAAATGTGCAACAGCGTTAACTCTTGCCATTGTTGATAGAGACAATTCAAAATATGTTTCTAATTGTAAATCTTTGTTTAACTTTAACTGAAGTCTGATTTTATTAATTTGCTCTTGACTCAAAAATACTTGTTCAACTACTGGCAAACCCTTTTTAGGTCTATCTATATATTCAGTAGGGGAGTCACCAAGAAAAATTTTCTTTCTTTTTAAGAATCTATAAAATGCAGAAATTGTAGATAATCTACGTTTAATTCTTTCAGTGTTATTACCTTGCTCTTTTGCAAAAGTAATAAACTCTAAAATATCATCCTCATCTAAATCAATAACAGATTGATTAAATTGATTATCTAAAATAAAAATAAACCATTGCGATAAATCAGAATTATAGTTATAGATTGTCTTTTCTGATAACTCTTTAATACTCATATATTGTTGGTATTTCTTCCAATATTTTTGAGTATCAGGATTAATTAATTTAATTTTATCTTGATCGTACAATCTTACTTGTTTTGATCTTTTCTTTCCAACTGCCATATTTACTCCTTTCTAAAAAAATGTAAAATAAAAACCCTATCCATAGCCGAAGCATTGAATAGGGTTTGTCGGTACATTGCCGACTTCTCTGAAATTATGAACAACTATTATTCTTAATAGTCATTAAACTAATAACAATTTAGACCTTCGTCTTATTTTTATTGTATTGCTTTTTATTCAGCCACCGAGAAGATAAGTGTGAGCTAAAAGGAGCGACCTAATAACTTTCTTACCCTAGAAAAATTCATAAACTCGAAGAGGAATGGTTGCCTCCAACTTTCACCTGACATTCACTTGTTGTTTTATAATTAAACTTGTTTATTTAATCAAAAAATAGAAATATGTCTTTACCTGTATTCAAGCGGATTAGGCTACTTGTACTCATCCATGTTGCATTATAGTACGATTTCTCATACGTCACCGCTACGTTTATACGATGTTTTGGATTTCCTATAGGGAGCATATTATTCCACTAATATCTATATAGGATTATTCTCCACTGGAGCGTCTATTTCATCGCCTGCAACTTTGATGCTTTAAAAACCTACAATAAAATACACTATGACTTAATCTTGTCTTGGTAAGACTTGTTCTAGTATAATTACTTAAACTAGAAATGCCATGTTTATAACTATCGTTAATATTATGACACATTCTTCATCATATCCATGCACTGGGATCACCTGTCATTCACATGGTTAAATTGTTAATAGTTTAATAACTATTAGAATAATAATGGGTGAAAGGCTTGTTCTTGCACTTGTATTTTGAACAATTATTCATTTTATACACTCCATCAATTTGTAATCTTCAGCGTAGTGCTTATTGCCTTTTAATATAAATTATCAGCCACGAAAGGATTTTTGAAACTATATTTCAAGGTAGTCCTTAACCAAGTTTTTCTCATTTAAGAGCGAGTGTAAAATTTTTCTGCTGATTCTCATTTGCCCAACGCTAACTAAATGAGTTTTGAATTTAATAACAACTTCCTTGTTGCACATTTGCCTACGCATTTATCAGGCAATTCAAATTAGTGATCAAATCTAATTCTTGCTGGGATGCATACCACAGTCACTTATTTTTTATTTCGGTAGGTTCATCACCTTGCAAGTCTCTTAATAATTATCCTAGGCTTATTAAGTTGACATTGTTGTTATTAGAATATTTATTATTTATACACGTAATATTCCAATCGTGTTTTGAACGCAGATAGACTCGAACTACCAACCATTCGCTTGTGGCAAACATTCTACCAATTGAATTATACGTTCATTTTGGCGTTTAGCAGAGTAATCGAAACTCAATGATAAAATATCATCCCACTCCTTAGCAGGGAGGTCTAGCGCCTTGCTAGTTTACTAAACATGGTAGTATCACCCAAATATTTATACTGAATAGGGTATTGCTAACTTACAATATGGCACGCCCAGAAGGATTCGAACCTCCATCAATGGTTTTGGAGACCGCCATTCTACCGTTGAACTATGGACGTGTATTGGTGGAGAGAGATGGACTCGAACCACCGAACTCAAATGAGGGCAGATTTACAGTCTGCTGTCGTTGCCGCTTGACTATCTCTCCATATATAATAATTGTGACCGCTTACCACTTGCTCTACGCTACTAAATGCAATACTTTTTGAAAGGCTTCCAGTTGATAAAACTTTCTTTCCAAACAATTTCTTACATGTTCACGGCAGGAATCGAACCTGCGACACTCGTAAACTTATCATCATTTACTACCTCGTTCTAACTGGACGAGTTCACTTTTTTATTTTTTCTTTGGTAGACACGGTAGGGCACGATCCTACAACCGATCGGTTATGAGCCGATAGCTCTTCCAGTTGAGCTACGTGTCTAGTTGTTACTAGTGAGTTGTATGGACTCACTAGTAAATTCAAATCAATTATCATTTCGATAACTTTTATTGTAGTTAGCATACACTTTGAAACACATGATTTTTGTTTGTTATTTTATTTTAAATTTTAGTATTCTTTTATTTATATCTTAAAAGAGGTATCTTAACTACACCTATATAATACATTAGGGGGCTAACCTTGTCAATAGTTTATTGCATAAAAATTAAATTTTATTCAAAACTATTTAACATCAAATCCTTGAGCCATAAGTGATTGTTTAAATGAGTTAAAAAATATATTCATTCGTTCAACCATTTCGACACCGCTTTGCCAAGGCGCAGTACCAGGAATAGACGTATTTCCATGATAACCAGCATTGATAATATCTACCACAGTTTCAGTATTATCATTATAATTTAAAGCTGTATTAATATATACTTCACAAGTAATTGTTGCCCCTCTAACTTTAACATTTGTTTTTGTAATACTATCAAGAAACTGATAAGTTCTTTTATAAATCTTAGGATTATATTCTGCATAATATTGTTTAACAAACATGTCAATACAAGCACGAACATCTTCTTGAGCCTTTTCCATAGCTTGTTTCGCTGCTTGTTGCATTACACGTCTCAATTCAGTTTCATTTTTAATTAACATTCTTTTTATCTTCTTTTTCAGCTAGTACTTCTTTTCTTGCTTTTTCTTCAGCCTCTTTTACTTTATCAGCATGATTCAAAATGTTATCTAAAAAGTCATTAGTATTAATTTTACCTTCATTTAACATGCTAAATTCACCCATTTTAGAAATTAAATCAGGAATATCAATATCGCCAAGATTTAATGATCCGACTAACTCTTTAGAAAAGTTATCAATTGTTACGATAATATCTTGTAAGAAATCATTAACACTATATGATTTAGCTTCTCTATATTCTTCTTCGATTTCTTTTAAAAATCTACTAATACTTAAATCTAATTGTACATATTGATTCCAATTGATATAATTTGCATAATCATTTGGTTCAACCATGCAAACTAATTCATAGTCATCTAATTCATTTTCAGTATCAACGTTAGGTAATTCAATATTTAAATAAAATTTAGCAAAAGCAAATTGCATAATGATTCCTGCTAAATCCCATTCAATTTTAAATTCTTCAATATTCATTAGTCTTGTACATACCCAATTTCTGAATTCTAAAAATTGTTGCAATGATAATGATTGATTTTTTACTTCATAAATAGGATATTCAAATTCCTTATTTAATTCTTCTTGTTTTACTGTTTCTTTTTTTGCCATTTTAATTACTCCTTGCTTTCTTTATATTTTATACAGATAAAATCTATAATTTCTTCTTGTATACGTCCTTCTTTAGCTTGACGTAATAATTTACAATTTCTTTTATATCTTGAACACGATTTACATTTATCTTCAAATGTGTTTTTTTGTTTTTCGCTATCAAATATTCCAGCATATTCAACTGGTTTAATTGTAATTTCTACTCTAGGATTTTTATTATCATAAAATAATCCTTGGACACGTTCACAACATTGAGTGTCATCACTCCAAACAGTTTCAGCCATAGTTACCGCATCTAGCATACATTTAAAATAATTGTTACAATCCATATCAGTTCGAGGAAAATAAAAAACACAATCAAAATAAACATGACTGTATTTATCTTCTACTTTATCCCAATGTTGAATTAAACTTTCTTTAATAATATATTCTTTAAAATTCTTTTGATATTTAACAGCTTCAGGTTTCTTATAACTTACCGCTAAATATTTACCACCTTTTTTAACAGTTCTATATCCTAAATAATGGTTTACACTCGGTGGAATAGGGGAGATCAACTTTAATACTTTACTACTCATTTATACTCCCGTCATTTTTATTTTCCTTTTTATCAAATTCATGATTTTTCCATTTTTCATATAATTCTTGCATATTTTTACTTTTTCTATATACAAAAACCATTCTATCTTCACCAGCAAATATATCTAATAAATCACCATAAATTGTTTCGGTTTGCCAATATTTGTGATTTTGGTTAATATCGGTTAAATATAAAACTTTATTTTTACTACCGTCATAATATTTGCCAAATAATTGACTATATCTTTTCATTTTTCCTTTAATTCCTTCTTTTCTTTCATATTATTTTAAACAAAAAAATAGGAGATACATTATATAAACGAATAGTGTATCTCCTTAATTTTTCTTTAAAATAATTTCTATTCGTTGTCTTTATTCTCAATATCAACAATGTTTTTATTTGTTTTAGTTTCCTTTGATTTATAGGAAACTTTTTTTACTTTTCCAACTTCATCGGTATCATCTAAAATTTCATCAATGATTTTAACAATATGAGGTAAGAAATTTTTATAATCCTTAATGTCACATTTGTTTAATAATTTTCTTGCAGTTTTTTTGTTAATAACATTTGCTGTATAATCATCGATTACTAATCTAATCTCAAAATGATTTGAAGTGTCTGTTAATCTACGCCATGTCGTAAATTTTGTTTCATCACAAGAATCACAAGCGTGATAACCAGTTCCACAAATAATGCACCAATGGTTAATTTTCTTTTCTGTCATATAAAATAAATGAAAAGAGGGTAATTAACCCTCTTTATTATTCATCTACGATAATTGAGAATAATTCACCTTTAGTATCACAATATTCTTTATTGAAGTTTAATGTGAATGGATGTCCACCTTCGGCATTTAAACCAATTTCAATTGAACTTGGATCGATTTCAGCACGTTTAGCAATGATAACACCAGTATAGATGTCATTTTTGTTACAAGCAGAGTGCATAGTAACATAAACTCTTGCTTCATATACTCCAGGGAATTTATCAGCTCTTTTAGTTACTTTTACAGCTTTTTCTGATTCATAATCATATTCAACATAGAAAGTACCAGTAGTTCCTTCTTTTAAAGTGATTACTTTGCCAGCAATTGTAAATGTATCATCACCAGCAGTACCAGTTGCTAATGTGAGTTTTTTAGAAATACCGCCATTTACCAATAAGCAAATTTCTTTTAAGCTATCTTTTACTGGTTCTTTATCTAAAGTTAAAGTATTATCTTTGGCTTCGATAACTTCATATGTAGAACTTGCAATTTTTGCTTCTGAAGTAGCTTCTACTTTTTCTTCACCTAATTGAGCGCCTGCTAAATCCATACTAAATAAAGCGTTTGTACCAGTCAAAGTTGCAGTTGCAGCATTATATAATGTCATAATTGAAGCACCTACGTTGTCAGTAACAGCAGTACCTTCAGCCGCACTTGTCAAAGAACCATCTTTAACATTAGTTAAACGAACTGATAATGTGTTATTAGCTGGATCTCTTAATGAAACGTTGTTAATTTTTTCTAACACTAATTCGTTAATGTTCATTTATTTTCCTCCTAATTTTTTGCAAATAAAAAGTGACTTATTTCAAGTCACCCATTGCATTTAATTCATTTTTATCGCCTATTTTTGATAGGTCTATTCCAAATCCACTATATCCGCTTTGATATAAAATATGTGAATTAGTAATTTTATTTAAACGTTTTACACTGTCGATAAAACAATAGTATTTCATGTCCATTACGGAGTTTTCATCGTGTTTAAAACCAGGCATATTAACCGCATAAGAAATCATGTTCAATAAAGTATCTTCGCCAACTTCATCGCCTTCGCCAGTCATACGTCGCCTAGACTCCTCGATTAAGAGTTTTCTAGCACCTTTGTTTTTAGGTTTTCTTTCGTTTTTTTCTATATTAAATAAAAAACGAAGATAATCCGTCATTCTCTTATAAGTAAATCTATCGAAAATGATGTCATATTCTTCTGTTATAGTCTTGGTTTTAACGATTTCTTTATTTTTTAAAATACCTCTTTTATTATCGTCGGGTATAACAATTTCTTTTTCTTTGATAATATGTTGTTTTAAAACATATTCATTTGTTTCTGTATTTTCAAAAACCATCATTTTTGAAAAATCTAACTCATCACCAAAAATTCTTCTTGTCTTTTCAACATCAAAAGAAGGGCATATATATCGAATAAACACCTCATATTCATCAGCAGTCACAAAATCTACATTAAAATAATTTTCTAATTGATATGCTAAATCACTTGGCGTAGCACATAGATTATAAATCACTGACAAATAGTTTCCGTCATCTACAAATACTTCACCAACAGTAGGTTGATGTATTATTACGTGATCGGTAAGTTGTAAATCTCTACCTAAATATAATGCAGATTTACTTACTTTACTCACATATTGAGTCACTTAAATCAATTCCTTTAAATGTCAATCTACGATAAACAAACTTGTCATCATAAATTCCAGCTAAATTTGAAACTAATTTTAAAGAACCAATCCCTGCAATTTGACCGTTGAATTTTCTATCTAATAAAATCGAAATATAGTCATTACGGTTATCTTTAACACCTTTAATATTATCAATCCTATTATGCTTATTATGAGAAATAATCCATATCTCTAATTGCGGATATTTAAACACTTCGGGCGTATTATAATTTTCAGGAATATTTACTTCTATTGTTAGAAAAGTCATAGTTTTTGAAATTAAATTTGGATTTTGATGTTCTCTGTATATAACTGGCGTATAACCAGCATCAACAGTTTCAAGAGAATTAACTAAATAAGAATCATCCCAATTTTCATCATTGTAATTAGGCGGATCAATAGCCTTAATTAATTCTTCATCATTTAGTATAGCTTTAGTTACTTTATTTTTTAGTTCACTGATTATTGTACTATTTGCCATATTTAAAATAATCCTACAACTTCGAGCAGTAATTCATCTGCTTTATAGTTTCCTTCTTCGTTAGTTAAAGAAATTGTAATATGCCGACCAATTAAGTCATCATTATCTAATGAAATAGTAAGTTTATTTTCTTCTTTAACGATATTTAATTCATCTAAAAAATTACAATTTATTTCCCACTTAGGTATAACATTATCTACCAACTTACCATTAAGATAGAATAGAGCGATAAATGTCGTTCCTTTTTTATAGCCTGATTTAATATTCGTAGATTTATAGTTGATTTCACATCTGCTTTCACTGACCACATCTTCATCTTCTTTTGAATGATAGTTACAAATCAACAATTCTAAATTATCATCATTTTGAATTTGATCTTCGCTTAACATCATTGAGATATACCCATGCCCATTATAGACATTAGTTGTAGTATCAAAACTCGTGATTCTATATGGTCTAATATCATTACTTGAATTAGTTACAAAAAATCTTCTTTCTCTTGTAAGTTTTTTAGTGTCTTTATCAAAAGAAATTAACACAAGTAACTGGTTATATCCAATAGTAATCAATTGAGTCTCGCTTAAACCAGTATTATATGCCGTAGCCCCCTGAGTTACAGCATGACGTTCAATGATATTCAAATTTTCATCTTGCCACTTCAGTACATAGTTACATTGTTGCAACATGCCATCTATGTATAATTCTTCATCGAAATCAGCAGTTTTAACAAGCCAAAAAGAATCTGCCCATTCAACGTAATCACCAGATTGTATGTGATGATTAGGTAATGATCTAAATTTTTTATAATATGGTTGTGTTCCAGTATTGATAATTAATTTATCATCAATACCATTAATTTTTACATCTTTACAAGAAGGATTATTTACTGCTTTAATAGTAATGTTTCTTCTTGCTCTATTAAGATCGATTTCTCTTTTTGAATTACCATTGACTTTTGCTATTCTTTCAAAAGCTTCCCATTCCATATTAATCACCTTTTTTAATACGATCTAAAGTGCTAATACATTTGAAAACTTCTCTTTTGCATTGCGTCAATGTGTAATCATGTTTATATAAGTAATTAATAGAATTTAAAATATCTACTAATTTTTCCTTATTTTGTGGTATTGAAAAAAAATCTTTTGAAGTCTCAAAAGAACCCTTGATTTGTACAAGAACACCATCAATATAGTCCTTTACATTTTCATTTTCTTCTTCGCTTAAGGGTGGAATTTTATAAATCTTGTTAATTAAATGATTAATTTGAACTTCATTCACTATTTAAGCACCTCCATTAATTTTTTGGTGTCTAAATCTCTCATAGAATAATCATTCATTAATTTAGAAACTTCTTTATCGGCTTCGCTATAAACTTTTCTTAATGAGGTTAATAAATTTGCTGGACTAAAAACTGTATAATCAGCAGTTCCAAGCATATTTTTAGTATTTTCTTCATTATCTCTTTGAGTTTTAAGCCATACTACCGCCATATTTTCTACTAATAAATAAATGACTTCATTTGAAAGTTTGATATTGAAACATCCCAAATCATCATCATAATCATACAAATCTTCTTTACAATAAGGATTAAACCTTGAACAAGCTTGCTTTAAATAAAAATTTAATATTTTTCCTCTATCTTCGATAGTATTATCATAAAAAGAATACTGACTTATGCGTAACAAAAATTGCTCATAAATATCAGAAAATTCTGTCATAAAATTAATCCTCGCTTGCTAATTCAGCTTCAAGAATTTGTTCAAGCTGTTTGATTTTTGAAAAAGAATCTAATTTTCTAGATTTAATCATATCATTGCATCTAATAATTAATGATGTTTTAAATGTTTTACCCATTTTAGATAAGTATGTTGATAATTCATCAGTGTGGTTTAAAATTAAATCTTCGACATCTACCATGCTATTTTCATAATATTGTTGTAATGTTAAAGCCTTATAAATTTCTTCAACTGTACGATCTTGATATGTTTCATCTAAATCCTCAATTCCAATAATTCTAATCCAATAATTTTTAAAGAAACCTGGTTGTCTAGATTTCATTTCTCTAATGTTTCCAGCAGATACTTGTTGGATTTCATTTTCATTTTCCCACACAACTTTATCACCAGTTTGTGAGTTTACATAAACCAATTTCCCAAATGTTGTAGATTGCACATTTAAAATCACATCATTATTTAAGACTAATTTTTCTCTTTGCTTTGTTTCAGTCTTACTAGTTTTTGGTGTAACTTTTTTTGTAGTGGTTTTACCCTTTGTTCCACTTGTTTTTTTTGTAGATTGTTTTACTTCATCAATTTTTACTTCTTCTGCCATTTAAAATCTCCTTTTATCTCTTAATTAAAAATAAAAGGGGAGTTGAATTCTCCCCAGTTTGTTCTATTTGGTTTTTAATTACGCAGTTGTATAGAATCCCATTTTAGTTGCGAAAACTAATGCAACACCAAATTCTTGTGCATAAGTGTAGTTAATAGTTAAATCGCCAGTTACTGGAATTCCAGCGTCTCTTTGATCTAAAATATAACCTTCGCCAGCATCTACTACTTTAATAGGTTTATCTGAACCAACAGCAATTACATATAATTTGTTATCTTCGTATAAGAATTCATCAGTACCAGCTTTATGACGTTGTGGCATAAATACAGTATCAATACCATTGAATTTACCGAAGTAACCCATATTATATTTGTCTTCTTTAGCACTATCTGAAACAGTTTCCATGTTTAATTTTCTCAATGCTTTCTTTGTACCTAAAATGATTACTTTAGCACCACTGTTAGCCGCAGAAACATGTTCACATAAATCTAATAATTCATCCTCTGAATTAGTTCCACTGATTACATATGTAGAGCTTAATCCTCTTGTACTTGAAGTAACGCCTTTTAAAGCATTGTAAACATCTTCATATAAACGTTGTAACATAGCTTGTGCTACTGCATCAACGAAAACATTAAAGTCAATTCTTCCAGTTAAGAAACGTTTGAATTCTTCATATACTTTTACACCTTTTAATGAAGTGTCAACTGTATATCTTTGACCTTTACCTAATCTTTGTCTACGAATACCAGTACTACCGTAAGATAAATCAGATACGATAAAGTCGGCTTTATCTGGTGTGAAGAAAGTTAATTCATCATCTAATTTAATATTTTTATAGTCTACTAAATTCATCCAGAATTCGTTTCCAGTAAAACCTTCATATACAATTAAAGGAATGATTTCTTCAACAATGTCAAAGCAAGCATTTCCTCTATAGAAGTTTTTAATTGATAATTCTTTTGAACCACCATTTGCTTCAATGAACATATCACGTAAAGCTTGTGAATTTGTTTTTTCGTTATCAAACTCAGCAGGGCAAGTTCCACGAATCATATCTTTTGCTAATGTTAAAATTTCATTTCTATTATCCATTGATCGTCTTTCCTCCTAATTACCCAATTCGAACTCCGTAGTAACCACGTTTGAAATCAACGATTTTTCCTACAGTAGTTGTTGAAGCTGTTGCTTGATCAACTACTTTTAATTGTCTTTTCCCAGCTTCTAATTCAACTAATTTCCCAGTTTGTGGAGTACCAGCAAATGCTTCAGCAGTTAATCCAAAAATATTTCCTTTGATTAATCTTTCTGCATTTCCAGTTGTTCCTTGAATGTTATAAAAATCGTCTAAAGATTTATTTAATCTTTCATCTTTCATAACTTCAGGTGAAGCTACTAAAAATACTTCATCTAAAGGTGTATCTTTAGCCACTGGTTCAACTTCATAAAGGTTCATTTCACCATCTTTTAAACCTTTTAATTTAACAACACATCCGTTGTCCATATCTTCGTCAATTAAGATTGCTACACGTTTAGTACCAACGAATTCAGCATCTGTTAATTGTCTTTCTACGATAGCGTGTTTTTTAGCCATTAATTTTCCCTCCAATTTTTTGTAAATAAAAAAGGGGCGATTTCTCGCACCTTATAAATTCCTATTTATTTTTATTTTTTGTAATATGCGTTTAAACGTCCACCACAATATTGATTAGATTCTACTGGAGTATCATCTTCAAATGTTTCATCGGCATCAACTTTGACAACACCCTTTGAGTTATCTTCAATAACTGGTTCTTTATCAAAATCCATACGACCTAAAATTGCATAACATTTGTTTTCAACATCTTCAATTGAGAAATCAACATTGTTTTCTTTTAAAGATTTATATTCTTCAACACCAAGTAATTTAGTATCGAATTTATCAAATACTTTATCAAGATTAGCTTTTCTTTCTTTTTCTAATGTTTCTTTTTTGAATTTCTTTAAATCTTCGAATTCAACTGTTTGTGCATTTCTTTCAGCTTCAACCTTATTCCATTCTTCTTTGGTTAAGACCTTAACAACAGTTTCCACTTCGTCATCTTGCAATGTAACAACATCATCTACTAAAGTGTATGAACGTCTATGAGTTGTAACTTCCCAACCTTTATCATCCGAATAAACTTCTTTAGCGTAATAAACATATTTAGAATCATAATCGTTTAACCAAGCATCAGTTCTATCTACATTACGGTATAATGTTCTTAAAGCTTTACGAATCTTGTCTCTTGTTTCATTAGCAGTTAATTCAAATTCCTGTTCTTCAACTTCAGGTTTAGGTTCAGTAACTTCGTTCTCTTTATTTTCAAAATTTTCAGCTACCGATTCTTCTTTTTGTTCAGGCTCTTTGTTCTCAAAATCTTGATTTTCACCTTCAACCACTGTTTTTTCAGTTTGTTTAGGTTCTACGTTTTTTTCTTTATCCAACTCTTTTTTTCCTCCTTCCTTACTATTATCAAATTCAGCTAATATTTTTTTAAATTCATCAATAAATTTAGGTAACTTTTCATCCAAATTACTTTCATTATTTTCTGAATCTAAATCAAATTCAGTTGTAGCACCAGCATTATTAATGCCTGGCGTTCTATCATTTCCTAATAAAGTTACACCATCGTATCTAAACTCTGAAATAATCTTTTCTTTTGTTTTAGAATCGATAATAAATTTATTAATATTGATCTCAATTGATAATTTAATATTTTTATCTCTTTCGATGATATCTAGAGCATAATTTGAATACTTTTTCCAAACATAGCCATAACAATAAGCATATGATTTCTTTGTATCTTCATCATATTCAATTACATATTCATTATCTTCAGGAATGATACCAATAGGTACTTCATCATAAATGACTCTTACATTATTTTGGTAATCTTTTACTAAATGTTTATCATGACTACCAAATTGTGGTTTATTGTCTGAATCAAACACAACCCTTGCAAGAATTGGTTTGTTAATAATAGTAGGGGCTGCATTTTCTAGCGACTCTTTACTAAAATTTAATCCTTTACGTGTTTTACCATCGTGAACTAATTTTAATTTGAGTTTTAAAAAACTCGTAGAGTCATAACTATCATCGGCTTCAAAATCTACAACCTCAATAGTTACTTTTGTTTCATTTTTCATTAATCCAACTCCACGTCTATAGAATTTGTATATATAATAGATTCATTTATTTCAGATAAATCAAAATCAACATTTGAAATATCATTCAAGAAATAACATCCATTATTATCTTCAAAAAGCACTTCTAATTTTTGCTTTAAAAATTCAATTGTGCTTTTATCTTGAGTATAAATAAACTTATTTTCCATCAATCTATTTTCCTTTTTCTCTTGATTCATCTGTACCAGTTTCTATTTCACTATCATCTTTTTGTGGTCTACCACCTTTATCTTCGACATTTGTTTGAGTTTGTACTTGACTTTGATTGTTTTTTGAACTCAATGTATAAGCAGTTTGTAATGGTTTAAATGCAGTATCTAATCCTAAAACCTCATCTTCTAAATAAGATAATGATTTAACATCATAAAAATCATAGCCCATTAATGCCATTACATAACTTTTACTAACACCAGAATTAAAAACCTTCATGTATCTGCCTAAAACATCTGAATATGTTTGTTCAGTTACATTTATAATTTCGACTCTAAATGTAGTAGTCGTGTTAATCAATTTAAGACGATAATTAATCCATCTTTCAAATTGACGATAAATAGGATAGAGCATTGTTGAATCGACTAAAATAGAAGCTTTTAATGCTGCACTACCTGATTTGTCACTAGAAAATAAAAGAGAACTAACACCACTAGCTCCCCAGTATTGTTCTAACGCTTCGGCAACAGCGTCAGTATTCGATTGTCCAGCTTTTTCAAAACTGTGTTCATCCATATCCATAGGTGTTAATGCTAGACCAATGTTGGCTGGTAAATTAGCGCCAATCATATCATAATATTTAACCACCTTGGGTTCTGGAATTTTAAATCTACCAGTGTCATCGACTGGTATTTTTAAAGATAATAATTTATAGTTATTTAATTTTTCTTTATTTTTCTTTAAATTTTTATAATCTTCGAGATCATATAATGCTCCGAAAACTCCAGCAAAAGGAGGAACGCTATAGCTTAAAGATTCATCATATTTAATACATATTCCTCTGTCTGTAGGAATATCTTGCCACATCATTTTTGGATTTTTTTGATACAACGAATAAGCATCTTTGAAAAATTTACCAAAACTTTTCAATTTTCTTTCTCTGCCATTAAAATAAGAGAAATTAAATGTGACAACTCTAACGCCATCTTCAACACTGATGGTTTTACACCATTTTGGTGGTAATTTTCTTATATAAAAAGATTTGCTAGTTTCGTAAACATATCCATAGAAGATTTCTTCTCTAAAGACTGTATCTAATATTTTATTAAATTCATGTTTCATATTCATATTGATTAGGTAATCACTTGTAACATAGTAATCATCCATAACGACTTTTTTACTAGCATTACGTATATCTAAATTTCTAGGTTTTAAAACCATACAAAACATAGCCATTCCTGAAAAATATTTAATTAATCGTTTATAATGACTTGAGACATTATATAAATATCTTGAAACACCTCTTAATTGTGTTTCAAATTTCTCAGGATCAGCCAGCCATCTTGAAACATCTTCTTTCTTATATTTTCTAAAGAAGTAATTACTTAATCCTTTTTCATTAAGTTCTTTCAAAATTATTTTAGCGTTATGTCTTGTATTTTTTAAAACAGCATCAAATAATGCTTGGTCGTTAGATTGATTATCTAGTTTTGAATCTATGTATTGATCTAACTTAACTTTATCTTCTTCAGATAAATCTATGCTTAAATCTAAAGAACCTACATTATCCACAGGATTCACATTTTCCATTAAATTCCTCCTTCCTTAGTTAAATATAAGATTGTCCTAAACTCGGTTTTCTAAATCTAAATAAAATTTCGTCTTGTTCTTCTTTATAATCATTCGATAATTTTAATTCATATTGTTTCATAACCCAAAAGTTGTAAGCTAAACTAGAATATCTGTCCTTACGCATACCTGGACGTTCTTTAATTCTTACATTTCCGCCTTCAATTTTATGTTGTAAATTAATAAGCTCGTTTACGAGCAGGGTAGTTTCCATATATTGATGTTTATATTCAAGTTGATCTAATTCGGATTTATTTTTATATCCTTTGATATTTTCTCGCAAATATTCATCACAATCATATTCACTAACCAATAAATTGATTTGACCTTGTTTAAATCCTTCACGTAATGAAGTGGCAATTAAATCATTAAATCTCACATTAGCTTTAACAGACCAAATAACCTTTTCAGCTTCGGGTATCATACATCTAGAAGCCATATCTTTGTCATTTATACATGATAAAGCGGGATATATCTCTCCAGTATCTGGATCTACTTGTGGTTTTATTAAGCTGTCAAACACTCCAATTCCCGATCCGTTTGTATCAATTACAATATCTGTACATTTGTATTTATAGAAATATCTCATAATTTCAACAGCTACTCTGTCCGTTGTCCAACCTTCGATATTTCTAGCATATGCAATATTCGCTACATATCTATCACCGTTTACTGGTATACAATCATTAATAATCATTGAAGTAGCATCGTTCTTCTTTCTTTTTGTACTTATCATCAATGCAACATCGACAGATAAAATACGTTTTTCATTGAATTTAGGTGGTTGTATTTCAATATTTTTATTATTTAAGACTTCTTCAATAGGCGGTAAAGCTTTATATAAATTTCTTCGCTTATTAACATCTTCAAATGAAAAGAACTCTTGTCCATTAGTTCCAAACCATATACACTCATATTCCATAGCAAAAGAAACGGGGTTAAAGTCACTTTTATCCATAACACCTTCAACCGTACTTCTTTTAAGCAGGTTTTCTTTGATAGAAAGTTGATAGGGTAGTGATACAGAAAAATATTTCTTTCCTTTAGCCATATTTCCTATATAGTCTTTAACAAGTGTATAACCCCAAGATGATTTATACCATGCTGATGTTAAATAAAATTGTTTACTATCTTCTTGTAAATCAGCGTATTCAACTTTATTTAAATATCCAGGTTGTCTAGGTGTGTTTAAAAAAGGAACTAATACGTCATCAATAACGTCTTTGTTCATTTGAACAAACTCATCACAAATTAAAATATTCGCACGTTTAGATCTAGCATTTTTATTAGCAGCGACAGCATAAATAATAGAACCACCTTTAAAAAGTATGCTAGGATCACTACCATTCATTTGAACTTTATCAATTTCTTTTTTTAGTAATTCAGAACCATATCCATGTTGAACTGATAAATCTTCTGTAATTTTCTTTAAAACAGCCAATGCTTGTTTTAATGTAGCACTTGCAACACAAATACGAGTACCAGGGAATAAAATACATCTTATAACGCAATAAACTGCTGTAATCCAGGTCTTACCCTGAGACCTTGATGCATTATAATTAAAAAAGTTATTCCTCATCATTTCACAGATAAGAATTTCTTGAAATGGTTTTAAATTTAAATTTAAAAAATAAGTTGCAAATCTATGTGGATTTTCTCTAAAATAACCAGCTATAAAATCAACTTTTTTTAAAAACTCTTGCCTACGTTCTTCTTTGATCTGTGCATCTGTTTTTATTAAATCAAGATCATAATTAACTTTTTCCATTTTATTCACCAAATAATTTTGTAATTACGTCATCTTGCTCTTCTTCTGAAGTTTCATTTCTAATTACAGAATTCTTTCTTATTTCTTCTTCATATTCAGGAATATAAATATTTTTAATTCCTGTGGCTTTCCCAAGATGTCCTAAATAATAAACATCAATAAGTTTATGTAATCCATCTACATCTTTATATCTTTCTTGAGGTTCAGAAATTGGTTTGTCTTGTTCAACAATTTGAATCCATTGTGTAAGTGCCAATTCATCTCCATTTTCTTCTGTTTTAGGTTGCCATCCACCAGCCTTAATATTGCTTAATAAAGTTTCTTCTATTGCTTTTGTAGAAGTTCCACTTTCTCTTGCCTTTTTAAGACTTAATTCGTTATAACAAATATTTTTTATGATTTCTTCTTCGGCTTTAGATTTAGCACCAGTTCTAAATTTCCAATCATCATACTCATTTTTTAAAAATAGGGCATCATTTTCGTCTGTAATTGAACCAAAAATCTTTCTTGCTTCTAATAATTGTTTTTTTACTTCTTCATTCTTATCTTCATCGCACGATTCTTCAATGATTTTTTTTTGTTGTTGACGGAGAGATTTTTCAGTAATTTCTTGTACCTTTTTTGTCTTTTCTTCTTCAAAAATAGTATCATTGTATGTTTTTCCAGCGTGAGGATTTAAATTACATTTACTAATATAACGAGTAGGGATTGTTCTTATATCTGAATTTAATAAGGATTTTGCAAGATTTTCGTTGTAATATATGTCAAATAATTGACAAATTCTTCGTAAAACAACAAAATGGTCTTTGTAAATATCTAAAAATTCACTGTATAATTTATTTAAACAAGTCTTGCAGATAGGTAAATAACCTTCATATCCTGCATATAATCCACTATTTGTTTTCGGGAACAATTTTTCATAACCGTCTGTAATTGTTCCACATTTGCAACACATGATTGTCTTTTTAGTGATTTTAGCTGTATTTTTCGTTTTTGCCATAATACTATTTATAAATATGCGAAAAAATGTAGTCAAAAAGACTACATTTCATCATCATCTATACTAAAAATTGAAATATTTTCAGCATTTTTTGAGTGAAAATCAAGCATACTCATTGGACAATCTTCATCAAATAATGTAATTAATGCACATGATTGAACGTATCTATTAGAAATTTTTGCTTTTTCTAGAAAAATTTTCCCATCCCAAGACACTGAAATAATCGCAAAATCATCGTCTAAAACATTTAAATCAAGGCTAAAATCATCAAAAAATTCTTCTAATTCTTTTAATAATAATCGTGCTTTATCACTTTTTAAATATACAGCAATAAATTCATATCTTCTTATTTCTTGAGACATTCTTTTTAATGCCCAAGCGAATGTATTCATAGTTTTAAAAGATGTTTCTTGTGTTCTTTCTTCGGATCTTAAATCAAAAATTAAGCTAGCTATACTTTTCATTTAATAACTCCTTTAATTTAGGATAAGCTTTAAATTTGATTTGTCGTTTACTTTCAACCAATGTTTCTTCGCCTGTTCTAGGATGTCTTACTAATCTAGGTTTTGAATTTCTAACTTCAAATTTTCCAAACCCCTGTATTTTTAACTCGTCACAATTTGTTAAACATTCGTTTACACTTTCAATAAAAGTGTTGACGAATAATCTTACTTCTTCTTTTGTAATACCGTTTAATTTAGACCAAACAACGGTAACTAATTCTTCTTTGTTCAAAAACTAATCTCCTTAAATTCTTTAATAATATTATCAATTCAAATTAATTGAATATTCTATTGTTTTACCTTCATTTTCTTCAAAAATAAGTACAGTTGCGCTTGCATTTGAACTTTTTCCTAAACTTAAAGAGTAGTCATCGAGACCAATAATACTACCAATATTGATTACTTTGATATTTTTGCCAACTTCTTTCTCATTTTGATGATGTAGATGCCCAGCAATTAAGTAATTGATCTTTGTATTATAAATTTGGGTGAAATTTTTAATTGCATCTTCCATATTTTTAACTTCACCATGAATACCTAATAAATTATATCCGCCGACTTCATCGAAAATCATATTTGTTTGATTGTCAATTAGCATAAAATTAGGATTGCTTTTCATTCTTTCTTTTATGTACCATTTAATAATGATTGACATATTTTCATCTTCAAAAGTTCCTTTTTTACCGTTTAACATTCTTAATTGTGTATGATTTCCAGTGGTCATTTGGTATCTAATGAATACATAATTACTTAATTCATTAAGCCAATTACAAATAAATTCAGAATACTTCATTGTGCTTTCAACAACACCATATCTTAATTTCATTAATTGACTCATTCTTAAAATTCCATCTAACTCATCACCTAAACTATAAACATTTAAAGTTGTTAAGTTTTCTTTTACGATAATATGTTTCATTTTTTCAAGTAATTTCCACATACGTTTTTCAAATTCTTCAGGACTATATGAATTGATCACTTCGCCAAACAAACCTTTAATAGTAAATTCAGTACCGTAATGCGTATCTCCAAAACATAAACAAGCAGTTTTAGTTTCATTGTAATTAACTTTTAGAGGAAGAGGGGCGGTAAATGGTCTTTCTTTTGCGATGATATTTGCTGCTTCAACAACACGTTCACCTAATAACTCACTTCTGCCCATTTCTCTATAAAGTTTATTGATTTCTACATTTTCAGAACGAACTTTAGCTAAGGTTTTCTTATTTTCAACAATAGCTTCTTTGATTTGTTCTAATTCTTTTGAATCTGTACTTGAATTAAAAACACCTTCATCATAAAATTTTCTAGCACTTTGATACATTTTGCGATAAGCTGATTCAGATAAATACTCATCTTCTGAAACGCCTAATTCTTTATTGATCGTCTCTGAAATATTTCTCCAATGGGGTAAAATCCCATTATCAATATCATTACCGATGCGCCAAATGTATTCATACTTATTTTCTTCAGGTAATTTTCTTAAATTTTCTAAATTTTTGCACATATTTTTTCCTTATAATTCCTTATTGATAAGACAAAAAATAGTACCTCTCCTTATACAGATTTATCTCCACCTTTGTAAGTGACGGTAATTATCGTAACTTACACCATGTCGAAAAAAATTTTTGTTGGTTTTTTGGCTAATTTTTGTAAATTTTTGAATAGAAATAACCAAAAATTTCCAAATTACCATCTTCTGATTCTGCTAATTCTAGCATTTTTTCATTACTAGATTTTATTAGTTCATAAAACCTTTCATTAGGATAACCAAAGAAAGCTTTAAATATTGTTTGATAATATTTTTGGTTTTCTTTATTATCTAATAATTTAAGTAAATAAATAATCGTACTATCATTAATATTCAATCTTCCTATATACTCCATAAGAGCGTTTCTTTGATTTTGATAGTATATCATCTGACTTTTTGTATCAAAAATACTTGTTGAAAATAAGTATTTCATTTTACCTTCAAATTTTTTAATTTCAGCCATAATTCTTTGTGCCTGTGATCTATTTACTTTATTGTTGTCATAATTTTCCGTGTTTAATAAATCATAGAAATTAACAAAATCTTTGCTATTTTTTCTACTAAATCTTTTTTTATCTATAATCTCTTCTAAATAATCCATTGAAGTGTCTAATTTCTTATAATTGAATTTATTATCATTAAAATATCCTTTTTCTTTTGCGATAATACCAAAGAAATAAGGTTTTATAGTTTTATCTTCTTTATCTTTTTCTCTATATTTATTTCTAATCAAATCAATTTCTTGATTCATAATAACGTCAAACTCTTTTTTTGCTGAATCTATTTCAATGTTTGACATAACGTTTAATTGACAAACATCTTTATAAATTTCTTGTATTTCATCTAATTTACCACCATTATTTAAAATATTCCAAACTTTTGAATTAAGTTCTTGTGATAAATTGATAATTACACCAATTTGATTATTTGATGTCTTAATATCTAAATCGGCTTTCTGATGCGAAGTATAAAATCTTTTGATTTTCTTTGCTTCGACTTTGTTAATAGATACTTTAAAATTATCAATATTTCTTCTTCCAGCTTTAATCAATACTGGATTATCTGTAATCATTACACTATCCGAGTCGAAATCAGCTCCGCTTAACCTATCTAGTACCGATTCACCAATACTATTAATGTAAATAATTTCATTTGTACCATTCATATATTTATCAATCATTTCATTTGATGAATTTAATGGTAACCAAATATTACATTGACAGATATGAGGTGAACGACTACCTAATATTGTTTTATTGTATCTAAATCTTGTTGTATGAACTTTCCCAATACCAATTTGCGATTCACCATTGAATTTACCAATTGCTTGATAAAGCATTTCAATAGGATTTCCACAAATGGTTGAATAGTTTCCATTTATAAACAAATGCCCTTCACGTAAATTCTTTTTATATGATGTGATAATGTCTTGTTTAAACAAATCATACATTTTTGTTTCAGTAAATTTATTGTTTAAACCTAATAGTTTATATGTAATATCACTTTTATATGTTAAAGGATCAGATAATTCCATATCACTATTTGTTGTATATTTGATGTAATGACGTAACACAACTGGATCATTTTTAATCAATTCTAAATAATCAAAAGAAGGGGTAACTAACTTATTAACCTCTTTTTTGGACATTTGTAATGAATTAATCAATTGATAGTGACATCTTACCAAATTGCCATCTAGATAATGTGTTTTCTTTTCATATTTTACTACACCAAACATAGGCGATATTGTTGTTAGCCAAGTTTCTAAATCACCAAATTTTAAATACTTAATTGAACTAGGTGTTGTAATTAATTTTATTTGGTTAATGTCATCGGCTATAGTCCGCCCATTCAACTGTTCTAAAGTTTCAATTCCATTATCTTTGAACCATTTTTGAATATTGCAATTAAAACAACATGATTTAAAGAATTGATTTCTTAACAACAGCATCCCTTTGTCTTTATAATCACCGTATAATGAAATGTCCATTAAGGACTGACCATCCCAGATACTGTTAGAAAGTTCAATGTTTTCTTCTTTGGTTCTTAATGAACCATCTACAATTCTTGTGACTAAAGCATCTTCTTTAAATACACTTTCATAATCATCAACAACTAAAATTGATTTAGAATCAATGTATAACGTATCAATAATAGAAGATGAAGTCAGTGAAATATAAGCTTCAAAAGCAGCTAAATCTAGTTCATCACCTTCATTGATTTTTAATTTACACAGTTCCCACTTGTGCATTTTAGGATAAAGCTTTTCATCAATAAATAAACATTTACCGACTCTTGCGCTCCCTGATGATCTTTTAAATCTTACGAATTTAATTCCGTCACAATAAAATCCTTTTTGGTAAATATCTTTTCTTAATTCTCTAGTTGTTTTTATTGTTTTGATTTTATAGTCATAAACTGAATATTTATTGTTTTCCTTATCGTAATAAAAACAATTTCCTAAAGAATTGCTTGAAATAGGGGATTCAACGCCTACATTTGTATCAATTGCAATGACTTTATCATTTATCATATAAACATGATCAACCATTTTATCTTTTACATCATTCCAATCAAATCCTAATTTAATCCAAACATTACCATAACATCTATTATATTCTTTAACGGAATACTTAAATGTTACATTAATCACTCTTTGTGAGAATGATTTGTTATTTTCTTCAAAGGTAAACCGATTGTTTCTATAAACTGATTTATAGACTTCAATCAACTTGATTAAATCTAACGAATAATCAAGTTTGTTTAAAAATTTATCTGTGTTCATCAACCCAGCATTGGTTCTTGGATTATAACCAACGTAGTCTTTCTTATAGGAATTAGACAAGTAAATATCTTTCGCATCAACGCTTAAAATATATACTCCGTCTTTTAATGATGACACTTGGTAATCTATTCTCCTTTGAAGTATCTATCTTGTCTTGTTACAAATCTTTCAATAACTTGAAAAACTTCTTCTAATTCTTCAATTGTTGTATCGTTAGATAAAGTAAAACGTACACATGAATTAGCTTCAATATCACTTAAACCAATTTCTTTTAATACATGGCTTGGTTCTAAAGAATTGCTATTACAAGCACTGCCACTTGATGCATAAATGCCATTCAAGTTCAAATATGAAAGTAGAGCAGTAGCATCAATATTACCAAAGCAAATATTTACGTTATTTGATAATCTATTTGCTTTAGAGCCTACTAATTTTGTATTGGGTAAGGTTAATAGTTTATTAATAAAGTAGTCTCTAATGCTTTCTAAATGGCTTGTATCAGTATCTAATAATTGAATTGCTTTGCCTAAACCAAGAATGTAAGGTACGTTTTCTGTACCACCCCTTAAACCATTTTCTTGCTCGCCGTAAATAAGAGGACTGATAAAATTTTGTGTTTCTTCTTTAATGTATGTAAATCCAATTCCACTTGGACATCCAATTTTTGCTCCTGAAAATGTCATCATATCAACACCTAATTCTTGTACATCAATTTTCATATGTGGTAACATTTGTGTTCCGTCTACATGAAGAAAAAGCGTTCTGTTTGTCTTGTTTTTTAAATCATCACTATATCTATACTCTTGTAAGTCGTTTACTTCTTTAACAATTTTACTTATTTTCTTAACTGGCTGAATAGTTCCAATTTCATTATTTGCACCACATACGGTTAATAGAATGCGATATAGATGATCAAATTTGTCATCATGTTTCTTCAGACGATCCGTTAAATCATTTAAATATAAGAGTCCATTTTCATTTACTTTTATTTTGTCTCTAATAACCAGAGAATTTAAATCTAAAACCTTTTCAATAACTGAACTATGCGATAAAGGATCATAAACATGAATACTGAAATTTTCCATAACCCAGCTATTTCCTTCACATCCTCCACTAGTAAAGAATATCTCATTTGGTTTTGCATTGATCTTATCTGCAATTAACTTTCTGACTTGTTCCACCTTTGTTCTTATTTCAACACTTGGCTGATAAGTAGAAGAGGGGTTATACCAATCTTTTTCTAACGATTCTGTAATGACATCTAAAACTTCTTTCTTAACTTGTGTTTTAGCTGCATTATCTAAATAAATACTTATAATCTATTCCTCCTTATTGTTCTTTAGATTTTTTATTTACATATTTAATAGCTGCATCAATGATTTCATCATTAGAATAAATATCATCTCTATTTACATAATCATAAATTATCAATTTACCAGTTACATAATTATCATTGATTTTCTTTGTATTCATTCTATAAAGATTAATAATTTTTATTTCTTGAAGCATATCAAGACATCTAATTATTGCTGTCAGTGGTAATTGTAGTTCCATATTTATATCAATCACATATTTGTATAAAATAGCTGGAGCTATTTCTACTGTTGAATCAGCGTTTCTTTTTATCATTCTTGTTCTGTAATAACATAGCAGTAAAAGCATATCTTGATAATTTTGTTGACTTGTTGTATATGATTCTAATTTGATAAAATCATCTGCATAAATTTTTGCAAATGATGAATTTTTACGATCAAGTTTTTCTTCATTTAAAGATACACAAATTAATTCATTGACTTTAATTTTTTTTAAATCAATTTTAGTATCGTCAACACAAAAGTCATTAAGGACTTGCTGCATTGCTTGGCAAACTCTTTCTTTGATGTTTTGTCTTTTGACTCTTAATTGATCATATAAGACTTTCTTTGTAAAAATCACTTTGTTAGTTATCAGAGCGTGTTCTTTTATAAAACAATAACAAGCAAGATAATCCTTGTTTTCTATTCCTTTAATCCATATCTCTTCAGGTACTATAATAAATTGTTCTTTTTTCTTCATTCAATCCTCCTTTTAGTTGTTAATGAAATTAATACATTTAATATTTTAGTGTAATGATTTTTGAAACTTTAATTTTTTATAATGTATATATTTTAAATACTTTTTAAGTTTTAATAAGCGTGGTAAAAATACATATAAACTCTTACATTTCGTCACGTCCTAAATAAGAGAGATACTAATAACAATAAGAGAGATACTAATTACCGATAGAGAAACTAAACGAGATAGATACAAGAGCGTTTCGCTTACGCTACACTTGACTTCACTACGTTCGTACTACCGCACTCACTACGTTCGTTTGCTTCTTGCTTCGCTTACGCTCGCTGCGAGTTCGAGGTTAAGTAAAACCTTAAATGAATAGAAACTTGAAATACGATATGAACTTGAATGATTTTTTAAAACTTGAAATTAAATTACTATGTCAAAGATTCTATCAAATGTCCAATACGGTAATCTTGTTAAGTTGGTTATCTTCTTATGTTGATTCTTTCTTTATTACACTTTTATGATCTTGTTTAATTACATTACCTTTACTTTTGTTGAATTTGTTATTTAAAATTCTATCTTTCAATGTTTTAATTAATTCTTCTTTTATTGAATTAATCTATTTAACAAATTCTTTATTATGATTTATACAACTTACATATCTTCTAATGAATCTATGTAAGAACAATTATTTATTTAACCCCATCGTTTATTCATTTACTTATCCTCCTTGATATTGAATTTAGTACATAGCTTTTAGTTGAATATAATCAAGATATATGATATAATTAAATATTTACGTTTTAAGGCGAATTAATATAAAGGCTATAAATTATACCTAAAATATATAAACACTCGTTAGAATTGAAATTTGAGCTTTCTGGCGTGTGTTAATAATTATTTGATTATTCAACTTATGTGATAATTAAGTTTTGCTTAACTATCGTTATGTACCATCTAACAACTAAATTATACAAAAATGAGATCACATAGTCAATAACGATAGTGGTAGAAATGTCTACTTTTTTTGATTCTGCTGTTTCCTTTTTATGAACTTTTGATGATTATAAATTTTAAAAAAATTATGTTCAGAAATAGCATCGTAAGTTTATTTGATACGATGAATTTTTATTGTTTATTGAGCGTATATAATAAGGATAATAATTTGGAGTTTTTGGTGATTAAATTTTACCAATATTTAGGTTGGATTTATGAGTTTGTTGATTGGTAATTTTAAGTTTTATTAGGTGATCAAATAAGAGTTATTGTTAGTATTGGATTGATAAAAAATATTGAAATTTTATCTGAAAATAATTACTGTCGTAGAATTTACGTAAATATTGGGTTATTTTTAATGTTTGAAGTTGGAACTTTTACTTAAAAGTGGCATGACTTCACTATTTAAGGCTGGGAAATAATAAGAATTTAGTAGTTATAAGTTACGGTAATATTGGGTATATTTTAGCAGTGTTAATGTAATGATTTACGATACAAGATATTAAATTTTGTTGGATTTTTAACGATTTTTTGTAAATTTTAAAATTGAGTATTTTGAGTTGATTTTGATGCTGGAAGAATTTAAGGTGCCCTGGTGATGTGGACATGCTTGAGGAACTTTTTGGGCGTGAGCAAGAGAGATTAGATGATTATTGAGGTGGGTTATGGACGGTTTGGATGGGATTGTAGAGTTGACAGGAGGGGATGACGGTATTGTTTAGGGCGTCATCAGGTTGAGGTTATAGGGATTGCTGAATTGAAATTTAAGTGATTGTTAGTGCTGGAATAATAGGTGATGTGTAAGGGTTTATTACGGATAGATAGGGATATTGTGAGTGATAAATTGATGTTTATTGAGGGTTATCATGGGTGGAATGTGGGATTGTTGTAGGTATATCGTAGGTGGAATATGTCGAGAATGGTAAATTTGGGTTAGTAGATAAATGTAACTGATAGGCGAAATCTTGTCTATATAAGTTGATAAAATGTCATAAGTACCCCCCCTATATAAGCAGCAATCAAGTGCATTTGATCCAAGAAAAGGGTATATTATTAATAGTAGTATACCCTTATTTGACCGTTTCACATGATCATAAACCCTCGAGGATGGTTTCAAGGTATTTTATCAATGTGCGAAAAAATTATTAGAATTGAAAGAATTTGTAAATTTTGTCAAAATTTTTTGTAAAAAATAACACTGTTATTTTATTTTATAACAAGTGTTATATTATTATTGTATTTTATTGTTTTCTATTATATTTTATTGTTTTATAACTATTATTATTGTTTATTATCGTTCCACCATAACTAAAACACATACTGACTATAACTCAAACACATAGCAAACCACTCTCTTTATATCCAATTCAACATACTAACATACCAAAAACGATATAACAAACCATCACAAAATCATCACAAGTCACGACTAAACCATACTACATCAACCAACCATAACAAAATACCACAAACACTTTAACATAGTATTCAATACGACATAATGACATCCTGATACATTGGTACATGATCAACAATCAACAAATACATAACCATAACACAATCATATCACAATACCACTATATTATCACATCAACACAATACTATCATCATGATACAACACTGTCACACTGATAACATAACATCACACTAACACGTTCTTATTATCTCTACACTTCTTTATTACTCTGTTATACTTCTCTTACTGTAATAACACAACGTCACTATAACATAACCTTGTTAACCTAATACAACCATATCAACATAACATAGTACTGTCACATTAACATAATATTATCATACTCTTGATTCTCTTATCTTTCGTATCTTCTTACACGCTATCATACGCACATGATCATACTAACATAATATCATAATAACATATTAATGTACATAAATGTATGATCACATGCAGCCTTAACCATTTAACCATATCTTTTTATTTTGTCTTATTTATGTTAAAATATGAGCATAATAAGACTATAATATAATAAGGATGTGTATATATATGAATGATAGAGAAATACTTGAGAGAGCTGAAGAGATAAAGAAAGAGAAAGCAGAAGCGAAAAAGAAAGAGTATAATAAAGAATATGTTAAAAATAAAACTGTTTCAAAAGTGATACGCTTTTCAATTGATAAAGATAACGACATAATAGAACACTTGAAAAACAATGATAAACAATTTACTAATTACATTAAAGAATTAATAAGAAACGATATAAAAAAATAAAAGAAGATAAAGGATGATAAGAATATGGCACAAAACTTTAATAAAACCGAATACATGCGAAAATACAACAAAGAGAAGATCATAAGAAAATCAGTTAAATTTAATATGTTAAATGACGAAGATATAGCGCTATTAGACTATTTAGAGGATATCCCTTTCACTCAAGGTAAATCAATGAATAAATTTATTAAAGAACTTATAAAAAAGGACATGTTAGAGCATGAAAAAGACTAATTTTTTAGTCTTTTTTTATATTTTCTATTGTCTAGGTGCCTAGAGTATGCTATAATAATATTGTAGAAAAGGGAGAAAGCAAAATAAAAAAATCTCTTAAATTTCTATAAAAAATACCTTAAAAAAACATTAAAAAATAACATATATCCATTGACAAATAACATATATATGTTATAATAAAGATGTAAAGAAAAGGTATAACAACTTTACAAAAAGTCATAAAAAAATGTTGATGCTTCTATCGACCAAAACAGCAGCATCAACAAACAAAAATATTTGAGCTTTAACTCAATGAAATTATAACAAATTTTAAAATAAAAATCAAACTAATTTCAATGTTCTTAAAGCGTAAATATTAATTATGACTTATCTATCAAGGGTTATAAAATAAAACGCTTTGAGAACATTGAAAAGTAAATAAAGGTTGATGTAAAGGGTAGGGAAGAACCTGAACCGCTTTGGATCTATGCTAAAGCCTCATCCTTTAATAAATACGCTTTATTAATAGTATTTATTAAAAAATTGTAGAATGTAACCAGTTTTTTGTTATTCTGGTGTATAAATAAAAAAATATAACTTTGTAGAATGTACCAAAAAATAACCCTTGATAAAATTAAAAAATAAGACTTATAAAACTTCATAAACTCATGAAAAGATAGGGAAAGCATAGGAATCTTGTTTATTGATGCGGTTAAGAAATCAGCTTTTAGATAAAGCAATTTTAAAAATAACACGCTATATATAAAAAAGTCTCAAATCTATTTAAAAGGTGTCGTGATCTATCTTTTTGCTTATGAAAAATAAGTCTTTCTTTTCTTCTTTGAAGTAATTCAAAAAAAGAGTTATTTGAAAGAAGAAAAGAAAAAAATAAAATTCCAGGAGGCAAGAAAAAATGCAAGTAAAATATAAAGGGTTAGACAGAGACTTAAATAGTAGATATGTTGATATCTATTATAATGATGAAGAATTTGAAAAGATTGAAAGTATTATAAATCTTATGACATCCAAAGGGTGGAATGTAAAAAATGATGTTATGGGTTTTGCATTTTGTGAAATTGAAGATAAAGAAGAATATCAATATTTTATGAAAGATTGGAAAGCATCAAAAAAAGAACTTAAAGAAAAAAGGGGAATAACAAAATGAAAACAAATACAAAAAGAGTTTTAAAAGCTACAGCACTTGCTACAATTACAGCAAGTGCTTTTTTAATTGGTGGTTATCAAGGGTACAAACAAGGTAAAGAGCATATCATTAATGATTCTATTATCTATGATGAAAACCACTAACAAGGCAATTATTTTTTGAATGTTGACGGTCAAGAATATTCTTGTTGGTTTGAAAATGAAAACCTTCAAACCGTAGCGAATCAAAACAAAGATAAAGAGTTATTTATTAAGGATAAAGACAACACAATTATTTTGAGTTGTGATTTTTCAAACATTCCAGAAGATCTACAAAAAGCAAAAGTCACAAGTTATATGACCGCTTGTGATGATAAAAACGGTTTAGTAATTTTCGTTGAAGAATAAAAAAAATCCAACACTTAAGGAAAGTTAAAAAAATAGCTTTCCTTTTTATTTTACAAAAAATTAAACAATTAAAAAAAACAATTAAAAAAGGACGGTATAAGATTATGAACACAACTATCAAAGATTTTATTTTAAATAATTACGCATATGACAAAGACGAAAGCCCAGAAGATGCACCAGAAAATAAAAAAGAAAATTATTTTTTTATTTGTCATTATATTTTAAAAACCGCAAAAGAAGAAAGTTGCAGAAAAGACGAGGCTTTGACATCTAGCCGCTTTTTTCAATGGGTTTCTGGTTTACCTTCAATTTTTGATATTTTATATACTTTTGAAAATGCTGCTAATGTTCTAATTGAACAAGATATCAAAATTGATAAAACTATTTATGTAATGGGTGAGATAACAGCTATTTATAAAGAACTTTTAAAGGCTGAAGAATACTACCAATTTTTTAAAACACTTTAAAGGCTATATTTTTATAGCCTTTTCATTTACTAAATTTTAAAAAAGAGAATCAAAGAAAGAGAGAATAAAACAATGAGAAAACCAACAATCGCAGAACAAAGAGAAAGAGAGCTACAAAGCGCATCACGCTTATATAATATCAATATTGACGAGTTAAGAAGGTTGATAAACTCTTATTATCGTTATTGTGGTCTAGTAATTAGATTATTCAATGACAATAACACAAGTGAAGAACGTTACAATTTTTTTAAAAAACGTATCGAAAGAGAAGAAGAGAGAGCAGAGAAATGGTTTAAGCGTTTGAATGATCAATTTAATAAATATGGTTTATCACTTATTTATTTTGGCGTTACGCCTACAATATGCGAAAAAAGCACAACTATAACAGCAATAGAAAAATATTTTTATGAATAGGAAGGTAAAGAGCAATGACAAAAAAAGAAATTTTTAACCAACATCAAAAACCTATAGCATTTATAAGCGCCTTTGGTGGTGTTGAAATATATCACATTGAAGGCAATCAAGTTTATTTTAAAGCTTACTGTTGGAATGATTGCTATAACAAAAATAACAAAAGAAATCAACAACATAAAGCACATATTTATTATAACGATAAACACGCTTATTTTATTTTTGAAGGTGTAAGGCTTTCTTTAGCTGAAGCGTTAAGAATAGATGCTATTTAAAAAAGAGAGGAAAAAACAACATGAAAAAATATGAACTATTACCAATCTATGACGGTAGAAAAAGTTTTTACCATAAAGCAATTATTGAAGAAGAAAACGAAAATATAAAATTATATAGCTATAACACATTGGTGTGTACATTATCACACAATAGCGTTATCTTAAATAATAACATAGATCAATCGTTGTTATTTAGCTGCACAACTTTAAGGCATATCAAAGAGTTTTTAAAGCAGTATTACTATAACAATGATCACGACATCACTAAAAAAGATTTATTAAAATTATTATAAGGAGTTTAACCATGAACACAAAAAAATATCACTTAAGTTATAAAGGATCTATCACGATCCTTTTTTTATCGTCACTAATAGCATTTATTTTTGCTGAACCTTTAGCGAATTTTTTAGCAATGCTATTTTATAGAATTTTATTTGTAATTTGTAAAATTTTAGGAGGGTTTTAAAAATGTATTTAACTAAAGAAGATAAACAAATCGCCTTTGACTGTTTTAAAGATGTAAAATTATTATTACATAATAGTGGTAAAATTCCAGAAGCTTGTAAAATTGCTTTGTATCGTCGTATAGATGATATTTTTGAGCTATGTGAAAGAAATGCCCTTTATAAATTTGTAAGACGAGAAAAAACAGAATTATTTATATATATACAAGCGCTTTATGATGCTGGGTTTATTAACTTAAATTTATATCATGATATAGATTCAAATTTAACTAAAGCAATAAAAAAAGCGAATGAAATTTATATCAATAAATATAAAGAAATGGGATCAAAAAAAGAATGTAACAAATATTAAAGCTATAGAAATATAGCTTTTTCTTTATTCTAACAAACGAAAAGAAAAAACAATACAAAAAACATAAAATAAAACTAAAACGAAAGAGAGAAAGAAAAAAATGGAAACAAGACAAACAAATAATACATACAACCAACAACAAGAACTTGATGCGGTTGTTGATAGGTTAAAAGAAAGAATCAAAAACAGACATTCATATTATGAGAATGTCAAACGTGTATCAATCGAAGCAAGAAAAGAAGCGAAGGCACGAAAAAGACAAGAAAGAATAAGAGAAAAAGGATCATGGAAGGATCATAAATATGAATTACCGAAAGCGTTGGAACTTCCAGAGGATCAACCAAAAGTCAATAAATGGGAGTTCATTCAAAGGGTAAACGCTGACATGATCTTATGGAGGAATAAAGACAATGGATGTAAAAGTTGCTTCTATAAGAATATCAATCCTAATAGCATACTAGGAAAAGATAAAGACGGAAATCCATGCTACAACTATATGAACGCTGTAGGGATTGAGAGAAACGTCAATAATTATGGTAAATTTGAAAGTTTAGATGATTAAGGAGGATGCAAAAATGCTAGAAATTATGAGATATTACAACACTAATAATCATTATATTATCATCTTATGGGATGAAACGAGCGAAGAAGTGTTACTTTTAAATAAAGCAAATGGTATTTGTAAAGTATTTGATGACTTGAAAAATATGCCTAATGATATGTTACGTTACATTGCTGAAGATTTTGATTCATTAATCAATATTGACGAATCACAAATTCGTTACAGTTTAGAAGATATTGGATGGATCATGAAAGAAAATTGTGGAGAAGCATTTTTAAGAGAACTTTGGGAAAACCGTGTACCACCTGAAGAGTTTCAATAAATTTAATAATAGATAACGGAGGATGAAATTATGGATTATTTATTCGATGTTTGGGGAGATGGTAAACTTGAATATGATGGATATTTTAAGATTCGCATTGATCGTTTCATGGATGAAAGATGGCTAGGTGAAAGATGTTTTTACATCAATACTAATATGGGATTATATGAATTAAAAAAGATTTTAACTCAAGATGTATTGAATCAACTTTTCAATTTTAAAAATAATGTAAGAGTTGTTATTTCAAAAAAAATTATAATCGAAAAGGAGTAATTAATCATGAAAGATAAAAGATATGATTTTCAATATAGGGGCTATAAATATGCGCCTGAAACAATGGAATTATTTAATCATGGTAAAAAAGTAAATATTAATGCTGGTAATTCAATGTTAAAAGAATGGTTAGCTTGTCATAATTTAGATAAAGTTATTCCAGAAGCTAAACGCATTGTTAGAAAACAACAAAAAAGAGATAACATTGTTTATACCATTGGTTTTAAAATGGATAATGGATCTATTGCATTTTCAAGAGCGTTGTTTACAAATGATAGATTTGATTTGAATGAATTAATGTCTATTTATAATTGTTTGAAAGAACAATTTAATAAAGATAATTGGGAATATAAAACTAAAATTGAAGTTGGTGATATTATCCCAGGTCAAAAGACAAAACCAAAAATTAAATATTCTATTGAAAAAATTACAAAACAACCAATTATTGTTAAATTAAGATATAGTTATTAAGGCATATATGGAAAAAAGTTGTGAAAACAAATTGATAAAATTTAACTTTTATTTCTTTTGATATAACCCCTATATATCATATATTTAAGGGTTCAGTTGGAAAAAAGTTTACTAAAACTTTTGTAAAAATTTACTATTAAAATTATTTTAGATAACCCCTAATGAGTAGAAAAGAGGAAAAGAAAATGAGTTGCTATGTATTAGATGATGAACAAATTAATGTATTGGTAAAAGCTTTTGAAGTTTATAACGTGGAATATCATGCGTATAACTATAAGAAACCTATTGGATTTATTGTTGATTTACAAGAATTAAGGAACGAGATTGGAAAAAGTTTAAAAAATATTAATATTGAAAGTTATAACTATAGATATAAAGAAGATGGTGGTTATATGGAAAAATATTCTTATAAGGATGTAACAATTGATCCAGGAATTGTATATGATTGTATACATAGATATGAATATAATTCTAGCGAAAATCCAGATTATTTTGAAAGTGAAGTGCATGATAGTTTTAAACAACTTAAAGATAAAATGCTACTACAACTTATTAGAAAATGTGGTTATAAATGTGATAGATATTTATAATAATGCTTTATATGGAAAAAAGTTATATAAAAAGATATAATAAAGAAAATGAGGTATACAAAATGGTATCTAAAGAAAAAATAAAACAATTTTTAAATGACAATGAGATCAAAGAATATTCAAGAGAAAAACGAAAATATCCTTATAAAGATGGATATTTTACAGTTGTTAAATTTATGGATAAAGATAGCTGTTGTATTGCTATCATTTTAGAAGAACTAACTCAAAGTATAGAAGAAAAATTATATAAAGAATTTAATAATTTATATGATAATGCTTATAAATTTGAATATATGGAAAATTAATTAAGGAATTGGAAAATTATGATGGAAATCAATTTGAATCAAGATCTTTATATCAATGTTGAGAAATTGGATGTCGGTACAAATGACATGAAAGTAAAAATTAGTAGAAATTATTACTTTATAAGAATAACAAAAAATAAGATTAATTCTTATATCGAGATTAAAGTACCAGATGGAAAATTTAAAAGTCGTTTAGGTGGAGCGTTTATTAAAAATGATGTCCGTGTGGAAAAAGATTTTATTTTAAATATTAAAGAAATTGAAGCTGCTCAAGAAACAGTTAAAAAATATAATCATATATTAGATAAAGAATATATTTTTTAATGAATATATGGAAATTTATAAAAAATAGATTTTATTGAGGATGTAAAAATAAAAATTACATCCTTTTTTGTTTGGAAATTTAAAGAGAAAGTAAGAGGAAATAATTTATGGCAGTATATAGAGCATACGCAAGTATCTTAATTGATGCAGATAGCGAAGAAGAAGCGATTGAAAGAGCTTTGCGAATTTATGATAGCAATACTTTTGATTATGTGGAATTAGAAGACGAAGAAAGCGAAGAGGATGGAAAATAGTTATGGAAATTTTTGAATTTTTAAACTTAAGCACAACAGCAGTAGAAAATATTGAAGATCAAATCATTAATCAATTAGAAGGATTAAATATTGAGCTAACTTATTCAATGATTGATGTTTTAGAAATTCTAGAGAAAAAAGGTGATTGGGAGTTTTTAACAGATAGTTTAATAGAGGTAGTTTGTGAAACAGCTAAAAAGCTTGTGTTGGAAAAATTTCCAAATGCTGAAATTGAATATGATGTGGCGGGTTATTGCAGTGAATTTGAAATTTTAAATATTGATGAATTAGAAATTGAAGATTAAAGAAAAGGATGGGAGAATAATTATGAGAAAATATAGTGTAACAATGTTTTATAGAAAAGAGGTAGAAGTTTTAGCAAATAATGTAAGAGAAGCTAAAGAAAAAGCACATTCAGGTAATGTGGAAAAAGATTATGGTTTAACTTGTGATAATCAATCTACGGATAAAGTTGAATTATTGGAAAATATTCTAGATATTAAATGTCTTGAAAGATGGACTAAAGAAAATGATAAAGGCTTTACATTAGAGCAATTACAACGTATGGAAAAATGTTTTAACGATGATAACTGTACATTATACAATATGATTAATGAGTTGTATGACATCATTAGTGAAGATGAAAATATTTATACTCATGAAAGAATGTTAGAAATTATGTATGAACACGCTAAAGATGGTGATACATTTTATCATCTTGCTATTGATCTTGACGGAAATGATGAAAATGATATTTATTTATTTGATTATAGTATGTGGGGTAGTGGCTGCACAATTATAAATACTAAACAAAAATTAATTAATGTGTTATTTACTGGTAGTTGTTAAATTGGTTGAATTGGAAAATTTTTAATAAAAAGGATGGTAAATTTATGATTTTAGCGAGTGAAGCAAGAAAATTGACAGAAAAGAATGCAGATTATATTGAATATTTTGAAGAATGGAAAAAAGAAACTGAAAAAAGAATTATAAAAGCAGCCGAACAAGGTTTGAGAAAAGTTGTATTCAATGAACGTGTTTTCATTTTTAATAAAGAAAAAGGAATTAAAAGGTTTGTTAATTTTGAAATAGAAGGAAAGCTTTATTTAGAAAAACTAGGATATAGAATTGTGCCTACTGGTATTATTGGTGGGGTTATGCAGCTAACTGAAGATATTATATGGTAAATGTCTTAATTGGAAAAAAGTTGGATGAATAAAAGGAGTAAATATTATGGAAAATTTTAATGAGTTGTCTTATAACAAACAATGCTTAATTGCTAAACAATTAAAAAAATTAAATAATAAGAAGTTTTTAAAAATTGTAAACGATTTTGAAAAATATGAAAAATTCGATTTTTTGAATTTAGAAAATTTATGGAATGAACTTCATAATGATTATGATAAAAAAGAATTAATCGAATTATTTTTAAGAAGTGAAATTGAAAATGAGCATGAATTTTATTGTTGGAAAATTAATGATAACGATAAAGAGTTTATTAGAAGCTATTCAAGAGAAGGTTTAAATATGGAATATCTTTGTAATTATACAAGTTTTTTAATTTTACTAGATAAGGCTACAAATGGAAAAATTAAAGAAATTTTTGACGATAAAAATATTGAATACGAATATAGCATTTATTTAAATAAATTAAGGCATGGGAATTTAGTAGGAGATAATGGAGAAATGTCTTTTAAAACGAAAGAAGAGGCTTTAAAAGATGCAAATGCTTTGATTGAAGAAGATTTAGCAAAAGAATACAATTCAGATCCTAGCGAATTTAAAATTGTTTTATATGAAGTTGATAAATGATATAAGAATGGAGATGGAAAATTATGGTAGAATTGAAGCAAGAATTTGTAATGTATAATGAAAATGTTAATCCTATCTTTGTTATGAATACGCATGAAGGAGATTTTATTTATATCATTGATACGAATGATCTAAAAATGAAAAAATACAATTCTTATATGGAAGATGCAATGCTAGAAATTTTTGAATATATTCAAAGTCATGAAATTAAGGAAATTGAATTTCCTAGTGAAGAATATAAAGATATGTTCTTTAAACAATTAAGATTTCACTATGAGGAAGGTGAAATTACAAAATGGGTAAGAGATTATATCTTATATCAAGTAAAAGTAACATATTAAGAAAAAGAATAACAAGTAAAAGAAATAAGAATAAAAAAATCATTAAAACAAGAATTTTATAAGAAAATACATGCCTTAAATTTCCCTAAATTTAGGGCATTTTTATTGGAAAAATTTTGACAATTTTCAACGACTTTTAATTGTAGAGGTTAATAAATGGATATTTTAAAGACAATTGAGAAATTAAAAAAATACAATGATGATAAAGAAGAAAAACAAAGAAAAGATGCTGAATCATACGAACAAGAATGTAGCAAGTATAAAAATATTATTCAATCAATGACTGATAGGTTGAATCAAATATTGGAATTGGAAAAAATTGCTACAAAATGTTTAGATTCTGGTAAATTATATGAATTTAAACACTCGGGTAAATCCATAACTTTTGGTAAAGATGGATACGTATGTGAAATTGGTAATGCTCAAATGGAAGTTGTTAAAGTAGGTAATAAATATTATTTTAAATTTCCATCAACACAAAATAGATTGCTATTTATGAAAAAGTTTGTAGAAGATTTTGAAATTTTTGAAAAGAATCTTATTAAATTGGTGGATGAAATTACAAATTAAATTTCATTAGGTCTATATGGAAAAAATTTAAAAAAATGAAATGAGGGGAATTTTATGGAAAATAAAAACTCAAAAAAGATTAATGAAATAAAAGAAATAAATAGTGAATGGAAGACAATTAAACAAGAAAACGAGAGAAGTATAAATGAAGCTAAAAAAGCCTTGTTATTGAAACGTGCAGCGTTTATAGAAGATTATACCATTCCGATGTTAAAAAAGTTAAAGAATGTGTTAGAAGTCAAAGATGGAAAAATTTTAAATAAAAGAACTATTGATCCAATTAAGAAAACAATAAGTCAGTTAGGATATGAAGCTTTTTTTGAAAACACAAATTATTCAAGATATGAAATTAAACTAGTACCAAAAGAAAAATTAATATCACAATACAGAGTTAATTATAAAGGTATTAATATATTTGATAAGACTATTAATGAAAAAATTCTTGATATTAATATATTTGACAATGTGATTTATTTAACGGTTTTTGATGTCAATGATTTAAACAAACTTCTAACGGAAAACGGGAAATTTAGAATTGATCATAGTGTGTTTAAGCAATACATTGATGAATATATTCAATGTCTTAAACAAGATATTGAATCAAGTAAACAAGAATATAAATTAGTTGATCAAATGCTGGAAAATTATAATGATTTAGTTGAAAAAATTAAAATTTATAACAAGACATATAATCGTGAAATGAAAGACTTATTCGATGTAAATATTTTTGATTCAAATATTATAACTATTGGAGGACAAGACAATGGAAAATATTAGAATTTTTGAACAGTTAAAAGAAAATACAAAAATAAGATACAAACACCCAACAAAAGAAGCTGAAGAATGGGAAGTATTTGAACAAGATAGACTATTTGTAACGTTGACACGTATCCCAGATGGAGAGCTTTGGAGAGTTGGTAAATATTATATCAATGAATTACATCCTGAAATGTTTGAATTAATTCATTAAAGATACGAAAAATTTGAGAATATTTGAACAAGACAAGTGATTTAAAACTTGTCTTTTATTTTTATCAAAGGCTTATATGGAAAAAATATTAATGAAAGTAGGAAGTAAAAAATGAAAGTAAATACAAAAGTATTAAGAAATAAAATCGAAAAATTAAATAAAGTGAAATATACAAATAAATATGGAATTAATTATGCAGTATTAGATGCTGCTGGCAGCATGTTAAGAATTTATAACAGTGATACAGATAATTATTGTGTAAGAACGGAACTTGATGGACTTATTAATAATGATAAAGATTTTAAAGCAAAAGTAGATTTAAAAAAGCTATCAAAAGTAATTAAAAATTTTGGTGAATCAACACGTATTTATATTGATGATGGTAAGTTGATTTTATCATCTGAAAATAGAGTTTTTAAAATGAATTATGAAAAAGCAAACATGTATCCTTTAATAGATTATCAATTCAAAGATGATCTTAAAGAAATTGAATTGGAAAAAAGTTTTACTAATGAACTTTTTAAACATGTTAAATTTGTAGCGAAAAAAGGTAAAGATAACAGAAATATTTTACAAAGAATTGGATTTAAAGAAGATAATGTTGTAGCAACAGACAGCTATAGACTTATTAAAACTGATTTAATTCCTTATATAAGAAATGGAAATAATTTTATTGAAAATGAGTTTAGTGTTAATGTTGAAGTTGTTAAATTCATTCAATCAATCAAAGAAGATATTCTATCAATTCAATATAACAAAAATGATGAAAATGTGAGAATTAATCTTACAAATAATATTGTAATTTTAAGTGAGAAAGTAGATGACAATTACCCAGATACAAAAAGATTAATGCCTCCAACATTCGCAGCAAAAGTAGTGATTGATAGTAATAAGATGTTAAATTACCATAAAGAGTTAAATGATTTATCGAGTGAAAAGCAATGGATTGTTAATTTAGATTTAAAACAAAATACTTTATGTTTTGATAATCCTACAATTGATTATTCTATTGGTATTGAAAACGATCTTATGGAAAATTCATTTAATGATGTAATTAGTTATGACTGCAAATATATGATTGATATTTTAGAAAATTTAGTTGGTAATATGTCGATTAATTTACAAGGTGGTGTAAATGGAAAGTTAAAACCAATGATTATTAAAGATGGTGGCAATAGTGAATATATCTTATTGCCAGTAAGAAGATACTAAATGGCTTATATGGAAAATTGTTATGTAAATGATTTTCCATATTTTATTTAGTAAGAAAGAGGGTAAATTTATGGATGAATTAAGTATAGAAGATAGAAAATATTTGTTTAAAAAATTTAAAGAAATTAAAATTCCTTTTCAGGATAAAACAGGTTGTTTTTTTGAATTTAAAGAAAAAATGAGAAAGTTTCATTTAAAGTTATTTGATAAAAAGGCTGAATATTGGTTTCCTGAAGTACAAATATTAAGAATTTACATTGATGATCATGCAACAAATATGTATATAAAAGTGGGTTATTATTCCAAGAGAGAAAGACATATTAAAAAAGTTACTTTGGTTGATCTAGATATAAAGCAAAAAATTGTGATAGATAAAATTTATAAGAAAATCGAGGTATAAATATGGATAAATTTAATGATGATATGTTATTTGCAATTAATTACAGGCTATCTTTAAAAGAAATACCTATTGTTATTGATTATGAGACGGAAAGACATAAAGAATTTTGTACGATTAAATTAGCTTGTAAAGATTATGAAAAATGGTTAGATCAACCTATTTTAAATCCTAAAAAGGAATTAATTCAAGTGATAAGAGATTTATTCAAAGAAATGTATCATAAAGAGTTAAATTTTAATAACACTGGTACGTCTTTTTGGATGAGAAATGTTAAAGGAGAGTAAGTATGACATTTGATGAAATTGATAAGAGATTTAAAAAAGGTGAATATGAAATACCAGAGAAAAACAGTTTAAATTGGAAAAAAGAATTACCAGAAACTTATGTCTTTAATGAAAGTTTGAGTGTAAAAGAAAATAAAGAAAAATTAGAAAAATATAACAAAGAAGTTTCGATTCATAATACCAAGATTGCATCAGATTATTATAAAAATGAACAAAAAATTCATATGAAATTACTTAATGATGTTAGATTAGCAATCCAACAAGAATTAGGTGTGAATTTTGAATTAAGTGATAAATTAGTTTACAAACACTTGGCTTATAGTTGTAGCATTTTTACTTGCTATTTTGATATTAAAGATGACTGTAAATTTTTTAAATCATTTATGAATTATGCAAGAGAACAAACAACAATGGAGGGATAAACGAGGTATGGAAATTACTAGAAAATTAAAAAGAATGTCAGCTAGTCAAGAATATGGAATATTAGAAGTTTTTGAGGAAATTAATGACTTCTGTTTAAAAGTAAACAGAAGTCTACTAAACATTCATACATATGATGAAATGGTAGATGAATTGGAAAAAATGGCAAGAATGAAAGCGGATTATTTTGATGGGTTTGCAATTGCTTTAAGTCAAAGCAAGAACACAAAAATTTTCTATTGCGATTTTACTCAATGGGAAAATGTTAAGAGAAAAGCAAAATACATTCCATTATTGCTACCAATTAATGACAAAGCACAGTTAGTAAATTTAGCAATTAAACAATTAAGGTTGAAATAGGAGAAAAAGACATGGAAAAATTTAATATTTTTGAAGGTAGTACAATTACCTTAGAAGAATTTGCACATACAATGATTGAAGAAAGAGTTGTTTTACTTTTTACTGAAGATGAAAATGAATGTGGAAAACATTTGTATAATCGACTAAAAAAAGAAGGATATGATGCTTATTTCAAAGATGGCGTAGGTGTCAATGGAATTGAAAGTGAATTATATGTTAATAAAAGATACTGCACTTACCCGACTTGGTGGAGCATCATTTGCTCATTAACTAAAATTAAGTATAAAAATAATGAAGAATTAACGAAATTCATAATTAAAAATAGTAAATATAAAATAAATACCTTACAATCCAACGCTAAATATTTAAAAGATAAATTAGATAATAGGAAAATAACTTTTGCAAACCAAGATTCTTTTGAGGATTTATACGAAGAAACAAATGGATTATTAAACGATATTGACGATATATTATATGCCCTAATTCATAAAGGTGAATCACTTGTAGAAGAAAAAGGAGAAGAATAATATGGAAGAAATGTATATGGAAACTTCGATATATAAAGTTTTGAAAGTATTAGATGAGAAATTAGAAAAATTGAATATCGAAGAATGGTTAAAATTAAATGAAGGTGATGAATTTATTTTTAGAAGAAAATTGTATAGCGAAAATTCTACAGATGATTTATTAGAAATTAAAATCAATCATGAGACATTTAAACAAACGCCATTTACTAGTTATACATTAAGCGATTATTTATCACGCTTTGAATTACAAGAATACTTTGATTATGTAATGACTAATTGTAAACCCGTAGAAGAAAAGGTTCATTTTAAAGATAATCAAATTTTTGAATATAATAGTGATAGAATGGGATTTGTTATCTCTAAATATCAATCAAATAATTCTATTGCTATTTCTATTGTGTGTATTAATGATGATAATACTGATGGCGAACTATATGGAACACTTACAGTGAATCTAGAAGAATATGGGATAGAAAATGATACAAAGAAAATCGCAATTCATCATGATTATATGGAATATCCACAAAAAGAAATATTAGATAATTTTCTTGAAATGTATAGTTTGAATTATGTTAAGATAGAATATGGATTTGCTCATAGTATTATGGTTAGATTAAGAGATTTTAGGGAAATTCCTATTGATCCTGATTTAGAATATGAGGATTTTGAATAATATTATAAGGACTCAATTGGAAAAAAGTTAGGCAAATCATTTCAAAAATGTTATTATTTAAAAGAAATGAGGTAACCCGTATGAGTGAGATAATGAAAGCTTTAGACGAATTAATAACTTTAATATGCAGCGATTTAAATATCTCTAAACCTAAAGTTGAAATTGATAAGGAAGATAAAATATTTGAAAGTGATACGCAATTAGCAGCATATGATATGGAAAATAATATCCTTTATTTAAAGAAAAATTATATTACTGGTTTAGATTTATATTTCGTATTAGCACATGAATTGAGACACAAATATCAAGTTGACAATGGTTTGTTTGATATGGAAAATTATAAACATTCTAATGAATGTTCTTTGGAAGAATATAATTTACAATTTGTGGAACTTGATGCCAATGCTTATGCTTATTTAATTATGGTAAGCTTATTCCATAGAGCACCATTATACAAAGGATTGAGCGGGCATGTACGTGATAAGATTATGGAACGTGTTAAAGAAATATATGAGGACGATATGGAAAAAAGTTATTAATTATGATAGACTATTAGCGAAGGTACATTTAATTTCAACATTTAATGCTCAAAAAAATTGTAATATTATCAAAATGTATCTTCTTCTGAAAGTCTAGGTAACGTCTTGTCAACGTTACCTATTTTTATATGGAAAACTGATATATTTTTAGAAAATATAGTATAATTAAAGAAAGGTGGTGAATGGAATGAAAAATGATAAAACGTTAATGATTGAGAAATTTTTAGACAAAGGTAGCTATGTAACAATGATTAATATGCCTAAAGGCTATGGAAAAACTTCAAATATTAGAATGATGTCAGATTTCTTTGACATTACTAAAGATTCTAAAAAATTATTTAAAGGTACTAAAATCATGGAAACACCTTATGCAGCTGAAATTAATCAATATCCAACAGTTTACTTGTCTTTTACAAATGCTTTTGGGAATAGAGTGGGCGTAATAAACTGTATTAAAGACCAATTTAAAAATGAATTTAGTCGTTATAGTTTTGTATTTGATAAGTTAGATGGTTTCAAAAAGAGCAGATATAAACATATTATGCGCAGATTGGAAAATAAAACAAGTGATACACTTCATGATATTGATGATTCAATTACATTTCTAATGGACTGTTTAAAAAAATATTACAATAAAGATGTCATGGTATTTATTGATGATTATGATATTCCATTTATAGCAGCACGAATTGGGAAATTTTATAAAGATGTTGGTAATCCGTTGTATATGATGTTTCATAGTGCTTTTAAGACATCGGATGGTTTGAAATATGGATTATTAATGGGAACACAAAATGTTTTAATTAGCGATGCATTAGGTGGCGGATTAAATAATTTAGCAATTTCTAATATTGAACATAATGAATATGGAGAATATTTTGAACAACATGATCAGGAATTAATTGATGAAAATATTAAGTTTATGATCAAAGAAGCTAGAAATGATAAATGGATAAAAACATCAATAAATTATCTTTTAAAAGATGGAAATATTGAAACTGAAATTGACTTGTATAAAAGCTATTATGAAAATAAAACAAATGCAAGTTTTTGGGGTATGTTAATCAATGAAGGGGTTTTAAAAATTATTGGTGATAAACTTAATAAAGTATTTTCATGTGAATATATTTATAAATTGGAATTTGCTAACAATAAGGTAAAAGAACAATTTATAGAAGTTATAAATGGTGAAAATTAAATTATGTTCATTGTTATAATGATGTGGCAATGGAATATTTTTATCTATCTTTGAAAGGTATAGATAAAAGTAGAAAACTGAATAGAGATAAATTAATGGATTTAAGATTATTCTTGAATCCATTTTTTTATATAAAATTTTATGAACAAAAGGAGATTTTAATTATGAAAAAAGTAGTAAATGAAGTAGCGAAACAAGGACAAGAAAACGCTGTATTGGATTTTAACTTCGAAGGGCACGATGTAAGAGCAATCGCTATTGATGGAGAGCCTTGGTTTGTTGGGAAAGATGTAGCAATGGCTTTAGGTTATAAAGATACTACAAATGCAATGAAACAACACGTTGATAAAGAAGATAAGAAGGGGTGGCAAATCACCACCTCTTCAGGTAAACAAAGAGCAAATATTATTAATGAATCAGGATTATATTCGTTAATCTTGTCAAGTAAGCTTGATTCAGCAAAGAAATTTAAGAAATGGGTAACTAGCGAAGTATTACCATCAATCCGTAAAAACGGTGGATATATTTATGGGCAAGAAAATATGAGTGAAGATGAGCTACTTTCGAGAGCGTTAATTCTTGCAAATAGCAGAATCTTGTCACTTGAAAGTAAAAATGTGCAATTAGAAGAAGAAAAACAAGATGCTCAATTTCTAGGTGAGTTATTCACTGGATCAAAAGATAGATGGTTGACAACTGAAATTGCTAATTACTATGGCATGAGTGCAATTAAACTAAATAAACTGTTATTTATGTTAGGTATTCAAGATAAAATTGACGGTGTTTGGGAAGTTAATGAGGATTATGAAAAAGATGGAGTTAAATTGATGATTGAATCAACTAAACATATGTATGAAGGCAAAAAGATGATTAGGGTAGCCAAATTTAACGCTTGGACTAAAGATGGTGTTAAGTTGATTTATGAAACATTAAAAGAACGTGATGTACTACCTATCATAGAACAAACTGTAGAATAAAATCTTTTTAGTTGTTTTAGTGAACGTTTTAGTTTTCTTTTATAGCTCATTAAGTCAAATTATGGTAAAATATGTGTTATAAGGGAGGAAGTTGTTATGAGTAGTAAATTTAAAAAGATGATTAAATGTTTGATTACATTTAGTTTTATCTTTACAATTGTAGGATGCGGAAGTTCAAAATCTAATGATGAAATGAAGAAAATATTTAAAGAAGAAGATTTGACCATATATGAAGAACCATATAACGAAGATCCAAACATTTATGTTGATTTTGAAGCGCATGACGATAGTGTACAATACGATAAAGATGGAATAAAATATGAAAGTCGTGACATGGATGAATATAAACTTGTTTCTGAATTAAGCGATGAACAAAAAACAAGTTATAAAAAAATCTTTGATACCTATGATTTCACATCGGATGATTTAGAAAGTTATATGAAATATCGTTTTGAGAAAGTAACAAATAAGTATAATAAATTGTCATATAAGGATAAATTTATTTATACATTGAAAAATAATTATTCAGATGATGATGAAATATCCGAAGGAAAAGAATTTTTAAATGAATTATCTAAAGATGATATTAAAAGTCTTTATAAATTATTGATGAAAAACGAATCATCTATAGATCTTCCTATAAAAGATATAAAGGAAGAGTATTATAAGGAAATTGATGCACCAAAAGATATTAAAAACACAATTAATAATCTCGATGATGTACTTTACGACAATGTCGATGAACCTAATTTTGAATTTGACAGAGTTGTAAAAAATGATAGTGAAACAACATTATATTATAGTATTAAACCATCTACTAATTCAATTTGTGGAAAATATTCTTTTAGTTATGATAATAACGGAACTCTCACGTCTTTTGCATTATTGTTTAGCGATTACGCTTCGGCTGATGCTGCGTGTGTTTATGCAGGTTATTTAATCTATGCTTGTGAAAATGATGTTGATGATGAATATAGTGGAACGTTTATCGCAGTAAATTCTTACAATACTGTATATAATAAAAATGGTTTTAGTCACTCATTGGTGCTATCTGGAGATACTGACGGTTTCTTAATGAAGCCATTAAATTAGGAGGTTGTTATGATAAGTTCATATATTTTAATGGCATTAGCAGGTTTAGGAATGCTTTTTGGGTTAAGCAATTCAAATATGATTGAATTTGTTTCTTCAATAATATTGTTTATTTTCTCTTTAATGTGTTATGAGCATTTTAATAGATTGAAAGAAATTTCCGAACAACAAAAACAAATAGAATTAAATCAAAGATCATTAATGATTCTTTTAAATGAAAAGAAAGATGGTTCAAATTAATTATGAATGATGATGCAAGAAAAAATTTAGACAAAATTTTAAAAAATAAACCTAACATATCATTAAAACAGAATAATATTGATAAAAAAGATAAATCGATTAATAATGAACAAAATGTTGAAATTAATAATCAAGAAGATAACAGATTATTTGATACTTCAGATGTTCAACCAGATATGTTAATAGAAAAGAGTCTTGATAAAACTATTAATGGATTAACTCATTTTATTGATAAAATTCATGATAACAAAAAACATCGTAAAAAAGTTTTTTGTGTTTTAGGAATTGTTCTTTTAATAATTTTATGGTATTCTTATATTCAATCTAAAAAGGATGAGGATACTGGTATGTGGTTATATTCAAAAGAACCTGAAATATCCACCAATTGCAAAGAGGATGTTTTACATGCAATAGAGAATATAGAACCTTGGGCGACTGAAAGTAAATTAACTAATGGCTATATATTAATGGACAAAAATGATAAGCCTGCCTATTTTATTATTGAAGTTAATTTGAATCCAGATGGACTGATAGATATTGAAACAATGGTGATTGATTATTCGGGAAAAGATAATTATTATTGGGAAGTTTCTAAAGATGGTGATTTTGATAATCCGGAAGAACTTATTAAAGAAACTAGAAACAAAAAAATAAATGTAGATGATTATAAAATTTATAGACCCACAGTAGGTGAATTAGAAGATATAACCAATAGAGAATTTTATTAAACCATGTTTTTTAAACATGGCTTTTATTTTACCTACAATTAGGTAAATTTAATAAATCATGTAATATAAAGTTATTCATGAAAGTGGTATCATAATAGTAGATACTTGATGCACTTTCATTGTTTTAAAGGAGGTTGTAGTTTGTCTAATGGAGTGTATAAAAGGGTTGACCAGGTGCCTTGCTATGCTCCCAAACTGTCAACCCTTGCATCAATGCTAAAGTATTTTTATTAGTATTGACAAGATTATTATGAACAAGAAAAAGATATTTATACTAAAAGCATTGGTGTAAGTATCAAATTTAATTAATGAAGGGGAGCATGAAAAATGATAAAAAAAGTAATTAATGTGTTTAGTAAAATTAAAGGGGAAGATAAAACAAACAATAGAAAAGTATTTAAAATTTTTAGTGAAGTGATCATTAATGATATTGAAATAAGTGATACACATTATTTGATATTTGTTGAATTAAGAAAAGACCGTTTAAATAGTAATGTGATTTTAAATAAAGAAATATGTGCTGCAATATCAAATAGTGAAGAAATCTTTCTAACTGTTGGATATAGAGGTGATGATTTAATCTATATGATCCTTGCAGATGAGGAGCAATTTATTCTTGATTTATCATTACAAGAAGAACGTTTAATTTTATCTACAGTCTTATTTAATGAATGGAAATATCGTTAATATTTTGGGAGGTTACATTAGGGAAATAACCTCCTTTTATTTTTTTTAAAAACTTCAATAAACTATTGACAAGGTTAGCCCCCTAATGTAAAATATAATATGTAAGGTAGAGGTGACAACAAATGATTTATAAGGAAGAACTACAACAAATTAAAAGAAATAAAATAGAAACACTTTTGAAAAAAAATGATTATCCCGATGATTTAGCTAATTTCTTTAGATATTCTTCAGTTAAATCTCAAACGTGTTTGTTAGGCTATTTTAGTTCGATAAACAATTTCTTAAATTGGTGTGTTACTGAAAATATCTTTAATGATTATAAAGATATCGGTAATGTTAAGCCCAGTCACGTAACCAAATACTTGACTGGTTTGATTGAATCAAATTACAAGAATTCAACCGTTGTAACGATTCAAAATCAGTTGTCAAGTTTCTTTAATTATTTGGTTGAAGAAGATTTGATTGACAAGTCACCAATCCTTAAAAGAAACAAAAAGTTATTTCAATTAAAGAAAAAGAAAGATGCAACCAAACTTCCTAAAAAAGAAGATTTAGATGTATTATTAAAATCATTAAATGAAATAGCAAACGTAAATAGTAGAATTAAATATACTACTATTTACAGATTTCTATTAGGTTCAGGATTAAGAGAAACTGAGTTATGTGGTCTTGATATAGATGACTTACATTTGGATTCTGATTATCCTTATGTAGAAGTTATTAGAAAAGGTGCGTATAGTGAACTTGAATATGAAACAGTTTATATTTCTAAAGATGCTAAAAAAGCACTTAATGAATGGTTAGAGATACGTAAAAAAATCCAAACCGTATCAAATGCAATATTTCTAACTAGAGATGGTTTAAGGATCAAAGAAAAAAATATTATTAGAATTATTAAAAAATATTCTAATAATACAATAACACCACATATGTTAAGACACTTATATGTAACAAATTTATATCACGCAACAAATGATTTGGCTTTCGTTCAAGAACAAGCTGGGCATGTACAAGGTTCATCAGTAACACTTGACACATATGCAGCAGGATCAAATGAATCAAGAGAAGTATTATTAAATTTATAATTTTTAACTATCGTTATTGACTATTTAAGAATTATTTTGTAGAATGACTATGAGGTGAGATTATGAATCACGTAAAGGAGTATGTTCAATCTAATCTTAAAGTTACTGGAAATTTAAAAGTAGTGCTGGATAGGATTGAGCAAGAGGAAAAACAAAAGAATAAATCAATTGAAAAATTAAACGAGAAAGAATTAATAGAATTTTTAAAAGGGCAAAATTACAATACTCTTCAACAATCAAGGGCTTTCTTAAATAAGTATTTTGATTGGTTAGTGTCAAAAGAATACATAAAGGAAAATATATTTGCAGGCAATAAAAATTTGAGCATTAAATCAATTAATGCTTTAAAGGAAAAGGAACGAAAAGATTTTAACGAAGAAGATTTTGAAATTCTAATGTTGAATCTTTCGATGTATACACATTTACAATTTATTGTTTATGCTTGTTGGTTAGGTATATCATTCCCACAGTTAGCCAAAGTAAAAAGGTCGGATTTGAAATTTAATAAAAAAGTTGTCAATATAGACAATATAGAATTTCCAATTGATGATCGTTTTATTGAGCTATGGAAAGAATATGATTCAAATAGTGAACGTTATGGGAAAAATCCATCAATTATTACAAACTATAAAAGCTTCATCTTAAAAATAAAATTAGATGCTAGAATGAGGGATTTTGCTTGTGATAATGATTTTATTGGATATTGTCGATTACAATACAAAAAATATGTAAATGAAGTATTTAATGATATTAATTGTGATTTATCATTATCTTCAATAAAAAAATATGGAAGAATCAACGCTTTTATAAAACAAGCTGGCAATGTTAATTCTGAAAATTTATATTCAAAAGTTGATGTCTTTTGTAAAGAAAGAGGTTATTCAAATAATAGGTTTTATACTGAAAACTATGAATACTTCAAAAAAGTGTTTAATTTAGAATAGACTTCATAATCTATTCTAAAAAAATGATAATAGATAGTCTATAACGATAGTATAAGTTATAAATAGAAAGGAAGTTTATGAGTTTTGTAGAGGTTTTAGAGAAAGTTTATAAGTCAAAGAACTTTTCAAAAACATTTAAATTTACCGATGGAATAAAGTTCTTTGATGATGTTAGAGAATTTCATGGTTTTGAAAAATTAGTTGATGAATATGAACTTGAACATGAAGGATTTGATTTTAGTTTTATTCATCTAAAAAAAGGAATTGGTCAATTAATCATCGAAAAAAGAAATGGTGATGTTATAACTCATAATTTTGAGTTATAACTAGCCGATATATTTTTTAATATAGATGGTCTATAACGATAGAATATGCGTATCAAAGGTTAATCTGGTCGGCATGCAGATGTGGTTCGATTCCACAGATACGCAAAGAAACGAAATGGTCTAGTGACTGAAAAACTATTATCTTTACGAAAAACTGTGAGAAAAATCCTTGTACGCTATACACAGTTTTTCAGAAGCGATAAATAAGAGAAGTTAAGAAACGACATAAGGTAAAAGCAAAAAAATAAACAATTGAATACTAATAATATTATTTCCTAATTTATTTAGAATGGAGGAAGCTCCTTTAAAATCACAAAATACATTTACACACAAAAGGAAATAATAAAATCAAGAAAATAAAATTTATGTATAAGTAATTATAACCATCAAAGGCAATTAATTATGCTCGATTGCTTATTGGTAACAACAACGTCAAAAAATATAAAAAATAGAAGGTCGATTCATCTTAATTAAAAACTTATTTATCAAATCTTGTCATGCAGGTTAGCGATAAGAGTGGTTCGATTCCACTCGTGACAGTCGTTCATAAAATTTTATAGCAAATAGGTTATGAATATTAACAAAACACCTTTCAAATAACATTAATAGTCATAGTCATAAAAAATATTTAATCATAAAGCATAGCCTATTTGCAATCTACTCATTGTAGGTTTACCTAGAATTTTCTAGAACAGTTTGATTCTGTTAATGAGTACTACTTAAAAGATTTGATTTTCATTTTTTAACGGATAAAAGATTTAATTTTAACAAGTTTCCTATTTTATATTCCTTTTTTATAGTCTTATCTTTTATCCGTTAAATCTGCCCATGTGGGCAACTTAAAGCAGTTCGACTCTGCTTGTGGGCTATGTGATTTTGTTATCCTTATTAATATACTATGTAATTTGATGTTGGTTTTGCGTTATCCAGCATCAAACTGTTCGTTCAGGTTTGAATAAAAATAGTTCGATTCTATTTGCGAACGCCAATAATGACCAGGAGGATTTAAAAATTTAATTAAAAGAGAGGTTTTAATATGAAACTTAAACATGGAATCAAGGTAGGATTGGTTACTTTTGGAATTTTAGGTTCATTAAGTTCAAGTTTTTATGTTGGTTATTCCCAAAATTACCGTATTGAAAATTTGCAAAAAGAAACCGCGAAATTACAAAAAGAACTTAAAACTACTAAAAAACAGAATAAAGAGTATTTGAATGAAATGGAAGATTTAACAACTCAAGTCAACGAAATCAATACTCTTATTTCAGAAAAAACCAATTGAAGAATACCAACAATCAAATTAGGATTGTGTTCTTCATCAAAAACCTGGTTTAAATCTTACGAACCTTATCAAGCAATTACTGATAAAACGTCTGCTCAATATCAATTAATTCATAGTGATCAAATTCATGTTGGTAACGATGGATTGTTATATTCAAATGATGGTTATATTGGAGTCGCACTTGGTAATGTTTATGGAAAGGTGGGAGATAAATTTATCATTAGATTTGACAACGGTAATGAAACAAAAGTTATCAAGTTAGATGAGAAAGCTACTAAAGATACGATTAATGACTGTTATCATAAGACAGATGGCTCAATGATTGAAGTGTTAGTTGATAAAGATTTAGCAGCACAATCTTATCCATTAGCGATTAAAGTCTGGGGTGATTTTAATTATAGCGATAAATTTAATGGTGCAGTTGAAGAAATTTATAAAGTAATGGAGTAAAGATCAAAGAATAACAAGGAGAAATTTATGGATAGTTTATTTCAAGATTGGGTTTATAGAAATCTAAAGAAATTTAGAAATTGTTCTGTTGATCCAAATGTACTAAATGAACATTCACAAAATGAAATTAAGCGTGATTTATTATATCACGGATTCAAGAATAGCAAAGTTAAACATTTTACTAGAGATATTGATGGGGGCAAAGCTCTTAATAAGGATTTACGTGAACCAAAGATACAACATGTTGAATTTTGTATTCTTGATGTAGAATAGGAGAATTAGAATTTTAGAAGAAAGGGATTTTATATTAAAATTTCAGTTTTATTAAGTCAACGAAAGACTCAATAAACTTGGGAATTTTAATAGACTTAATAATGAACTTTAACTATACAAGTTAAAATGTATTAGAAATTTTATTGATAGAATCAAGGTTTTTATAGTATTGAATAAAACTGAAAATTTTCGTAAAAGTTGGTCATTAATTAATTTTTGCGAATTTGATAAGTATGCAAGTCAATCTTATTGCATGATACATGATGTTGATCCAAACTTGAATCTTGGTGATATTACACAAGTAGATGAAAAGAAATTAAACAATTTTGATTTAATGACATGGGGTTTCCCTTGTACTGATTTATCTGCGGCTGGTAGGCAAAAAGGTTTTATTGATGAAAATGGTAATAAAACTAGAAGTGGAATGTATTATGAAGGTATAAGAATTTTAAGAGAAAAGAAACCAAAATTATCAATCATTGAAAATGTTAAAGCATTAACATCAAAGAAATTTGCTAAAGAATTTCAAATGATTTTAAATGATTTAGATGAAGCTGGTTACAATACATATTATAAAATTCTTAATGCTAAAGATTATGGGGTTCCACAAAATCGAGAAAGAGTGTTTATTATTTCAATTCGTAAAGATATTGATAATGGTAAATTTAAATTTCCTGACCCTAAACCACTTAAAATTAGATTAAAAGATTTGTTAGATGATGAAGTTGATGAAAAATATTATTTAAGTAAGAAAATGATAAATTATATTGCTTCACCTAATGCAAAGTGGACTGGTAACAATGGGGGGGCTTATGTGAATAAGAGCATAGCGAGTACATTGAATACTGGCGAAGGATCGAGAAGATGTGATGCAAGTAATTATATTTGTAAAGATTTGCCCGAAAACGCTGATTTACAAGCTATTAGACAATTTGGAATTTTCGATAAAGATGGTAAAAGACATCAAGCTGGAAGCGTTTGGGATAAAAATGGTTTAGCACCAACTCTTGATACAATGCAGGGGGGTACAGGCAACCGATGATTAAAGATGAAAACATGAAAGAATATGTAGAAAATGCTTTGAATGAAAATAAAGTCATACAAGATGGTTGGATCAAGAAGAGTGAAAATGGTACAAAACATCAAAGTAATACAGTATATAATGTGAATGGTTTATCACCAACATTATGTGCTGGAGATTATAAATCACCTTTGAAGTTTACAGACATAGAAGATTTATGTATTAGGAAACTTACTCCCAAAGAATGTTTTAGACTCATGGGATTTAATGATGAATTATTTAATAAGATTGATGGTATATCGAATACTAGGCTTTATAAAGCCGCGGGTAATTCAATAGTAACTGATGTATTGTTTTATATTTATATTGAACTATATAAAGCAATGCCAGAAATATTTGACGATTTAAAAGTATTAAGTCTATTTAGTGGAATTGGTGCTTTTGAAGTCGGTTTAGATAGATTATATAGAGTAATTAATTTACTTGAAGAAAGAAAACAAGGAGAAAAATAAATTTGAAATTTTTAATTAGTGTTATTTTAATAGTTGTGGCGATTGCTATAATCATTGGGTTTGGTTATGACAGTCATGAAGATACATTTAAACTAAATAAAGGACAGTCATTAGCAATCATTCCGTTGTTGGCTGCATTGGTAATGAGTTGTATCACATTCGTGTCTGCTAATACTGTCGGTGTTAAGTATAGTGCATTTAATGGAACAAGTAAAGAAACTTTAAATGAAGGATTACATTTTAAAACACCATTTGACAAGATCTATGAAATTGATACAACTGTTCAAGAACGCAGTGTTAAAGATGTAATGGTTCAAACTAATGATGCTCAATTCTTAACAATGAATATTAATGTTAAATATCAAGTAACAACTAAAGATGCTTTTAAAGTTTATAAAGGTTATAAAACACTTGATACATTAAATAAAAATATTATTGCAAACTACGCACAACAAGCTTTATCAGAAGTTTGTACACAATACAACATTATTGATATTTTAGGTGATAAAAGAAATGAAGTTTTAGCAAAAGCCTCTGAATTATTAAAAGAAAAATATGCTAATGAAGGTGTTACTTTCAAATCATTAACAGTAAAAGATATGGATGCTGGTGATGAAATTGAAAAAGCCATTAAAGATGAAGCAGTGGCTAAAAAAGAAGTAGAAACCGCTGAACAAAGAAAACAAAAAGCTCAAAAAGAAGCTGAAACTAAATTAATTGAAGCTCAAGGTGAAGCTGAAGCAAACGCAGCTAAATCAACTCAATTAACAGATCAAATTTTAAAAGAAAAAATTATTGAAAAATGGAATGGAGAGTTAAGCAAAGTAGGTGGAAGCAACGGTACTATGTTTGACATCTCAAGTTTATTAGATTAAAATTATAAAATTTTACTTTTATTCACAGTAAAATTTAACCCATAAAATCTACATATTTTACATTATATAACATTAAATAGTAGTTTCCTTTCATTAATATGTTTTTAAATTTACCTATTTATTGGTACTTTAGATAGCATCAATAAAAGTAAAATTTCATCTATATTACAACAAGGTGATTGCCTTGAGATATTAAAGAAACTACCAAATAATAGTGTAGATTTAGTAGTAACTGATCCACCTTATGAGTTTGCTGCTCACGGTGGTGGCGGTGCATTTGGTTCAAAACAAAGAGAATATCATAATGAACTTGAAAATAGTGATATTACAAAAGGTTTTGATACTAAAATTTTAGATGAATTAATAAGAGTAATGAAAAAAATAAATATTTACATTTGGTGCAATAAAGAGCAAATAAATATGTACTTGAATTATTTTAAAGATTATAACATGGACTTATTGGTTTATTGTAAAACAAATCCAGTACCAACTTGTAATAATAAGTATTTAAGTGATATAGAGTATTTACTGTTCTTTAGAGAAAAGGGTGTAAAAGTATATGGTGAATATGCTACAAAGCATAAATATTATATAATGCCAACAAATAAAGCGGATAAGAAGAAGTATAATCATCCAACAGTTAAACCCTTAGAAATTATTGAAAATTTAGTTATTAATTCATCACAAGAAAACGAAATTGTTCTTGATCCATTCATGGGTAGCGGAACTACTGGTGAAGCAAGTATAAAGAATAACAGAAAATTTATAGGTATTGAGATTGATGAAACATATTTTAATACTGCAAAAGAAAGAATTAAAGAAGTTGAAGATATTCAACAAAAAGAATAAAACTTGATTTTTATTCAAATGTTAAATTACCTCCATTATATCAATTAAATTTAGATTGATATATTAAAATTACTATTTTGACTTGATTTGAAATACTTAAATATTACCTAAAATTCGGTAATTATAGTTAGTACAATAAAAATCAAGATTTAGATAATAAGAAAAAATTAAAGGTGCTTGAATTATTTGCTGGTACAAGAAGTATTGGTAAAGCATTTGAAGAACGTGGACACGAAGTGTTTTCGGTGGAATGGAATAAAGATTTTGAAAATATTGATTTGTATAAAGATATTGGTGAATTAACTGCACAAGAAGTACTGGATAAATTTGGACATCCTGACGTGGTGTGGATGAGCTATGATTGCACCAGTTATTCTATAGCAGGAATTTCTCATCATAGAAAGAAAAATCCTAAAACTGGTAATCTTGATCCAGTAAGTGATTATGCTAAATTTTGTGATAGAATTAATCAACATTGTTTAGATTTAGTAAGAGAACTAAAACCTACATATTGGTTTATTGAAAATCCTAGAGGCGGATTAAGAAAGATGTCGTTCATGCAAGGGTTACCAAGATATACTGTTACTTATTGTAGTTATATGACAGATTTACCGCCAAATAAACGTAGAATGAAACCTACGGACGTCTGGACAAATCATCCAAATCCAAAATTTAAACCATCATGTAAAAATGGTGATCCATGTCACGTAGCAGCACCTAGAGGTAGTAGAACTGGAACACAAGGAATTAAAGGAAGCATTTTAAGAAGTGTTATTCCTCATGATTTATGCTATCACATAGCCGCAATCTGCGAAGAGGAATATGATAACGTAGATTTATGTCTATAAAGTAATTGTTCATAATTTATTGAAATTTACTGACAATTACTGAAATTTAAACATTTTATTTTTTAATCTTTTATGGTCTATAACGATAGTGTATAGGAGGTTTTAAATAAAAGAAACTTTTTAAATAGTTGTTGGGAAAGTTGCGATAAATACCGTAACTCCCCACGACTAAATAACCTCAAGAAAGGATGAGTATATGATTATTTCAAATAAACATCCCGTATTCATTAGGTATTTGAATATTGGGTAAAAAGTTTATTTTAAGACAAGGCGATTGTATTGATTTGATGTCTAAATTACCCGATAAAAGCATAGATATGATTTTATGTGATTTACCTTATGGTACGACAAAAAATAAATGGGATTGTGTAATTAATCTAGAAGAATTATGGAGTCAATATGAAAGATAGATTAAAGATAATGGATGTATTTGTTTATTTGCTCAAACACCTTTTGATAAGGTATTAGGTAGTTCAAATTTAAAACTACTTAAATATGAGTGGATTTGGCAAAAAGAAAACGCAACTGGGTTTCTTAATGCAAAAAAGACGCCTTTGAAAATACATGAAAATATTTTGGTCTTTTATAAAAAATTGCCAATTTATAACCCTCAAATGAGAGAAGGCTTTAAACCATATAAATGCAAACAAGGTTCACATTCATCAAATTATGGCGATTATGAACAAGGACATATCACTGAAAGTGATGGTAAAAGATTCCCAATTGACATTATTGAATTTAAAAGAGACAAGGATAAATTACATCCAACTCAAAAACCTGTTTCTATACTTGAATATCTAATTAAGACGTATACAAATGAAAGTATGTTTGTATTGGATAATTGTATGGGCTCAGGTAGTACTGGCGTAGCCTGTTTAAATACAAATCGTAAATTCATTGGCTTTGAATTGGATAAAGAATATTTTGAAATTGCAAAAAAGAGAATTGAAGATAGAAGTAAAGAATTGGAAGAAATATAAGGAGAATAAAATGGAATATAAAAAATACCAACACATTTGTCGTATCGGTACTTCTGATGTTAATGATTTACTAAACGGAGAAGTATATGTATTTAGTAAAATTGATGGAACAAACGGAACATTATTTTTAGGGATGATGGATTAGTTCACGGTGGCAGCCGAAGAAGAGAACTAAATGATTTTCAAGATAATCAAGGTTTCTATGGCAAATTCCATAAAGATCAAAGATTTATTGATTATTTTGCGAAACATCCTAATCACAGATTATTTGGAGAATATTTAAAACCACATACATTAAAAACTTACAAAGATGATGCTTGGAACAAATTCTATGTATTTGATGTATGTGTTGATGATAGCGAAAATGAAGAAAAGGTTAAATACCTTTCTTATGAAGAATATAAACCACTATTAGAAGAATTTGGAATTGATTATATTCCATTAATTAAGAAATTAGAGAATCCAACAATTGAAGAATTAGAAGGATTATTAAAAGATAATAAATTCTTAATTCAAGAAAATTTAGGTGTTGGTGAAGGCTTGGTTGTTAAACGATATGACTTTGTAAATCGTTATGGTAGAACAACTTGGGGTAAATTAATCGCCGATGAATATATTGTTAGACAAAAAGAAAAAGGTTCTATTGGGCAAAATAGTTTACCAGTAGAAACAAGAATTATCAATGAATATTTTACTGATGCTGTAGTTGAAAAAGAATATGCAAAAATCTTAAATGAAAATCCTGAAATTGAAAAGAAAGTTTTAATTCCAAGATTATTAAATATTTGTTTTTACACATTGGTAACTGAAGAATCATGGAACTTCGTTAAACAATTTAAAAATCCTACGGTTGATTTTAAAAAATTAAGAAACGAAGTGGTTAATAAGATCAAAAAAGTTAAACCAGATTTATTTACTAAAAATTAGATCAAGGAAATAAAAATTATGAAGAAAAAATTATTTATTGTAGTTGATATGCAAAATGATTTTGTTACTGGTAGTTTGGGAACTAAAGAAGCCCAAGCTATTGTACCAAAGATTGCGGAAGAAATTAAGAAATTAGATATTAAAGATGACTTAATTTTCACAAGAGATACGCATGACCAAAACTACTTTGATACTTTGGAAGGTAAATTTCTTCCAATTGAACATTGTATCAAAGGAACATTTGGACATGAAATTGTACAACCTTTATTAGGATGGAGAGGCTCGATTGTTTATAATAAAGAAACTTTTGGATGTGATGCTTTATTTACTTATTTAGATGCGTATGTATTTGAATATGATGAAGTTCATTTCTGTGGAATTTGTACTGATATTTGCGTGGTAACCAATGTTTTATTAGCAAGAACAACTTTGCCTAATACAAGAATCATTGTTCATGCTGATATGTGCGCTGGAACAACACCTGAAAAACATAAAATGGCATTAGAAGTTATGAAATCATGTCAAATTGAAGTGGTAGGTGAATAATAATGCTCAAATTAAATGGAAAAGTTGTCGGACTAAATCATTTTCCTGATGGAACTTTGCACATGGATATTGATTTAGATGAATGTAACAAGAATAGAAATGTTGATTGTCTATCAATTTTTTGGAAATTTGAAAATAATGAAGAATTAATTGCTTTGATTTATTTAGTTAAACATATTAGAAGTTTTTCAAAACATAAACCTATTAGTTTATTTATGAATTATATTCCAAATGCAAGAATGGATAGGGTAAAAAACAACAATGATGTTTTTACACTAAAATATTTTAGTGAAATTATTAATTCATTAAATTTTAAAAAGGTAGTTGTATTAGACGCACATTCACCAGTAAGTGAAGCTCTAATTAATAATATTTCTATTATACCCTTATATGTTTATCAACATGGCGTTTTAAAAGAAATAAAAAATGAAGATATAATTATTTATTTTCCAGATAATGGTGCTGCTAAAAAATATGAAGATTTATTTAAAGGTTTTAAAACGGTTTATGGTGTAAAACATCGTGACTGGGAAACTGGTAAGATTCAAGGATTAGAGGTCATTACAAATGGTATTGATTTAAAAGATAAAACAGTGTTGATGTGGGATGACATTGTTTCATATGGTGGATCAATGTACCATAGTGCATTAAAACTTAAGGAATTAGGTGTAGATAAGATTTATGCTTATGCGAGTCATACCGAAAATAGCATTTTAGATAAAGAAAAAGGTAGTTTAATTAAATTATTAGAAGATGGAACTGTAGAAAGATTGTTCACAACAAGTAGTTTATTTACTGGTAAACATAATAAAATCACAGTTTTATAACGAAAGGATGATAAACATGAATATTACATCAATGTTATTAAGCGACGCTTATAAACAAGTACATGATCGTCAATACAGTAGAGGATTAACAAAATTAGTATCTTACTGGACACCACGAAAGGCAATGTCAGAGAAATATGATAGAATGGTTTTCTTTGGATTGCAAGCATTTATTCAAGATTATTTAATTGATGATTTTAATAAAAATTTTTTTCATAAGTCATTAGAAGTAGTATTGAAAGAATATAGAGACATTTTAAGTACCTCATTAGGTGAAGGTAACTATGATATTGAAAAAATTATTGATTTATATGATTTAGGATATTTACCATTAAAAATCAGAGCTTTGCCTGAAGGCACTATTGTAAACATGGGTATTCCGTGTATTGAAATTACGAATACTCATCCTAAATTTGCGTGGTTAGTACAGTTTATTGAATGTTTATTACAAACAGAATTGTGGTCGAGCTGTGCATATGCAACAGTAGGTAAAATCTACAATGAATTAGCAACTGACTATTATAATAAGACAGTTGAAAATGGCAATCCATATATGGCTATGTGTGACTTTGGTATGCGAGGAATGAGTTGTCTAGAAGATTCTATTAGAACTTCAGCATCTTGGTTATTATCATTCGATAAAACAAGCACATTACCAGCAGTTGAATATATTAGAGAACATTATGATGCAGATAATGATATTGGAAAGTGTGCCATCTCAACTGAACATTCAGTTATGGCTTCTAACTATGCTGTAGATGGTGATGAAATTACATTTGTTAAAAGAATGTTAACTGAATTATATCCTCATGCTTCATTTAGTATGGTAAGTGATACTTATGATTATTGGAATTTAGTAAAAAATATTTTACCAAAATGTAAAAAAGAAATCTTGGAACACGATGGTAAGATGTTAATTCGTCCTGATAGTGGTGATATTGTAGAAATTACAATTGAAACAATTAAATTCTTATGGGATGAGTTCGGTGGAACTGTAAACGCAAAAGGATATAAATTACTAGATCCTCATATTGGTTTGATTTATGGTGATGGATGTACTGTAAATAAGGTTGAAGAAATTTATAAGAAATTAGAAGAATTAGGATTTGCAGCTAACAACGTTGCGTTTGGAGTCGGTGCTTTCTGTTTCCATGCTTTATTTGAAGATGATAATAAATTTGTTGTCTTAACTAGAGATACATGGGGAATTGCTATGAAAGCTACTCATGGTGAAATTGGTGATCTTAAATTTCCAATTTATAAAGACCCTAAAACTGATACAACTAAATTAAAAAAATCTCATAAAGGTTGTTGTAAAGTAATTAGAGATGATTATGATGAACTTATTTGTATTGACGGTTATGATGAATTCTTAAATGATAAAGATACTGAATTGCATACTGTATTTTTCGATGGAATGATGTCTACATTTGAATCTTTCGACGTTGTTAGAGAAAGATTGAGGGGTCAAAAATTATAATGGATTATTACTTACAAGAAAGTAAATCATATCAAAGACTTGAAGATGAATTTAAGAAGTATGGTAAGTTAATCTTTTGTGTAGACTTTGATGATACTATCTATGATTATCATAAAAAAGGTAGAACATATGATAATGTTATTCAACTATTGCATAAATGGGAAAGTTATTCAGAAGTAATTATTTTTACTGGAAACAATGAAGATAAATACCCAGTGATTGAAGAATATTTGAAAGAAAATAATATCAAATATAAAGGAATTAATTGTGATAGTTTTAAATCTTTTGGTGGAAGAAAAGTATACGCAAATGTTTACATTGATGATCGTGCTGGGTTAATACAAGTTTACAATGAATTACTTACTTTAATTGAGAAAATTGAAAATGGAGAAGTTGTATATGGATTATAAATTTAATGCAAAAGAAACAAAAAATGAATTAGTAAAATGGATCAAAGATTGGTTTGAAGTAAATGGTAAAAATTGTTATGCAGTAATTGGTATTTCAGGAGGTAAAGATTCAAGTGTTGTCGCTGCTTTATGTGTAGAAGCATTGGGGAAAGATAGGGTGCTTGGTGTATTAATGCCCCAAGGAGAACAGACTGATATTAAATATTCTTATGAATTAGTTAGTCATTTAGGAATTGATTTTTTTGAAATTAATATTGATGCGCCAGTTGAAAATATTATGAGCAGCATAAAACGTCAAATGATTATTTCGACAAAACAAACAACATTCAATTTGCCAGCAAGAATTAGAATGGCAACATTATATGCAGTATCGCAATCATTGGATGGTCGTGTAGCAAATACATGTAATCTTTCGGAAGATTGGGTTGGATATGCGACTAGATACGGTGATAGTGCAGGTGATTTTAGCCCTTTATCTAATTTGACAGTTACAGAAGTGTTGCAAATTGGTGAGGAATTAGGATTACCAAAAGAGTTGATTTATAAAACTCCAATTGACGGATTATGTGGTAAAACCGATGAAGAAAATTTAGGGTTTAGTTATGCGGTTTTAGATAAATATATTAGAACTGGTGAAATTGAAGATGATGATTTAAAACAAAAAATTGATGAAATGCATCAAAAGAATTTATTTAAATTATTACCAATGCCAAGTTTCAAATTAGAAAATTAAAATACTGATTTTATATATAAATATTGTCTTTGGAAATTACAGAAATTTAGGGGATTTTCAAAGGATTAAATTAAGAATTATTGAAAGAATTTAAGAAGTTATTAAGAAGTTAAAATTTAAAAGAATTTAGAAGAATTAAGAGGTAGTTATGATTAAAAAAGAAGTTAAAGAAGTTAGAAATGAAGTAGAAGATAATAACGAAGTAAGAACAAATAAAGAAAAAAATAATGATCAAGTAAAAAGAAAGAAAAAGAAAAAGCCTAGCAAGAGAATGAAGTGGACAATTAGATGTGTAAAATCAAACAACTGGTATTTTACAGAAGGAAAAACTTATCCAGCATATGAGATTACTCATAGAAAGGGTAAAGCATACATAAAAGTAATGAATGATAATAATAAACCAATTTTTCTTGCACTAGGAGGAAATAACTTCGGTAAATTTGAACTAGTTATTTAGTTTATTTATATATCGAAAGGTCGTGGTTAAAAAAGGGGCATAAATTTGACACTCATAATTAAAGACCACTTATTAAATAAAGATAAATAATAAGGCGGTTAGACCAGATATATAAATAGAAAAATTAGTGAATTTAAAGGAGTAATATTATAGAAAACAAAAATAATCTTCATAAATTTGCATCTACTTTTAAATTAGTGGGTGAGGTAGCAAAACCAGGAAAGTATACTTTCCAAATTGACGAGGAATCATCAAAATCTGATTGGGTATATTGTTCAACATCATTAGGTATTAACTGTGGTGAAGAATGTGGATATGTCTATGCCAACGCAATGGGTGGTTATGGCAAAGATAGAGAAAATAAAATCTTTGTGCATGGCAAAGATGAAAACGGAAGAGATGATTTTAAAAATCAATTTACTGTTGATTGGGATGATAGAGATGATCAAAGTATTTTAGATACAATTGGAAATCAATGTTTCTATCGTGCTGGTCTAAAAAAAGATAGTGAAGGAAAAACTGTTACAGAATATTTCTTATCAGCATATGACTTTATTAAATACTTAAAACAAAATCTTGAAGAAGGCATGAAAGTTTCAGTAAATGGTAATTTAAAATATCAATTTAGAAATGGAAATGTTCAAGTTCAAAAAGAAATACGCAGTGTGTATTTAGCTGATTATGTAGAGTCACAAAATGACTATGAAGCTACATTTAGACAAACAATCTTATTTGACAAAGACTGTCTAGATATTAAAGATTATGATGTTGATAAAGGAGTATTAAACATTCCTGGTTATTGTGTCGATTATTTAAGAGACTACAACGGTAAAGAAGTTAAATCAAATTATCCATTTAAAGTAAATTTTGAATACAAAATCAATAATAAAGCAGAAAATTTTGCAAAAGTTGTAAATATGTTATTCAAAGTTAAAAAAGGTGTGGATGAAATTGTATTTAACGGAAAACTGATTGAAGGTGGCGCAGTAGTGCAAGCTACATATGATGATTTAGATGACGATATTAAGACAATGGTTGATGTCGGTATCATTCCATTAGAAGAAGCCGTTTCTAAATGTTCAGTTTCTTCTTCTAGAGAAAGAAGAATGGTATTAACAACACCTAATATCAGAGCTAAAACACAAGAAGATGGTACTACTGTAAATACATTAGAAATTGAAAGAAACAAATACGAAGAAGAAGATTTAGAATTCGTATTACCTTCAGAAGATGAAGAAACAGAAGAAGAATCACAAGAAATGAAAACCGTTGAGCCAATTTCTGAAGAAGAAGATGAAGATTTAGCTGCCCTTTTAGCTGGATTGGGGGCTGAATAATCATGGCAAGAAGATACGGTCAAAAAAATCATGTTAAAGTTGATCCGTTAGCATATAACACAATTTTATTAGGTGAACCAAAGATTGGTAAAACAACTTTAATTAGAGATGTTTGCGAAAAATTAGTTGGTGAAGATGGTTATATGTTCCTAGAAATGGAGAAAGAAGATGGTGCTGATGCCATTGAAGGAATTGTCTATGAACAAGTAAAAGACTGGTCGACTTTTAAAGAAATTAAAGATGACATTATTGAAAACAAAGCAACAGACTATAAAGACTTAAGAGTTGTGGTAATTGATACATACGATGGTTTTATTAAATTAGCCGAAACTGAATCAATTAGATTAAGTAATAAAGAATATCCAGACGCTAAAGTTAAAACTATTGATGCTGCATGGAAAGGTTATCAAAGAGGTCAAGATGTTGCATTATCTTTAATGTTAGACTCACTTTGGGAATTAAAAGAAGTTGGTGTTAATTTCATTGTTATTGGACACGTTAAAACAAAAGAAGTAACAGATGTTATTAGTGAAGCAACATATAATACTTTAACAAATGACGTAGCAAAAACTTATTTTAATGGATTAAAGAAAAAATGTCATTTCCTTGCACTGGCATATAACGATAGATCCATTGCTAAAGAAAAAACAGGTAAAAAAGATTTTAAAGGGAAAGAGATTGTTAAAGGTGTAGTTAAGGGGCAAGAAAGAAAAATTAAATTTAGAGATGATTTAATGGTTGTTGACTCAGGATCACGTTTTGCAGATATTGTGCCTGAAATTTCTTTTGATGCTGATGAATTTATTAAGGCTTTAACAGATGCTATTAAAGCTGAACAATCTAAATCTGGTAAATCTTTTGAAGAAACAAAAAAAGAGCAAGATGCTGAACGTGAACAACGTGAAGAAGAAGTTGCAAAAATGTTAAAAGCTGAAAAAGAAAAGAAAGATTTAGAAGCAATTAATAATGAAATTTATCAATTCATTGTTGATAAAAAAGATGATAAATCTGCAATCTTACCAGTTTTAAAAACATTAAAAGAAAATGGATTAACAAGCCCTAAAGACATTACTGATATGTCTTTAGCTAAAGAAATTTTAAAATTAACTAAATAATTTTTAGAAGGGAGATTAATTGTTTGACTGAAAAAGAAAAACAACAGTTTGGTGAATTATACCAATATGTTAAAAAAGAAGTATTTAACTATGACGACAAACAATCTCTTCCTTCTTCTTTTGTTTTAGGCTTAAAGGGTTTAGCGACTGGTAAATTAATCGAAAATAAAAAGCAAAAAAATAAAGCTGATTATGGTTATGATACAGTTTTACTAGCCTTTAAATTAAGTAAAGGAAAAATCGACTATGTATGTAGGACTAAAGATTTTCAAAAAGAAGAACAAAAATTTAGGTATATACGAAAAATTGTCGAAGGTGAACTCAATAATGCCTATTTATTAAACAAAAGATATGAAGAAGAAAAAAATAAAGTTAATGAAATTGAGATTAACAATTTAGAAAATAATTCTAAAGCTAAATATAACAAAAAAACAACAGAAGTTAATCCTAGATTAAAAGATCTTTGGTAGATGGGCGGTGAAGTTTTATAGCTGAAAGCAAAATTACACCCATTGAAAAAGAAAAACTGAATATTTTAAAGAAGATTGTTGATTTAAAAATATCTGCTGAAGCAAATGTTGTAGCAATTTTATATAAAAAACCTCAACTGTTTGACAATGTAGAATTAAAAATTGAAAATTTTTCTTCAAATATTTGGAGGGTGTTTTATGTTATTGCAAGTGCTGTTTACAAAACAGAAAACAAACCCAGTTTAGATGATATTACAATTGGGTTTTATTTAGAAAAACACACTAAATTAAAGGAAAAATATGTTGAATATGGTGGTTATAAAACTATTAATTCAGCTAAAAAATATGTAGATGTATCTAACTTTGATGGATATGTCAAAGAATTAAAAAAATGGGATGCTGTTTATAAATTATGTAATAGATTGAATATCTTTATTGATGATAAAAAATTAAGCGAATTTTCAGATATGACAATTGATGAAATTGCCGATGAATATAACTGTTTGATGAATGATACGTTTATCAATGCCGAAGGAGACATTGTAACTTATGGTATTTCTGATGGTATTGATGAATTGATTGAAGAATTAGATCAAGGAATGGCGGTAGGTTTACCGTATCATAATATGCCTATTTTAACGAATGAAACAGGCGGACAATACATGGGATCTATTACTTTAGTCGGGGGACTGTCCAATGTTGGTAAATCGGCATTTTTAAGAAATACGGTTATACCTAGTGTTGTAGAACATGAAGAAAGAATTGTCATTATGTTAAACGAAGATGGATTAAAAAAATGGCAAAGAGAATTCCTTGTTTACGTAGCAAATAACATTTTAGGTGTTGTTATGCAAAAGCAAACGGTTCGTGATGGTAACTATAATGATGAATTTAAGAAATTATTATATGAAGCAGCGAATTGGATTAAGAAAATGGATGAAGATAAAAGAATTATTATCTTACCGTTTAAGAGATATAAGACATCAAATGTTATTAAAGTAATTAACAAATATGCTGCTATGGGTGTTAAATATTTTGCATTAGATACTTATAAGATGGATGCTGGTTCAATTGGTGAACAATCATGGTTACAAATGCAACAAAATATGGTTGAAATTAATGACGTAGTTAAACCAGAAAGTAAAAATTTACACATCTTAATTACTTTTCAGTTAAGTAAAGGGAGTGCAATGCAAAGATATTATACGCAAGATAATATTGGTATGGCTAAAAACATTGTTGATCCTGCTTCAACTTGCTTAATGATTAGAACTATGTTTGAAGATGAAAAACCTGGTGGTAAGAGAGCTCTAACTGTATTACAAAAAGCTGGTAAAAACAAGAAATCTGAAGTACCAGTCAAGCTTGATTCTAAAAAACATTATCAAATTGTATTTATAGTTAAAAACCGTGAAGGTTCTGCAAATCAATATCAAATCGTCATTGAACATGATTTATCTAGAAACATCCTAACGGAAGTTGGTTATACAACAGTTCCTCAAGATTTTTAAAAAGGAAGTTAAGTAATGACACCACAAGATTTAAAAGAATACATTTATGAAAACAATAAAATTGATTTCGTATTAAACGAAATAGGATGTCACCATATAAAATTAAATAAAAACAAAGAATATTACTCTTGTGGGAATGTCGATGGTGACAATCCTTCATGTATTCTTGTTTATAATGATAAGTATTTAGATGTTGTTAATTACACAAGAGAAGAATATTTTAGGAATAATGCAACATTTAGACCTGATATTTTTACTCTTGTGCAATATAACTTATCAAGAAACAATGAAAATTTTGATTTCAGTGATGCAATTAAGTATCTTCATAAGTTGTTTAATTTACCTTTAACTTTTCATAAAACAAAAGAAAAAGAAAACAAGATTGATCCTTTAGCAGTTTTTAAAAAGGTTATTAAAGATATAACACCATATTATGAAGAAAATGTTGAAATTAATGAAATTGAACAAATAGATTATATTCCATTTATTCATATTGATTTATTCAAAGAAGGAATTACACAAAGTACCATAGATGAATTTGGTTTAGCTTATAGTAATTTAAACAAGAGGAATATTATCCCTTTGAGATACTGGTTAAATGGTAAATTGCTAGGTTATAACATGAGAACTACTGTTCCTAATTATGATCAATTTGGTATAAAAAAATATTTTATAACACCTACATATCCTAAAAATCAAAATTTGTTTGGTTTATGGGAGAATAAAAAATATATTCAAGAAAAAGGATATGTTGTGGTATACGAAGCAGAAAAAAGCGTCTTAAAAAGACATAGTAGATTAGATAGAACTGGAGTGGCTATTAGTGGACATAGTCTGTCAGATGAACAAGCTAGAATTTTAATAGGTCTAAACGTTGATATTGTTATTAGTCTTGATAAAGACATCAACATTAATGAGATAAGATTTATGTGTGAAAAATTCTACGGCATAAGAAATGTTTATTATACATTCGATAAACACGATTTATTAAATAAAAAAGATTCAATAGCTGATGCTTCAATGAAAATATATGATTTTATTTTTAAATACAAAATTAAATATGACGAAGAAGAACACGAAAAATATTTAAAGAGTTTAGAAAAAGGTAAAAATTGAGAGTTAGTAAAGATGAACTTTCTTCAATTCGTGAAAAACTTGGAATTGACACTTTGTGGAGTTGGTCAAGAGTTCATTCTTATATGATTTCAAAATATGAATATTTTTTGAAATATATAAGACACATTGAAGAAGATAATAATAATTGCGCATATGCCCCATTAGGGGGAATAGCTCATGAAATTTTAGAAAGATTTTATGGTGAAGAGATTACATATGCAGATATGCCCGAAGAATTTGACCAGGGTTGGATGTTAAATATTGATATTGTTGATTTAAAGTTTGATCGTAGCGATAAATCAAGAAACGACAATATCAAAAACAAGTATAAAAATAATTTAATTCATTTTTATAAAAATCATAAAGTTCTTGTGAATGATGAAAAGAATAAATTTGAACTTGAAAAATTTATTTTAATTAAGTTTAGAAATGATATTTATTTACAAGGATATATAGATATTTTAAGAATTTTGGAAGATGGAACTTATATCATAGGTGACTGGAAAACAAGCACGATCTATAAAGGTGGTAAAGCTTTAAATGAATGTGGACAGTTAGTTACTTATGCAATTGGTATTCATGAAATCTACAAAGTACCTTATGACAAAATCAAAATCGGTTGGAACTTCTTAAAATATCAAAACGTTACCGTTGAACAAAAAAATGGTAAGAAAAAAGTAAGACAAATTGAAAGAGTCAAGTTAGGAGAATCATTAGTTTCAAATGCTAAAACATGGCTAAAAGACTATGGTTGTACAAAAGAAGAAATTGATGATTATACACTTAAACTAATTGATACAAATTCAATTGAATGTTTACCAAAGGAAGTACAAGAAAAATTTGAATTTGATGATTGTTGGGTTTATGTAGAATTAACAGATGATTTAATTCAATATTGGCAAGATACAATTATTTCTACAATTGACGAAATCAATCAAAAAACTGCTGAATTCAAAGAAACTAAAAACAATAAATTATTTTGGGATGATGAGGAGGCAGTTAAATCTCAATCATATTATTATGCTAATTTAAGTGGTTATTCGGCAAATTTACTATTACCTTATAAAGAATATCTTGAAAAGAGAGAAGCTGAAAAAGGTGGCATGGATTTATTAGGTGTAACCAAAAAAACAACTAATATTGAAACAACCGATGAAGATGTAGATTTAGTAAATTCATTATTGGATGGTATCTTAAATGGATAAAATAGAATCTCTTAAAGTAGAACGATTTAAAAAGGGATTCTACTACAATTATCATAAACATACACATTATTCAAATATTAGAACGCAAGACTGTGTGTCAAAGCCTATTGATTATATCAATAGAGCGAAAGAGTTAGGTCATGATTCTTATTTTACAACCGAACATGGTTGGCAAGGTAATATTTTTGAATGTTTTACTTTATGTCAACGAAACAATTTGAAGTGTATTTACGGAGTCGAAGCATATTATGTTGACGATATGTATGAACAAGATAGAGGCAATTACCACTTGATGTTAGTTGCTTTAAACAAAGAAGGTCAACATGAGATTAATACAATTTTATCAAAAGCAAATACAGATGGTTTTTATTATAAACCAAGGATTGATTTAAATTGTTTATTATCATTGACACCTGAAAATGTGATAGTTACTACATCTTGTGTAGCTTCGAGATTGTTTAAAGGATTAGATTGGGAACAAAAATTCTTAATTCCAATATTAGACCATTTTAAAAATCATTTCTTTTTAGAAGTACAAGCCCATCCTGATGACGTACAACGCAGACACAATAAAATGATTTTATTAATGCACGAAAAATACGGAATTCCATTAATTCATGCAAACGATAGTCATTACATCTATGGAAATGAAGCAGTTTATAGAGATATGTATTTGAAAGCAAAAGGTATTATTTATGAAGATGAGTCTAATTTTATTTTAGATTATCCTGATATACCGACAATCATTAAAAGATATAAAAAACAAGGTGCTTTAAGTGATAAACAAATATTTGATGCTATTACGAATACATACATTTTTGATGAATGTGAGCCAATTTACATTGATAAAGAATTTAAATTGCCAAAAATTGTTGAAGGAGATAGTAATAAATATTTAAAAGATTTATTACTAAAAGAATGGGATAAAAAGAAATGTAAAACTAACCCTAAAAGAAGAAAAGAATATTATGAAGCAATTGCATCTGAATATAAAACAGTTGTTGATTGTGGAATGGCTGATTATTTCATTTTAAATCATGCAATTGTTGAACGTGCAGTTAATGAATATAACGCAGTAATTACTCGAAGCGGCAGAGGGTGTTTTACAGCAGATGCTTTAGTTCATACAAGAAAAATAGTCAAACCTATTAATCAAGTAGTTAAAGGGGATTATGTTGTTGATATTAATGGTGAATGGAAACGTGTATTAAATACAATTAGATATGATATTAAAGAAGATATGGTTAAAATTACACATCAATTTTCTAATGAAGATAATCCATCTATTTGTACTTTAAATCATAAAATTCTCATTCTTAAAAAAGATTATGTAACTAGAGATGGTATGTCAGTTACAGTAAATAAACAATTAGTTTTACAATGGATTGAAGCAAAAGATGTAAAACCTGGAGATTATGTATGTTTTCCAAACAATCAACAAATGAATAATCTGGGTTTAGGTATGTTTGAAAATAGAGAAGTGTTTGCTGATAAAAAATATGTTTATTTTGTTGTTGAAAATGTTGAAGTATTAAAGAATGTGAAAACTTCAGTTTACGATTTAGAAGTAGAGGATTCTCATAGTTATTTATTAAACAATATGATTGTTCATAATTCAGCGGTATCTTTCTATATTAATAATTTATTAGGATTAACCGAGGTTGATAGATTAAAAGCACCTACGAAACTTTATCCATCACGTTTTATGAGCGCAGAACGAATTTTATCGACTAAATCAATGCCCGATGTGGATTTGAACGTAGCTAGCCAAGAGCCTATTATTCAATCTGCTAAAGATATTTTAGGTAATGACAATATTTATTTCATGGTTGCTTATGGTACTATGCAAGATTCAGCGGCATTTAAAATGTGGTGTAAAGCAAAGGAATTAAATTTTGACGATTATAATGAGATAGGTAAAAATATTGATGATTATAGAGATCACCCTTACTGGGGGAAATTAATTGAACAATCATCCGTGTTTTTGGGGGTTATTGATTCAATTTCCCCCAGTCCTTGCAGTTTTTTATTGCTAAATAAACCGATTTCTAGGGAAATTGGGCTAATTAAAGTTGGAAATCGTATTTGTTGTTGTCTTGATGGTTATAACTGCGATGTATATAAATATGTCAAAGATGATTTCTTGGTTGTAACTGTTTGGGATATTATTGATAAAGTTTACAAAAAGATTGGTAGACCTATTGATGACATTAGTTTCATTGTTAACCATTGTGATCAAGCAGTATGGAATTTAATTGGTAATGGTATTACCACTACAATTAACCAATGCGACAGTGACTACGATAAACAAATACTAAAAAAATATAAACCTCAAAATCTAGCTGAAATGGCGGCTTATGTAGCAGCGATTAGACCAGGTTTTGCGAGTCTGTTAAACAACTTTATCGAAAGAAAACCATATTCAACTGGGGTAGAAGAATTGGATGAATTATTAAAAGATTCATTTCATTATATGATGTATCAAGAGTCGATTATGACTTATTTAGTTTGGTTAGGCATTATTGAAAAGGAAACATACTCAATTATAAAATCGATCAGTAAAAAGAAGCTCACACCAGAAGCTTTACAAGAACTAGAACAACAACTTGAAAAAGGATGGTTTGATAAACTTGGTAAAATGGATGGATTTGCTGAAACTTGGAAGGTTGTAAACGATGCAGCAAGATACAGTTTCAATGCAAGTCACGCTTTGTCTGTAGCAATTGATGCTTTATATGGTTCATACCTAAAAACACATTATCCATTAGAGTATTTTTCAGTCGTGTTTGACTTATATTCGGATGATAAAGTAAGAACAGGTTATTTAACTAAAGAATTAGAATATTTCGACATTAAACTATATTCGATTAAATTTGGTAAATCAAGAGCCAATTATGTTGAAGATAAAGAAACAAACTCAATATACAAAGGTGTTTTTTCAGTCAAATATTGTAATGAAGAAATTGCCGAACAATTATATGAATTATCAAAACAAAATACATATGATAATTTTATTGATTTACTTGTTGATATTAGAAATAAAACAAGTACAAATTCAAGGCAAATCAATGTCTTAATTGGTTTAAATTATTTTTCAGATTTCGGTGAGAATCAATATTTATTTGATATTTACGAAAAGTTTGAAAAATTAAAACAAGGTAATATTAAACAAATTAGAAAAGATAAATTGGATGAAATGGGTATCTCTGAATATCTAGCAAAAAAATATTCCAATAAAGAAACTGCTAAATTATTTAAAGAAATTGATGGTATTGGTTTATTAAAAGAATTATGCTCAAATATCCCAAACAAACCAATGAATGTGCAAAAGCAAGTTCAATTTGAAATTGAAAATCTAGAATATGTCGAATATCTCAATAATGATATTGATTATAGATATTATATTGTTATTAAAATCATGACTGGTAAAGATCCAAAGAAACCAAGAATGATATTGAGGTGCTTAAATAATGGCGATGAGGTATTTACTCGTATTAAGAGAGGTAACCATTTTATAGAAGATCCGTTTAGAGAATATTCAATATTAAAAATTGATCATCTTGATAAAGAAAACAAGGTTCGACCTGATGAAAATGGTAAGTGGATTAAGATCGATGAATACGAAGATATTTTAAATGATTATGAGGTGATAGCATTATAGAAGAACAAAATGAAGTTACGTTTGAAGGTACGGTTAATCGCTGTATCTTCTCAAAAGATGATTTTAGAATTTATGCAATGAATGTTGACACGAATTTATATGAAACGATTAAATTAAACCAATATGGCAACGTATCTATTATGGGCAATCTTGCTGATTTAGACTACAACGTACCATATAAAATTACTGGAATTGAAACAAAAGGGAAATATGGAATTACGTATAAAGTTATTTCATGCAATAGAAATAAACCAGCGAGTAGCGAAGAAACACATTTGTTTTTAAGAACCATCCTTACAAAAAGACAAGCAGATGCTTTATATGTTGAATATCCAAATATTATTGATATGGTATTGAACGATGAGCCAATTGATTTAAGTGTCGTTAAAGGTATAGGAGAAAAATCTTTTAAAAGAATTAGAGATAAGATAATTGCTGATTTTAAGCTTATTGGATTAATCAATGAATTCAAAGGCATGTTGTCAATCACTGTATTGAGAAAATTATATGAAAAATATCCATCTATTGAAGTCGTAAGAAAGAAAGTATTAGATGATCCATATACTTTCTTATGTGATTTAAGTGGTATAGGATTCAAAACCGCTGATGAAATGTTGTTAAATTTTCAAAAAAACGTAACTGTTGATTTTGGTTATGATTTAAAAGCCTCAAAACAAAGATGTGTGTCATGTATAACATATTTGTTAAAAGAAAATGAAAATAATGGTAGCACAAAACTTGAATTAGTAACGCTACTTAAACAAGTTAAAGAAATGACACCTGAATGTTCGGAACATCTTGTTGAATGTGTTAAAGATGAAAAATTTTATTATCACGTAGATGAAAGCAATGTTCCTTATATATCAATCAGAGATACATATGAAACTGAAAAATATATCTATGATAGAATTATGGAGTCAATGAATTGTTCTGAAGTATATGATATAAATGCTGAAAAGTATAGACAGTGTAATAGAATACAATTAACAAATCAACAATTAAATGCTTTAGATATGTTAAATAAAAATAACTTTAGTATTTTAAGTGGTTCTGCTGGATGTGTTGATTGTGATACAGAATACTTTAATGGTGATGAATGGATTCCTATATCAAAATATACTGATGGTGATAAGGTGTTGCAATATAATGAAGATGGCACAGCAGAACTTGTAATACCTGAAAGATATATTAAACAAAAAGCTGAATATTTATGGCATTTTAGAACGAAAAATGGATTAGATCAATGCTTATCTTTAAATCATATGTGTTACTATGAAACAAGATGGGGCGATCGTAAAAAAGAACCTTTCTCAGTAATTAAAGAAAAGCAGGAAAGCAAAACAGGATTTACTGGAAAATTCTATACAACTTTCAAATATAGCGGAAAAGGAATTCCTCTATCAGACGAAGAAATTCGATTAATGGTAGCGGTATTTGCCGATGGCTGTTTTATAAATAAAAAAGAAAATAAGAACGTAAAAATTAGCATAAAAAAACAACGTAAGATTGATCGTTTGAAAATGTTACTTAATGATTGTAAAAAAATATATAAAGCTACAGTTAGATCAGATGGATATATTAATTTCTATTTTCATGTAAATTTTTATGCAAAGCATTTTCCTAAAAATTGGTATAATTGTAGCCAACATCAATTTGAAGTAATAGCTGATGAGGTTATGTACTGGGATGGTACTTTTTCTAGTAGAGAAAGATTTACAACTACAAATCGAGATGATGCGAACTTTATTCAATTTGCTTTTTCGATAGCTGGGTATAGAGCTTCCATAGCCGTTTCCGATAGAAGAGGCGAAGCGAAGATTATTAATGGAAAGAAATATGTGAGAAAAAGCTTGCTTTACGTTGTAACTAGAACGAAAAAAAATATGCCTAGTATGTCATATGAAACAAGAACAAATAGAAAATTCGGAAAAACAATAATAGAACCATATAAAACAAAAGATGGTTATGAATATTGTTTTACAGTACCAAGTCATTTACTTGTTTTACGTAGGAATGATCGTATTTTTATCACTGGGAATTGTGGTAAAAGTCAAAGTGTAAAATCTATAATAAATATGTTAGAAGATAACAATAAAACATATAAATTGTTCGCCCCCACAGGTAAAGCAGCCAAGACGCTGTCGGCATATGTTGATAGACCTTGTGAAACAATTCATAGAGGACTAGGATATATACCTCCTGATTGGACTTATAATGAAAACCATAAATTACTATGCGATGTATTGATTATTGATGAAATTTCAATGACTGATATTTTCTTGTTTAAAAGAGTATTGGCAGCAATTAATTTTAGTACAACAAAACTTTTAATCATTGGAGATCCAGCGCAGTTGCCATCGGTTGCTTGTGGTAATTTATTGCATGATTTGTTATCTATAAAAGAAATTCCATGTACAAAATTAACCGAAGTTTTCCGCTATGGAGATGGTGGATTAATGAAAGTTGCTACTGATGTAAGAAACAGTATTCAGTACTTAACTGAACAAAAAGAAAATAAAGAAAAAATGAAAGCATATGGTACTAATAAAGATTATACTTTCATTAACGCAAATAAAGATGAAGGACTTAAATATTTAATTACAATTTATAAGAAAGTTTTAGAAACATATAAATCAAATGAAGTAACTGTATTGTCTTGTTATAAAAAAGGTGATTATGGATGTATAAGATTAAATGAATTTTTACAGCCATTAGCGAATCCACATGATGTAAATGATAATCACATCACCGTTAAAGGGCAATCTTATTACATTGGTGATATTGTAATGCAAAAAGTAAATAACAGAGATGGATGTGCAGTAACCGAAGAAGAACAATTTGGCTTTATGGAATGGACGTCATATGAAGAAGGAATCTTTATTGCGAATGGTGAAACTGGTGAAATTATTGATATAAAAAATGATGAGATAATTATAAACTTTAATGGCATAAATATTAGATATACACGTGAGGATATGCAAAACATTGTGTTAGCTTATGCTTATACGGTACATTCTAGTCAAGGATCACAAAATAAAATTATTATTTTATTTACGCCATCTAATCACGCTTATATGTTGAACAGTAATATCATCTATGTAGGTCTTACACGTATGCAAGAAAAAGTATTTCACATAGGAGATTTAAACACTGTAAATCGTGCAATTCTTAAAAAAGAAAATTTTGAAAGAAATACTTGGTTAAAAGAATTTAAAAATAATTAAGTAAATCCCACTATCGTTATTGACTATCCAATATGAAAATGTTATATTTTTATTGTAGAGATAGTCTATAACGATAGTTTTTATTTAATTATAAATAAAGGAGAAAAGAAAATTATGGAACACACATTTACTATTGATATGGAAAAAATTATAAAAAATAAATTTAAAGAAGTTTTCAAAAAGAGAACTAACGAAATCATTGATGAGCAAGTAGCAATATTTAAGGGTAAACTTACAAATACTAGAAATGAGATATTAGATGAAATTATGAACAATCTATATATTAATCAAACAGTTAATAAAACTGATAAAGGCACTGAAGTTGAATTAATCTTGCCTAAAGAATTTATTGTTAAAGAATAGTACGAAAGGAAAACAGAAAATGAATAAACTAGAAGCAACAATTGAATTAACAGGTTTACAAGCTGTCGCTGAGGAAGTCTTACGAGAAGTTATGGAACAAACTATTACAGATACGGTATCAAAAATCGTACAAGACAGTATTAAAGAAAATTATAAAGATATTATCGAAGAGCGTGTATCAACAATGCTTGCAGGTCAAATTGATAACATGCTTTACAATCATAAAGTCCAAATTGGTGGAGACTATTTTTCCGATGAACCAGCAAGAGAAGTCACAATTGCTGAATTAACGGACGAAAAAGTTAAAGAATACATCACAAACAATCAATTTACCACAAAAGATCGTTATGGTGATTATACAAGAATCAAAACTTTTCAAGAGTATATTGATGAAAAGCTATGCTTGAATACAAAAGTACAAATGGAATTAAATAGCTTTGTTGAAGATACTCGTTACGATATTAACGAAAAAATGAAGAAAATGTTTAATGAAAGCACTCGTACCTTATTAAGCGATTCAATTTTAAACCTATTACAACAAAATGAAACGTACAAAAGGATTGAAACGAATATTTCTTCTATAGCGGGTAAAGACAATGAAGAATAGTTTATTTCTTGAAGGTGAAATATTATTTCCCCTTAATTTTGAAGAAATACCTGACGAATATGGACATTACAATAGCTGCACGTATGCACACACGACTTATGCAGAGCCCGAAACTGGCTATTACGAAGATTTATGTGAATTAACTAAAAATACTTGCGGTACTTGTCACTGTCCTATGGAAGCGAAATATACAGTAAGAAATATTGACTAAAGGAGAATCTAATGACTGCTCGGAATAAGAAAAGAAAGTGTAAAAATACAATGCTCAAAAACGGTGGAGAAAAAGGTAAAATTTTCAAACTTAAGGGATATTGTATGTACCATAAAAAGGAAAGAATCGCAGGAAAGAAAGAGTGCAAAAATATTGATTAAAGGAGGATAAACAAAATGCTTAAAGAAATACATTTACATTTAAAAGTTAAACGTACTGATTTTGAACGCGGTTATTATATGTACGATGATTACATTGGAACTAAAGAAATGATTCAAGGCGCTTTAAATAGTAAACATCTTGATTACATTATTCACACTACCCAACCTCATTTCTTATCTTTTAAATATTTACCAGCACGTCTTTTCGTACATTTTTACAACAAAGATGATCAAGAAGAAATTCATGAAATTACTCTTGACCGATGTGAAGGAACTGAAAAAGAACTACGTGAAGCACACAACCTTGAAAGAATGTTGTTAGCTGGATCATTTGATTGGTGGAAAGGATAATAAAGATGGAATCACAAGAAAGTAATTTTAATTTTAAATATAAGGTAACATTATTAGATTTTTTAAGATTATTTAATTTCAGATACTACGATGAAAGCTGCGAATTTGAAAATAATAAATATAATACAAATACATTAAGAGTTGTGCTACCAACCGAAACTTATACATGGTTTGAGATTGGTGTTTATAACTATGACGGTGTAGGCAGAACGATTGATAGATTGCAAACGATTATTAAAGAAGAAATCTTAAATAAATATGTTTTCGATATATCTTATAACGATGATGTAGGTGTTTTAGAAGTATTCATTACTGATGAAAAAGAATTTATAGATTAAAGGAGAATTGAAATGAAGAAACAAAATAAACCTAAATTTGAATTTTACGTTTTAAATTATGATCCAAATGCTAAAAAAATTATTAATTACAATATTTTCAATAATTGTATTGTTTACAAAGAAACGTTAGAAGAAGTTGAAAAATATTGTAAGAATCCTGATGAATACTGTTACAGTGACAATATTTCAAGAGATGATTCTTACATCTATGGATTTAAAGCTTTTTATTTAGCATTATCAAGAATCATTAAATATGAAGAATGGTCACGTAGGGAATATGAAATATTTGTAGGTGACGCCTTTGAAGATGACCTTAAAAAATTTGAAAAATGGGATTGCTGGTATCAAGCTTTACCAAATATTAAGGTAATTGCTCGTGAAGTAATTAGATCTTATGAAGAATGGTTAAGAGGATAGAGATGATGAGTAAAAAAGAAATCTATATAATTTATGACGATGAGAAAGCATCAGCAAGTTTAAAAGAAGATGGCAATTTAGTTAAAACAGCAATAGTTAAAAAAGACAACAATAGAAATAGAGATTCGTACGAAATGTTACTTTCTATTCGTAACGAACTATTTAAAGAAGATCCTAAATTTAAAATCGGTGATAGAGTAAGATTTAAAGATTTTATATATATAAACAGGCAATTTGATTTTCATAATATGTTTATAAATGATAATTCAGCCGCTATAAGTTTTAGGAAGATGTTTGTAGAATTAGAAGGTAAACTTGGTGCTGTTATTGATGTAAATAAGAAAACATTAAGGGTTAAAATCAAAGTTGATTCACTAAATGACGAAGAAGTAGTAGCTCTTGGTGTACGAAGGAATACTGATGTTTTAGTTGCTCATTTAGGTATAGCTCATTTTTCTAGAGATTTATGGTTCGATAACTTTTGTGTTGAATTATATGATGAAAATAAAAGTGATATTTTATAAAGGAGAGAAAATATTAAATGAATGAAGTTATAGGTTACGTAGTGAAATTTGCTGATAATACATATTATGCAACAAGTAAGGTTGCCCCAACCCACCATACTGACAAATTAAGAAAAGCAAAGATTTTAAATCAAAAAATTTTGCTTTGGTACATGGTTGGGATCATATCGTTGACAAAAACAATGAAAATAGAAAAGTAATTAAAGTAGTAATTAAAGAGATCGTGGAGGAATAAATAAAATGATTTCAACTAAAGATATAAAATCTCATTACGATGAATGTAATGGATGTCCTTATTATTATGGAGAATTAGATTGTTGTATGCATGGTGAAAAAGAAATTCCTACAAATTGGGGAAAGAAATGCGACAATGATAAGAATAAGGAGGAACAAAAGAATGATTTCTGCTAAAGAAGCAAAAAAAATCGCTAAAGATAGTAATGATTTTTTTGAAAAGCACAATATCGAAAGTATTATTACAAAATTGTCTTTATCAGGACATAATCATTGTCATCTTACAATATCAGAAGAAATCCCAAATTCAGTAATAAAGGTACTTGAATTTTTGGGATATAAGGTAAGTGTTGCGAAAAATAAAAGTAATTTTGGTAATCCGTATCATTTGTATATTGAATGGTAAGAAAGGTGAAAATAAACAATGAAAATTAAAGGTTATGAAACAAATTTAAAAGAAGGTCATGCTGTGGCATTTGATTTTGATGGTGTAATCCATAAATATTCAAAAGGTTGGCAAGATGGAAGTATTTACGATGAAGTTAATGTAGATGTTTTGGATATTATAGCTACCTTACAGTTACATAACATTCCATGTGTAATCATGTCAACAAGAGATCCACAACAAATCAAAGATTGGTGGGATAAACAATGGTTTAGTGAAGGTATTCAAGTAAAAGTATTAGATTTTAATATAGTATTCTATAATGATTGCACTTGTTTAGGAATTACAAATAGAAAAATAGCAGCTCAATTATATATTGATGATAGAGCTTATGGATATAGTAAACAAAATATTGATGAACTATTATTTGATTTAACAGAACAAGGAGAAATAAAAGAAAATGAAAAGTAAATTATTAGAAAAATTAATTAAAGATAAAATTGAATTTTATGTAAAAGTAAGTAATGATGATGAAAGAGATAAATTATTATCGTTATATGATAATTATGATGATATTAGATGGGTAGGTAGCGGTTGTAGACCAATAGAATTCAGTTATCTACATTATCCGTATTACATTTATTTAAATATTAATAAAAAAATTTCATGGAGCAATGATTGTTCTAGTAAAATTATCGAAATCAAATTAGATGATTTATTGAACTCTTTATTTAAACAAGAAATTCATATCACACGTAAAAATCAAGAAGTTCATGCTATTTTAAAAGAAAACGGTAAAGTTATCAAGCGTACGATTGCTAAATGTCATCCTGAAGATGAATTTGATTTTAAAATGGGTTCAAAACTTGCTTATGATAGATTATTTGAAAAAGATAACAAAGATGGGCAAGCTAAAAATGTAGAAGCAAACAAATCAAAGCATAAATTCAAAGTTGGCGATAAGGTTAGAATTCGTCAATGGGATGATATGGCTGAAGAATTTGGGGTAAATTATGGATTTATTAACGTAGGAACGAATATATTTACTTATGCCATGAAATATCTTTGTGGCAAAATTGCAATCATTAAAGCTACTGGTGCTAATAATCTTGTTCGTTTAGAATTTAAAGGTAATGTAGACGATACTGATTATTGGGTTTATACAACAGATATGATAGAACCATATACACCTAGAGTTGCAAAGGCTGGTGAATATGTAAAGGTAATTGAAGGCGAAGATAGTGGCAAGATATTTAAATGCACAAAAAATTTTTGGCAAACTGGTGGATATTTTGAAAATTTTGAATATTGTTATAGTGATATTGTGTTATTTCCTAGCGAATATGAAGTATTGGATGATTATATTCCACCATTAAATTGTAGATTTATAGCTTTAGAAGGCAGTGAATATTTGACCAAAGGTAAAATTTATGAAGTAAAAAACGGTAGGTTTGCCGATGACAGTGGAAGTTACTTCCCTTTAGGTATCACTCTAAAAGACGAAAATGATTTAAAAAAATACTTTTCTTCAAAACAAGAACGAGGAATACAAACGGGATATTGTTATAATGAAATTAAATATATTATTGTCAAAGAGTAATAAAAAATAAAAGAACAATTTTATAAAAAGGAGTGAAAACGATGGGTTGGTACAATAGTAGTGATGAAGTTATATTTGATAAAGAAAATAAACAAATTGATGGTAAATACACTGCTATAACATTAGATGGTAAACAAGCTGTTGGGTATTTAGTAGTAGATAAAGCCATAGGATTTAAAGATCCTAATAAATATTATTTATTTTTTAACACTTATATTCGATATGGTACTATGAGTTGTGAAAAATGTTTAGATTCAGTTCTTGTGCATAAAGATACCATAAAAAAGTATACACAAATTGAAAAAATTAAAAATCTTTTAAAACGTGGTAAAAAAGTTAAACTTATAAAACAATGTCACGAAGATGGTGAAGATGATCCTGAAGATAACTTAATAGCCACAATTGAATTTATATATGAAATTCCTTATGAATTATGGGGATTAAAAGAAGATGTAAACGAGTGTTTTATAGAAAAGGATATTAAACCTTTTGATACTGTATATTTTGCTGATAGTGATGGTAGAGAATTAGTTAATAGTTATGAAAACGATAAATGGAGATCAATTGAAATGCCGCCTGATAGTCCAAGAACAGTATTAATCCAATTAAGTCTTGGAAGTATTGTTACTGGTTATTATATGGATAGTGAATGGTGGGCTTATAATTTTGGTTCACAAAATAAAAAAATTGATAAAGATCTTATTATTTGTTGGAACGACTTACCTAAACTATACAAAGGCGATGTTTTATGAGAATTAAAAGAGCAAAAGTCGGTGATTATCGTATAAAGAAGAAATTCGCATGGTTTCCAATAACGTTATATTACAATAATGATAGAGAAACACGATGGCTGGAATTTGTATATTTAAAAAAGAAATATCTTTATAGTGATTTCCCTTTTATTAGTTGTTCTTGGCAAACAATTTGTTTTGTTTCTAAAGAAGAATACAATAATTACATTAAATAAAGGAGAATAATTTATGATTTATTATGATACATTTCCAAATGAGCACGTTGAAGAAAAAATGGGAAATACCTAAAAAAGCCTACAAAGAGGTTGAAAGTTACCTTTAATTTTTTAAGTTTGATAGTCTATAACGATAGAAGGAGGAAGCGATATGGATTTAACAAGTTATTACATTGGTTTAGTTTGGGGTATAGCAGCATCTTATATATTTTATAAAATTTATAATTACTACAAAACCAAACAAATGATGGAAGAGTTATTTGGTGGAGTATTTAAAGCTATATTTGATGAAATCAATAAAAAAGATGGTGATAATAAATGACATTTTATATTGGTGAACAAATTCAAGCACAAAATTGTCATAAAGCATTAGTTGGGCAAATTTTAACAATTAAAGAAAAGCATGATTGGGGAGTTTTAGCCGAAGCAGATATTCCATATAAAGGATTGATTACTTATAGATTGGCACATGGTCAATACAAAACTCCTGATCCAGTGGTTGAATACGATGATAGTGATGAGGAATTATTCTTTGCCTGGGATAATTTGGGTAATTATATGTAAAGGTAAAACTAGGATTTTATAAGGTTTTAATCTATAGAATTAATCCTAGAAATTGGTGATTATTGAATTAAAACATTCATTTATAAAGAAAGAAGTTGATGAAATGAGAATTGATGATGATTTTGAAAAAGAACAAAGAATACTTGATAACTTTTTTGATGAATATGTAAGACCACCAAAAGTGAAAGAATTCATGAAAATTCTTAATATATCAAGTATTTATCCTGTGACAAGTTATACAAGATATTTAAAAAAACATGGTTATCGACCATATAAAAATAATGCAAAAACATTCGAGGTAGTCGATACAAAAGACAATCTTGAAAAAATTATTTTTGTCGGCATAGGTGATGAAGTTGCCAAAGAATTTATTTTAGAAAGAGGTAGTATTCCATACTATTCAAAAGGTAATCGACTGTATCATAAAAGATACATTATAAGAGAAAAAATTATTGATCTCGATAAGAATTATTGTTGATAGGATTTATTTTAAAGGAGAATATTATGAAAATATGGATTAGAAGCCAAAATAAAAGTCGATTACTTTATATTGATAAAATAAGCATAGAGTATTTTGACGAAATTATTGAGAGAAGATTTTTTATGAAAGATAAAATTAAAAGACATTGGTATATTTATGATAACAAGTATATTGAACTCGGAGAATATTCATCGTATAAAAAGTGTTTAAAAGTTCTTGATATGATTCAAAAATATATTCAATCAGGAGTCAATGAATATATGGTATTTCAAATGCCGCAAGACGAAAAGGTGAAATTATGAAAAATTGGGAATATTACAAAGATGATATAAAACGGTATGGTGTTGATAGATTCGCCATAAAAAAAGATGGTACAGCAACAAAATGTTATAGCATACAATGTAAAGAATGTAAATTTATTAATGATTGCGTGAAAGAAAAGACAGAATTCTTATATCAAGAACACGAAGAGCCTATTAAACTATCTCGTTTAGAATATGAATTATTAAAATATTATATTGAACATGGTTATCTATACATTGCTAGAGATAATAACAAAGCACTATTTGCTTATGATACAAAACCACGTAAAATACCATGCCAATGGTGGACAACCGAAAATATTAAAGGGATTTACTTTGATGAATGTTTCAAGTTTATTAAATGGGAAGATGAAGAGTCCTATGAAATCCAAGACATTTTGAACAATTGTGAGGTGATTGAAAATGAAAAAATTTAAGTTAAAAAGTCCTAGATACAGTTTCGACCATGAAGGTATGATTATTAATGGTAAACTTCGTAGTTGTGAACATGAAGTAGATGTTCGTGCTAGAGATTTATGCGAGAACAACATAGATATTATGAGTAAAAGGAATGTAATACAATGTATGATTGAAGGTAATGATTACACATGGAGATATGAATTAGACGAATTAGAACCTTTAGAAACATTCAAAATGACTCGTTTAGATTATGAAATGCTTAAATTTGTTCAAAAACAAGGAGCAAAATATATTTGTAGAGATAAAAAAGGTCTTTTAAATTTATTTGAAAATGAACCTTATATTATAAGTGAAGGCGATTCATGGTATGCAAAAGGAAAATGTGAGTATTTTGATAATTTTACACAACAATTATTTCAGTTCGTCAAATGGGAAGATAAAAAATATTATGTCATTAAAGATATTTTAAACAATTGCGAGGTAGTAAAAGATGAATAGACCGAAATTTGAAAACTATTCTAATTCTATAGAGTATTTACAAGGTATAGTTACTGAACCATATGTTGCTGATTTAGAGAAATATTGCGATGAGTTAGAACATGGTAATTATAAAGAATTCAAAGGTAGAGAACTTGTTACTAGAGAAGAATGTGAAAAGGCTTGTATGTATTTGTTAAAACATTGTTATGAAACAGATGCCCCAGCTTTAGAAAATGGTGATAAGGATAAAACTTATACATTCACACCTGCAGGCTTTGGAGAAAGTAGAATTTTTGCAAAATTAATTGAGGAGCACTTTAACAATTCTGTTGATTTTAAACATTTTAAATTACATAGTGACAGCACTTTGTATCAAAAGTTCACAAAGAAAGAATTAATCAGTTATATACATATGCTTTATCACAACTGGCAAGTGTCTGACAACTGGTGTGATAACTTATTAGAAGCAAATCATGAACTTTCAAATAAAACTGAAGTTTTATTAAAGGCAAACAACGACAAAGAAACATTTGAATATCCTGAAGTTAACAGAGAAAAAATTTATAAGGAATTAGAAGAATGTTCTCATGGTTGGCATATCAATAACAAAGATTTAATTCCTTGGGATGATGTAATTAAAGTTGTTGATAAACTTATTGATGATAGTAATGAATTGATTGCACGCTACACCGAAGAAATGGCAATGAGAAAATCACTGGAGTTTGAATTATTTAAAAAGACACAGCCTCTTAAATTTGAAGATTTAGAAGATGCTTTTGCTAAAAATGAATTACCTAATTTTGTTATTTATGATAAGAACAACAAAATACCGCTTGAAATAAAAAGTATTGATTCAAAAAATAAAACATTTACATGTTTTGTTGGTGGTTACGATGGGTTATATGACTTTGAATTTGAAGAAAATAGGTTTTATCTTGTGAATATACCAAATGTAGGAGAAGATTAAAGATGAATAAGCCAGATTATAGAGATTATTTAGAATATGACGAAGATGAATGCGATGATAGAATTGCCGAAGAATATTATATTGCTTTAAGAGAATATTGCGATGAATTAGAACATAAATACAATAAGCTTCTAGATGATATTCATGATTATAGACACGAAAATCATTGTATGAAATTAACTATTAGAAATTTATGCAATCACTTTGGAGTTAAAAGTGAAGAAGAACTTAAACAAATTTATTTAAAGAAAGAGAGGTAGAAAATTATGTCAGTAATTAATCCATGGTTATTTTATGTAATTGAATTGTTAAGTAATTTAAATTTTATGGCTGGGATAACCTGTTTTATATCGGGAATTTTACTTGTAGCAGCATTGTTTATATATGCTATGGAAAGTGATAGTTACTATCCTAGTGAAAATTTAATTAAGGGATGTAAAAAAATATCAAAGATTTCAATAATTTCTTTGATTATTTCATCTGTAATGTGTATAGCAATTCCATCAAAAGATACGATGTACAAAATGTTGGTTGCTAAATATGTTACATATGAAAATATTGATAAGGCAACAGATACTATTAAAGATGGCGTTGATTATATTTTTGATAAATTAGATGGAGATAAGGAGGAAAAATAATAAATGAATATTATGATCATAATTTTGTCACTCGTAATTATTGGGCTTGTATTATTTGATGCTTATAGAATGTATAAAAGTAATAAGAAAAACGATGATTTTAAATCTTTAATTCCTTATGCGATATTATTGCTGTGGATTGCGATTTGGATTGTTACTGTATTAGGAGAAGTGTAACAATGGAAGATCGTAAACAAGAAATAAATAATATTATGAATTTAATTAATTCAATCTTAAATAATTGCAATTTGACTTTAACAGTTCGAGAACGTAATGGAATACACTTTCCAGCAATTGTGGATGAAATTAATAAAACAGAATATGCAATATATATGAATACAAAGGAGAAGAAGGAAAAATGATTAAAGTAGAAGAAATCGCTGAAAAATACAAAGGATATGAAGTAGATGAAGAGAAACTAAAAGAGTTTCTCACACCACCTAAACCTAAAACAGTATGGGATTTAAAATATGGTGATAAATATTATTATATTTCACCTAATGGGAACGTTTTGGCAAACAAATGGGATGATTGTACACTTGACAGTGATAGAAGAAGTATCGGCAGTTGTTTCCTAACTTATGAAGAAGCTAAATTTGAGGTTGAAAGGCGCAAGGTTGAAGCTATCTTATTGAAATATGGTAGGAGAGAATTTAAATACAGCGTACGTAATTATTATTTTTACTATGATCATGAAGATAGATTAATTAGGAAAAATATGGTTGACACTTGCCAAAGTCAAGGAATTATCTTTTTTGATGATGATAAAGTAATAGACCAAGCCATCAAAGAAGCAGGAGAAGATAACATCAAGAAATATATTTTTGGAGTTGTCGACTAATGATTGATTTATTAGTTCACATAATAATGATTATTGTATTATTCATTGTTCTTGGATTTATTTTCCTTTGTTTAATTTGGGAACAATATAAAGAAGAAAATAAAGTACATAAAAATAAGGAGGAGAAAAATGAGGAATTATAAAATCAACACACCAGATGATATTAAAAGTGGTTATTTAGTAGAATTGCAAAATGGTGAAAAATATTTATGTGTGAGACACGATCAAAATAAATTTGAAAAATTATTAATCAACGCATTGAGTGGCAGAATTAAAAAAATAAGCGAATATGATATTTTCTTTGATAATTATGAATCCATAAATAAAGAACTAGATATTTATAGAATTTATGGTTTATCAAATGATATTAATACATATGTTTGTACGTCAACATTATATGAGAGCGATCACCGACCTTTATTGTGGGAAAGAAAACCAGTTGAGATGACTAAAAAACAAATTGAAGAAAAACTTAGTTATAAAATCAAAATCGTGGTGGAATAAGATATGACAAAATTAAATGAATATAAATCATTAGTTGAAGGTAAAATTATTAAACATTTTAAGCATGAAACATTAACTGAAGAACAAAAACAAGATAATCTATATTTATATCAAATATTAGCAATTAATGTAACCCATACAGAAACGGGTGAAAAATTAGTAGTTTACAAAGCGTTATATGATGGTAAAAAATATGGATTAGACGTTGAATATGGTCAAGTATTTGCGAGACCTATGGATATGTTTTTTTCAAAAGTAGATAAAGAAAAATATCCTAACATTAAACAAGAATACAGATTTGAACTATATTATGGTGAATTAAGAGGTAAATTAGAAAGTGTGGTAGCTTATGGGTAAAATTATTGATTGCAAAGCATTATCTCAAAAAATCAAAGATGATGTAAAAGAAAGAGTAGACAGATTAAAAAAACAAGGAATTCATCCTAAATTAACGGTTTTAACAAATCCTGATGATGAACCATCAAAAGCATATGTGAGAAATAAGCGCAAGGTTTGTGAAGAAGTCGGTATCGAATTTGAAGAAATTCCTTGGGATAAGAACACTGTGCGTGAACCTAATGGTCTTAAGGCTTTATATGATTTAACCTATGCTAATAATCCAGTTGTGGTACAACTACCAATTAATAAAGAAATTGATACTGAAAACACTTGGGCATTAATAGATGATTACTATTGTTGTCCTGAGCGTGACGTTGATGGTTTTGGCAAAGATGCTTTAGTCGTTCCAGCAACCGCTAAAGGTGTTATGAGAATCTTTGATGAAATTGACTGCAACCTTGAAGGAAGTAGGGTTTGCATTGTTGGTCGTGGTAAAACTTGCGCTAAACCATTAGTTCAAATGTTGTCTGACAAAAATAGCACTATTACGATTTGTAATAGTTACACAAAGGATTTAGCAAGTATTACAAATCCATGTGATGTGATAATTTCTTGTGTTGGCAAACCACACTTAATTACCGATGATCATGTCAAAGAAGATGCAATTGTAATTAACGTTGGATTATCAATTAATCCCGAAACTGGCAAATTAACTGGGGATGTTGACTTTTCTGCTTGCAAAGATAAAGCTGGTTATATCACTAAAAATATTGGTGGAGTTGGTTTACTGACAACTGCTTGTTTAGCCGAAAATGTAGTTGAATTATATGAAAGAAGATTATAAACAATGGTAATAGAAATTATATATATTTGTATGTTTGTAATGTTTTATTTTTATTTCAAATATTTGAATACATATGTCAATAGAAGCAAAGTATTAAATGCCATGTTGATATACAATAGATGCCATTGGAGAGATGGCGATCTATTATCCGTTGATTCTGTTGAAACTTATACATCAACTTTATTAAGATTTTGGGATTGGGGATATAAAAACATTGTCGATGAAGAAACATATTTTAAAATTAAAGGACTTATAAAATAATGAGTAAAATAGTAAAAGTAAAACCTTATACGATAAAAAACGGAAATGGTATTCGTACATCTGTTTTCTTTAGCGGTTGCAAGCATTATTGTAAGAATTGTTTTAATAGAGATATATGGGATTTTAATATAGGAGAAGAATTTAATAGAGAGTTTTATGAAAACAAAATAAAACCTACAATTAATGAACATATTGCTGGAATAAGTATACTAGGCGGAGAACCATTTCATCCTAAAAATATTGCAGCAACTTATACACTATTGGCTTGGTTTAAACATGATTTTCCTAATAAAAACGTTTGGATATGGTCAGGATATACTTATGAGGAATTGCTATCAGAAGAATACGAACTAGCATTAGACATGTGGGATTATATGTATGGCACTAATGTTGGCGTTCTTGGTAAAACTGACGTTCTTGTAGATGGTCGTTTTATTGAAGAACAAAAAGATTTAACTTTGAAATTTAGAGGATCAACCAACCAACGTGTTATAGATGTTCCAAAATCTTTAAGAGAAAATAAAGTAATTTTATACAAGGAGTAAAATATGGCTAAGGTAAGTGATTTAATAGGTATATTTGAAGAGTATTTGACCGCTGAAGATATTTTATTTGCGAATTTTTCATCAAAAATATCTGCAATATTAACAAAGTGTCAAATAGAACACAATATGAGTGAAGAAGAATTTGCTGAATATCTAGACTTGCCATTAGAAGTAGTAAATAGTATAGGTGATTGCTGTCATGATTTTAAGTTAAGCGAACTATGCAAAATTGCGGTTAAAATAGATAAAATGTTAGAAGTTAAATTAGTGTAAACTTCATTGCATATAGAAAGGAAGCTTAATGTATTATTTAAGAAATATAAACAATAAATTTGATGAAATTTCAAGAGAAGAATATGTTGACAATTTTTTCGATGACGATGGCGAAATGATTTCTTGGCGAACAAGAGACCTAATATTGTCAAACGATATTCATAAACAAAGTATTGTGGTAAGAGAACATCGTACAAATGACGAAGAGTTTTTAGATGACACTATTGAAGTTGGTAATTATCTTTCTAGTGATGCATACGATTATTTTAGTTATATTTTAAGAAATTATGACAATGTGACGATCATATTATCTCAACTTTATCATACTATTTCAAATTATACGATTATTTTTGATAATTATATAGCCAATTCTGATAAATTAAAGGTATATATTGCTAAAAATTGCACTGATAGAAAAGATATATGTGGATATAAATACACTGAATATATAAATGATTATGAACAGCGTTGTGATTTTAAAAAGACATTAAATTAAATAAAACATTAGGAATTAAATAGATATAAATTAAGATAAGAAATAAGTATGACAAATAATTATAGAAGAAATCACAATTTACCCGTAGAGAGATATTGTGGTTATCACAAAAGAAGAGAGAAGCAAAAGGAAAGAAAAAGATTTGATAAATATATTGCACCAGTTATTGAAGAGTGCGTATTAAATATTTTCTCACCTGAAGATATTGGGCAATGACTTTTGTTAATTATAAATAAAACAATAAACTTAATTGTACAATTTGTACAAACAACTTTATAACATACTACTTAAACAAGTTAAAGAAAGGAATAATAAATAATGAATACAAATAATGAAATATTATATGGAGTACCATATTGGGCTTGTGGTTTTGAAACGAATCCAAGAAAAATAAATTCTTATCAGCATACAACCTTCATGTATAGAAAAGAACCGGTATTTGGTGTTGTTGTGCTATCCACTTGGTTAGATGGTGAAATCAAAGCTTGTAAAGATGGCATTGGGATGCCAGTGTCTAAACACAAAACAAATGATAGTTCATATATTTGGAAGGACTTTTATTTTGTACCATTTAAAAAGAATTATAAGGGAGATGGTAAGAATTGGGCTGATAAAGATTTAGCTTTTAGTAAAAGTGTTGATGTAAAATCAAGAGAATATGCCAATACATATGAAGAGTGTGTAAAATTATATAATGAATTAATTGATAATGAAGTTAACAAACATAAAGAAATTATTAAAGAATTAGAAAATTATAAAATAAAGAAAGGAAATTAATCTTATCCTAGTGAAGCTAGGTTTGTGCTTTATGATTATGATGTAGTACAGTAAAATTTTGAATTATCGTGGCTAAAAATTTATATGTCGAAAGTCATATAAATGTATAAAAGCAAATAGATAAATTAACCGTGAAAACATGATGAGTTTAAGCGGTTGATTAATTGGATTTTGAATTATTATTAATTGATAGAATTGATGCTATCAAAAAAATTATTTCTAAATATGGAGAAGAAAATTTTGTAATAAGTTTTAGTGGAGGCAAAGACTCTACTGTATTAAGTTATTTAATAGATTTAGCTATACCAGGCAATAAAATTCCTAGAGTATTTATTAATACTGGTATTGAATATGAATTAATTACAAATTTTGTAAATAAATTAAAAGAAAAAGACGATAGAATGGTTATGATTAGACCTAAATATCCGCTAGGTAAAATTTTAAAGAATTATGGTTATCCATTTAAAAGTAAAGAACATAGTCAATTAGTACACATGTATCAACAAAATGGTCATAGTAAATCAACTATGAGATATTATGATCCACCTGAAGAACGTAAAAGATATGGGTGTCCTAAAATATTAAAATATCAATTTGAACAAAATATTGATTTAAAAATAAGTAATGAATGTTGTAATAAATTAAAAAAAGAACCATTTAATGATTGGCAGCTTGATAACAACAAACCATATAAGATTACTGGTGAAAGAATTGCCGAAGGTGGATTAAGGGCGTCACATGGAGGCTGTTTAGTGATTGATAAAGGGCAAAAGTTGAAAAAATTTAAACCTTTAAATCCTATGAAAGATGATTGGATTGACTGGCTTATAAGAAAATACAACATTCCTTTATGTGAGTTATATTATGAACCTTATAATTTCCAACGTTCAGGATGTATTGCTTGTCCTTACAACATTAAAATACAAGATACTCTAAATACTTTAAATGAATTATTGCCTAATGAATATAGAAAAGCAACGTTATTGTGGAAGCCAGTTTATGATGAATATATAAGGATAGGGTACAGGTTAAAACAATATCCACATAAAATATTGAATAAATAAAACGTAAATGTTACAATTTAATTGCCTTGACAGAGGTAATAAATTCGAAAAACAAAATGCATCACACAGATAACATCGATGCAAAGAAAATCAGAGATTAATTTCCCTGTTTTTCTTTTTTTTAATTATTTCAACTATCGTTATTGACTATCTCTTTTTAATATTATACAATAAGTGTTGTAGAAAACTACGTTTAAATTTTTAAGCCAAGATAGTCTATAACGATAGCGTTCTACGATTAATTGATCAATTATAGGAAGTTTTATGAGAGAGAATTTAAAAAGCAAAAAAGAATTAATGAAAGATTTAATTACGAATTATGACTTACAAGAATCTTATGAAAAAAGTAAGGAAAATAAGGCTAAATGTAAGATACTTGATTGTCATATTCGTATGTTGGAGATTGAACTGAAAGGAGAATTATAAAATAGATATGTACGAAGTGTTTAAAAATAGTAGGATGACGCCTTATGAATTTGTAAAACTAATTATAAAGAAAAATATTAAAATTTATTTTCCTAAAAAGGACTATGATTTTGCTTCTTTTTTAGAACATAAATTTAATCTTATTTTAAAAAATAATAATAACACAGGTTTAAAACTAGAAAGAAGAGAAGATGATCCAAATAATTTAAGATCATATTTATTATTGGGTGTTGAAGATGAACAAAATAATTTTAAAGGTACAATAATTTCTTGGTATAGTTTGGCATTATTGTTTGATTTAATGCAATCAAGTGAGTATTATTCCATATTCGAAGAGGATTTAAATAGCTATAAAGAAGATATTTCTTTAGAACGAATTAATACAAAAGTAGCGGCATTAAATAATAAATTGAATAAGCTTGATTCAAAATTAGATAAATTAATGAACTTAGCTTTTGTTTAAGATGACGGAATATTCAGATAAAGAAACTAGAAAAAGTTGTCTTTCTTTATTTAAAAAAATAAACCAAAAAGGGAGGAATATAAAATGACAATAGAAGAAGTAGTTGAGCTAATGGTAGATGAACATATTCGTCTTAATTTTAAAAATATGATAACTTTACGAACATTTGAAAAAATGTGCGATTCAACAAATAACAATTATGTAAGAACAATTATGTCTAGAACGAATGGTTCTGGTAGTATTTATTTTAATAAAACTAAAACTAAAACCATCGCTGATTATTCAATTGTTGATTTTGATTTATTTTGTAAATTAACTGGTTTTAAACTAAAAAATGATAAAACCCCAACTTTGAAAGAAGAAATTATTGAACTTTTTAAAAAATATGATAAGTCTGATTTATTTAATTATTTTACTCTAAATAGCGAAGAAAAAAATATCGTTAATTGCTTTAAATCTAGAAACGAATCACCGAAATCTCGTGAAATATTAGATAAATGGTGGAAAGATACGTTTTATGAGAACTATTAAGTTTCTAATAAAATTTGAATTTTATAAGGATTTTTAGAGAAAGGTTAATATTATGCAAAAACCAACAATTAAATTTATGAATAAGCTACTTATCATAAATACTTTAATATTTATAGCGATTTGTTACTTGTTTGTTAAGACTGGTATTTGGACTTTGGTACTTTTAGGAGATATTGTTGTTTTTCTATATGTACCAATACTACTTACAATTTTATATATTGAAATCAAAGAAATTATTAATGAAAGAAAGGGGAATGAAAATGAATTTTAAATCCGATGACAAGGTGATTTTTATTGAATCTTGTGATGAATTAAGAAAATTAAACAAAGGATATGTTTACACAATTTTAAACATTCCATTAAAAAATGATTTTATTGTTTTAGATAATGGATATACGGTTAAAGAAAATGAAATTATTCTATTATCAAACATTAAAGAAAATGTACCGATTCATTTAAGAGATGATTTGGAATATTTAGAAGTTTATGGGAAGTATGCTTTAGCTAGTAATAGAATTCTTGATTACAGTAATGAAGAATTCATTATCACAAAAATTGAAGATAAAGATACATTGTTAATTAGTCCAAAAAATTATCGAAACTTAACATTTAGTGTTTCACCTGAAATGTGTATATTTGATGGAAGAACGATCGCATTATCAAAATTCAATGTTGGTGATAGGGTAAAAGATTCATTTGATGAACTAGAATGGGAAATCATTGATTATGTCCAAAATTATCATGGTGGTATGTATCTATGCTATAACCAATCATTCATGGATGGACATTCTGGTATAGATCACAACATAGAAAGGCAATATAAAGATACTAAATACGGCAAACATCTTTGGTGGTTTGAGGATTATAATTTATCTCATTGTGAACCAAATGAACATTTAAAAGAAAAAAATAAAGAAACTAAATTGACATCAAATAATACTTTAGATGAGAAGGAAATTTTCGATGTCTTAAATCCCCATAAGGGATGTAAATTTGATAACAATGATTTTTATAGAGCATTTACAAACAAAAATGGTAATATTACTTTCAATCAAATCAAAGTAAGTACAGTGTGTATTTGTACAGTAGAAGATGCTGCTGGTGAAAAAAATATTTTCTTTGCTACATATAAAGGTAAAAGAATTAAAAAACAAGGTACTATGGTTAAATTAAAAAATGGAATGATTGGTGAAGTAAACGATTCATTTAAAGTCATGGATAAATATTTAAAAAGTTTAGTTATGACATTAAACTTATATACGGCTAATATTATGTACCCAATTCAAGAAATTGTAGAAATTATGGAGGATAACTAAATGATAAAAATTAATAAATTAGTGTTTGGGGAAATTCCAACATACAAAACAGAAGATGAAGTAGGAACACCTCTTATTGTAGACACTACAACAAATGAACACATTTGTTTATATTTCGAAGAAAAGATTAGTAAGATTTTAGATAATGAAAGCCTAAGAGCTAGTGATTATCATAATACACCTTATGATGTTGATAAAGATTTCAACACATTAGCAGATGATATTATTTATGAAATGAGAAGATATAGTAGAGATATTGAAACCAATGCAAACTTATTCTATGTTGGTGTTTGTGATGCTACAAACACTGATACCAACAAACGTTTAATTGCTATGATTAAACTTGATCCAAAAGTGTTTACTACATATAAAAATAATGAATTTGTTAATACAAATAATTTACCTGCGATTAATACATGTCCAAGCGAAGCTTTTATTATTGATGCGGATGACAAAAAGATTTATGTATTAGAAAAACAAGTGAAATTTTTAGATGGTGATAAAGACTATTATATCTCTAATAGTGTTTTAAGAAATGCTGTAGAATTAGGTCAATCACATAAACAAATGATGAATTCATTATATAAAGTAATTAATAAAGTTAATGAATCTTATAGTATATATGATGTTGATACAAAAGCAATTGTGAACAATGCTATCGACAACTTACAAGATATTAATGGAACTAATATTTACAATGTTGTTGAAACAGTACTTAAAGACGAAGATATTCAAGAAGTTGCTGAAAGTATTCTAAACAATTTAGGTATTACTAAAGATGACAAATTAAAATTTATTGATTTTAAGAAACTACAAAAAGTAAAATTAAATCTAGATGATGAACAAATCATTGAAATGTCAATTGAAGATTATATTAATAAAGATAATGGTGTACTAGAAATCAGAGAGGATTGTTTTGGTCATAAAAAAATTATTATTAACAACATTAACGATGTAAAGGTAAAAATCTAAATTTTTGCCTTTACATGGTCTATAACGATAGATAAGGAGAAGTCAATGGAAGAAGAATTAGAACAAGAAGTTATAAAAGAAAATGACTCTGAATTAAATGTTACGCATTATACAGTAAGCCAACATGCCGCTGAAAGATTTGTTGAACGTGCTTGGGGATATAAAAATCAAACCGATAAAACAAAATTTGCAAATTTAAGAAGTACAGAAATTAGAGAATTTTTAAATAAGCTTTGTACATATGGTGAATGTATTTTTAGAGGAAGAATTAAACAATACAATGAAACGATGGTTTATAAAAAAGACAATTGGGTTGTATTGGTAGATCCTAATAGAAGTAATGTCATTACCTGTTATCCAATGGAATTCGATGTTGGTGAAGATTATAACATTGAATATGTAAATCGTATGTCTAAAAAATTACAAGATGCCGTAGAAAACAAACAAAAAATTGAAGAAGAAGTTAGTGTGTATAAAGAAGAATTACAAGAAAAAATTTCTAATATTTCCTCAAAAATTACTGAATATAAAACACTAATTAATGATTTACAAGAAGAAAAACAAGGCTACGAACAAGTTCTTAAAGGACATGATGTTGGTATCAAAGAAGCTCAAATTCAAATTGAATCTATTATTGAATCATTAACACATAAGAAGATTATGTAGGTGGTTATTATGAATATTATTCAAGAAAAAAGAAACATATTAAAGGAATTATTAAATCTCTATGATCAGTATGAGTTTGTTAAAAATGATACAGCGGGTAAAGAATCAATCGCTGCAATAATTAAAGGCAAAGAAGAAGTATTTATACAATTAATAGAAAGAGAAAGAAATAGCTAATTTGAGACATTGATATGAATATGCGAAATACAGGAGTAAGTGACAAGATAGAAAATACTTTAGATAAAATACCTGAATTAAAAAAGTCATTAGAAAAAACAAACAATAGATTAAATAAAGAAAACTTTGTTATTAATGGAAGAATTAATGATCTTGAATGTTACTTGAAAAAAGTAGATAAAGATTTGAATAGACTTTATTTAATGACGCTTGCTTTTATGATTATAGTTTTATTTATTGTTTTAGTAATAATTTTTGGAGGAGTTAAATGATTAAAATTGAAAATGTGGTTTTGGCAAGTACAAAACAAATGATATTTATTATTCAAGGAATGAGAAACCCCAAGAACAGCTGGGAAAAGAGCGATAGTTATGAGGGATATGATTGCAAAAAATGTGGTCATATTGACAGAGATGGTAGTTGTAAACGTGGCGATATAGAAAGAGAATCATGTTACAAATATTTTGGATTAGAATTGGGTTCTAATGACAAGAACTTAATGCAACGTTTATCAAGAGCGGGCACTGATCATAGAAAATATATGAGAATGATGCCAGTATATGCAAGAATTACCGCAGGACATACTTGGTGGGCTGAATTTGATACATACAAAGTAGGAACGGTTAGAAACAGTTGTAGTAAAATGCACAAGATCCATGTTATGGGATTTGAACAAGATAACTTTGATCATGAGGGTATTGATGAAGTAGGTGGACAAGCCTTAGAAACATTCAACAAAGTTAGAGAAACATTAGAACGGTTAGCTAAACAATTTAACGAAACTAAAGAAAAAAAATATTGGAGAGCAATCATTGAATTATTGCCTATGGGATTTCATTTAACTGCTAATGTTGAAATGAACTATGAAGTATTAGCTAATATGTATCATTCAAGAAGAGGACACAAAATGTTTGAATGGAGAGACTTTTGTAAATGGATTGAAACACTACCTTATAGCGAATTAATTACTGGAATTTCTAATGGGTAAACATAAAAGATATATTGTTGAATTCCAAAATTCTAAGGGTGGAACAAGAATAATTGGTAAGGTTGATAACTTTGATGAATTTTGGAAAGTCCTTTCTAAGTTTTTAGAAGATAGACATTTTAATTCTTATTATCAAAGATACTGGAAAGCTGATGGAAAAATAATTTGCGATGTAGGTAGTCATGTTGAATTCTTTTTAATAAGTAGAAATGATAAAAGATGTGAAATTAATTATGAAGAATTTATGAGAGGTAATAAAAAATGATATTTGTAGTAACAGCAGCTAAAAATATTAAAGAACAATCTAAAATGAGAAGAATCGATGTTATACGAAAGTATTATACTACACATCTTATTTATTATCCTAGAGCGTGCGGAGTTACATGTTTAGAAAAGAAGTTAGAGGAAATTGATATATAGGAGACATTATGGACGGTAATATTGAGAGTGCGAAAATAAATTTTATTGAACTTTTCAGAAGTATTGACAATAGTGATCTTGATGAACACCTAGATAAAATAAAAGATATTGTTAATCAAAAAGACGAAAGAATCGAGCAACTCATTTTTGAAAACAACAAATTAAGAGATATTCATTACAAGGATTATGAATTGATTAAATTAAAAGAGGAAAATGAACGCTTGCAGAATGAATTGCATAAAAGTTTCACAATGAGTGGTAAAGAATTTAAAGATTATAAAGAATTTGCCAATTTACATTATAGTCTACATAAAGGTGAAACAAAATTAATTACCTATGGAACTGGAATAGGACTATGTTGGACGTGTAAATGCACCGTCTGTAATAAAGAAAAAAATATAACTGACATAGGTAGTTGGTAATGTGATTTTTAAATTTTAAACTGAATAAATTATATTTAAAAGAAAGGGAAAATAAAAAATGGAACGAATTAAAATTAAAAAATTAAATAAGGATGCAAAAATTCCAACTAGAGGGAGTAAATATGCAGCAGGCTATGATTTATATTCATGCGATAGATACGAAATTGCACCTCATGGTACAGTGAAAGTTGGAACTGGTTTGTCTTTTGAATTACCTGAAAATACATTTGGAGCAATTTTTGCAAGAAGTGGATTAGCGACAAAAAAGGGATTGAGACCATCTAACTGTGTTGGAGTATGCGATTGCGATTATAGAGGTGAATATATTGTCGCAATTCATAATGACACCAATGAAACGCAAACTATTGATAAACATGAAAGAATTGCTCAATTGGTTTTAATGCCATATATTCCAATAGAATTTATTGAAAGTGATGAATTATCTGAAACCGAAAGAGGTACTGGTGGTTTTGGATCAACTGGAGATAAATAACATGAACAAGAAATTATTATCAATTGGATTATGTTTATTAACCGTATTTAGTTTAACTGGATGTACCGAAGATGATATCGAAGAACCAACAAATGACAGTAGATTTGCAAAAATCAAAGAATATTATGATGGTTATACTTGTTACGACAAAGACACTGGATATGTTTATTTTTGCGATGATGATGCCAATAGAGATGGTCATACGATCCTATTAAATAAAAATGGTAAACCATATAAATATGAAGGTTGGGATAAATAATGAGTAAAATTAAAATAAAAGTTATTATCATCACATTGGGTTTTATTACACTTTTATGTTGTATATTATTAAACAAACAATCAGAAGTACAAGCTTATCTTGAATATAATCATGATAGATTTATAGAAATCGAAGAAGGCGGTTTAGATTTTCTAGATTACCATATTGTTTATGATAAAAAGACGAAAGTCGAATATATGATCACTGATAGTGACAATAAATTACTCGGAGTGACCATTACACCTTTATATAACAAAGATGGTTCATTATTAACATATAAGGAGAAAATTAAATAATGGCTAATCCTTGTATTTATGGCGACTGGGAATGTGAACCACGTTATTGTAGTCGCACAATATGTTCATTATCATCTGATTGTAAATATAAATGTGATGAATGTGGAGAGATTATAGAAGGTCATTATTATTTAATCAACAATAGAGTTTATTGTGAAGATTGTATGAAAGAAATCTTTATGAAAAAGACAGAATACTAGTTTTAAAATTAAGCAATATTCCCAACAATATCGAAAAAGATTAGAAAGGACAGTAAAGCTAAAAGTACAGTTTTATTGAAGTTTAAATGAAAAAAAGAATTATTAAAAAGAAAGAAAATAGAAGAATAAAAGAAAGCACATTAAGGCATATTCGCAAAAATGATAAAAACTATTCTTATTTAAAAGATATAGATTATTTGAAAGATGTAAATGTTGAATGGCTTATTGATTATAGATATTTGTATATAAACAATAGAAGAAGTTTACATGGGCTTCCTAAAAAAGATTTTAAAAAATTCTATAGAGATGCAGTAAGGGCAAGTATATTATATAACAATTATATTAACAACAAAGGAGATGGATGTTGGTAAATGATTATTGTATTAGTAGGAGCTAGTGGTTCAGGTAAAAGCACACTTGAAAAATTAATTTGTAAAGAATATGAAATGAACAAAATTATTTCAAGTACCACTAGACCAATGAGAAGGAATGAAGTAAATAATGTAGATTATCATTTTTATGATGAAGATACTTTTAATAGAAAATTATTAAACAATGAATTTATTGAAAGAGCTGTTTACAACAATTGGTCTTATGGATTAGAAAAGGATTCATTAAAAGATAATTCAGTTGTTGTATTAACACCTTCAGGTTTAAGAAAATTAATTAAATATAACAAAACATTAGAAGTGCCATTTGAAATTATTAGTTTCTATATCAATGTAGACCAACGTTCAAGATTAATTAAATTATTGCAACGTGGTGATGATATTGTTGAATGTTATAGACGTTCATTATCAGATGTTGGACAATTTGATGACGTAGAGGAAGAAACTGATTACATGATTAAGAATTATGAGTATAGATTTACACCTGAACAAATGTTAAAACATATTGAAGATGGTTTATCAGCTTATCACGAACATATTATAGGTAAAATTTTAGGTGAATAGAAATGTTTGATGTATTAGTTACATTATTCCTTATCCTTATTATATTATACATGAATGAGAGAAAACCTAGATTATGAGAGAATTTACAATTTATTTAGCTGGTGGAATGAATGGTGTTCCTAGCGAAGAATATAACTCAAGAAGAAACAAGATTACAAATCTTTTATTATCAAATAAGCCAGATAGACTTTTATTAAATATTGTTGATCCTAGTAAATACTACAATTATGATTTTAAATATCATGAAACAGAAAAAGAAATTCTACGTTGGGAATTAAATAAAGTTAGAAACAGTAATTTAATTATTGTTGATTTAACGGTTAAGAAATCAGTTGGTACTATCATTGAATTAGCTATTGCATACGAAAACAAAATTCCTATTATTGGTGTTAATGCTGATAAAGAAAACATTCATCCTTGGTTAGAAGAGATATGTGACAGAACGTTTAGCAATATCAATGATGGTGTGGATTATGTAACTGGTTATTATTTATGGTAGAAAATAAAGAAATTCCTATTTGGCATAAACTTAATTTATCTATTGAAGAAGCATCACTATATAGCGGAATAGGAATTAAAAAATTAAAAGAATTAAGTAATGATTCAATGTGCACATTTACAATAAGAGTTGGACGTGGCAAAATATTAATAAAAAGAAAAGAATTTGAAGAATGGAATGAAACAGCAAGTTATATTTAACTATCTATTAACTTAATTACTATAAAAATCTTCTACATTATTGTATAATTCAAGTGTAGAAGATTTTTGTTTCTTTTAAAAGAAAGGAGATAACATGGGGAAGGATTTAAAAGGAAACAATATCGGAGTAGGATTTAATCAATTAAAAGACGGAAGATATACATTTAGATATACAAATAGATTTGGTAAGAGAATCAGTCCTTTATATGATAGAAATTTAGTATCTTTAAAAAAGAGAGCAAAACTTGAGGTAGCTAAAGATCAATTATGGTTAAATCAAAAACAAACCACGCTTACTTGTAATCAACTATTTGAGATGTGGATTGATATTTATAAGAAGAATGATATTAAGGAAACAACAAGAAAAAATTATAAACAAACTTATTATAATTATGTTTCTAATTCTATAATTGGTAACGTGAAAATAGATAAAGTAAGCGTATTATTAATTAAACAATTTTATAATCAGTTAGTCGATGAAGGATATTCTCAAACAATATGCGGAACAATCAAATGTATTTTAGTTGATATGTTTGATTTAGCCGAGATTGAAGAATTTATACCTAAAAATAAGATTGCTAAAATTAAAATTAGATCAAAATCAAAGAAAAAAGACGTTAGAGCATTAACGGTTGAAGAAGAAAAATTATTTGTTCAATATGCTGAGGGGAATTTTTACTACAATGCTTATGTATTAATGCTTAATACTGGTTTACGAGCTGGGGAATTGTTGGGAGTAAAAGTTGAAAACATTGATTTTGAAAAAAGATTATTATATGTAAAAAATAATCTACAATATAGTAAAAATGGTACATTTGATAATGGTGAAAGATTTATGATAACATCACCAAAAAATGACCAAGAAAGAATTATCCCATTAAATGATACCGCTATTGAGGCTATTAAGAATCAACTTATTCAGGTTGACTTAATTAAGTTAGGAAGAATGAATAAGAACGGACAAAACTATAAGTATCGTAAGGAATTTGATGATTTATTATTTATAAGTAGAACTGGAACACCGTTGCCTCAAAGTTATATGTCAACTAATATAAAATTTATCGGCAATAAAATTAGAGAAAGTGCTGATAAAGATTTTCCAAGATTTGGAATTCATGTATTGAGACATACCTTTGCGACAAGGTGTTATGAATGTGGCATACCATTAAATACCATTAGGGGATATTTAGGTCACAAAAATATTAATCTTACTGCTGAAATCTATACTGATACCAATGTTCAAGATATTGAAACCATTCGCAGGCTTGATTCTTCTGTATTAGTATCATAGGCAAAAATGAACCAAATTAATTGGAGTCAAATTGGAGTCAATACAATTTTATCGCTCAAAAGCTATACCTGGTAAGGATTTAGAAATGACTGATATACAAATGATATTTTGTATATCAGTTATTTTAGTGATTTTACTTCTTGTTATTCCTGAAGTGACCAGCAAAAATCGTATTGTTAAAGAGAAAAGCTGTGACGCTCAAATTGAAGTTGTCAACTCTCAAATTGTGTTATACGAGATTGAGCATGGAGAACTACCAACAAGCATGTCACAATTAACTTCTGGAAGTCATCCTTATTTAAAAGAAAAGCAAGCTGTTTGTCCTTCTGGACTTGCAATTCAAATTAATGACGGGGAAGCTTATGTTTCAAAATAA